CCTTCATCGACATCGGCAACGATATCGAAAACCGGGCGCTGAATCGTCGTCTGCGTTCCCGTTGACGGATCCAGGTAAGGCTGTTCTCTCGTGATACTCTTTATATAATCGACGACACTATGCGGGACAGCTTCTACGATGCCTTCCAGCATAGATGCCGCGAGGCCGCAGGTAATTCTGTCTTCATCTTCATTCGGCGTCGTCGTCGCGAAGATGACATTACCGCGACCTTGGCTCTTGAGAAGATGATCCTTGATATCATCGATATACGCGATTTCTTTCGTAGAGTTCGCGTTGATCGCGCTACGAAGATTTTTCGCTGTCTCGAGATCAAAGTCATCGATAGAAAGCGGAACGTCCTTCGTTCTCGTATTATTTTCAAGGACAGTCAGTGCCTTCGGCAGCATGGTGTCCGGAAGAAGATTGCCATACTTTACACAGAGAGCCAGATTGTTCTTGATACCGACAATATCTTCATCCTGCTTACGATTGACTTCTTTCAGCTCACCGTAGTACGCCGCGACTTCTTTTTTAAGAGCTCCGTACGTATCACGGTCTTGGTCGTATACCTTCGATAGAAAGTTACTGTCAAACATGTCTTCTGTAATGAAGACTCTGCCATCTTTGGCAAGAAGCTGTCCTCTCAGATCCTGAACATCTTTCGTGTTCTGGTCAATCGAAGCTTTTAGGGTATCGTTGACATGGATAAGATTTCTTTTGATCTCATCCTTCGAATACATATCTGATTTTTTCAGATATTCATTCATGTCCGGAAGCGATGCCTTAGTGGCATCTTCTTCGTCTTTGAGCTTCTGCAGCTCGTCGCGGACTTCCGTATCATCATAAGCGATGAACTTTCCGTCTTTATCCGTGACAGAACTCTTGAGCGTATTGATGATATTTTTTACTTCCGGATCTAAGTCCTCGGATTTGATCAGAGCATTCTTTCGAAAATATTTGAGGACTTCATCATCAAGATTTCGTAATTTGATCATACTCTATCCTCATTCTTTCCACATCGCCGAGAATGGTGCCCACTTCTTGTCACTCGTGAAAATCTTTATGCATTCTTTGCCGGCCGTCGTGTCAAACCAAATAGACCCGGGATTCGGATTATCCGGAAGCGTGTCCTGAATAAACATGATGGCGGCATCTGCCAGCATTTGCTTGATATCAACCGTCGTTGTTGGGAGCTTGCCATACTGGTCATACGTTACGATGTTGTAAGCACCCGTACCGACAACGTGTCCCTGTACGGAATCCGCGTTGCCGCCATTCGCCGGAAGTGTCGTCGGAAAGTCGACGATATCAGCTACTCTATGATAATGTCCCTCGCGAGACAGCGTATCTTCAAATCCTAGGCTTTCAAAAAGCGTATCCAGAGAGTTCGGTTTTCCCGTGATATCCTTCCATGCGATTGTCTGGATAGCCGGTTCTTCATATTCGTTATCGAGCCAGAAGTCGCCTTCTTCGGCGCCGTCCGGTATAATTTTAGTATCGCTCACTTTTTTCGTCTCCATTTTCGAAATATCGCTGTAGATACGAGGATATGGATTGCCGATGCGAAGGGACGTCAGATATTGCGCCGTAACTTTTGATCCCGGAACTAGCTTCGTATTAAGAGCGAATTTTGTCTGCGTCAATTCCTGAACGCCATCATTGATATCGAAACGTAGAGCATCATCAACGAAGACGGTAAGATGATGACGGTCAAGAAGATAAGAGCCTTTTTCCAGCGTAAATACGTAGGAGCCATCGCTCATAATCTTCTCGTGGCGAACACTGCCTGTCCGGCCTTTCTCGTCGCACAAGAAATAGCTGAACATTTTCGGCTTTGCGTCGCCGGTGCCATCGTCCAAGGTTTCGATTTCGAAGACTTCCTGAATTAGCTTGGCATCTTTATCGATACAGACCGTACCGTCATTTTTACGATCAACGGGAACCCAGTCGGATTCTCCTTCTAACTTCACATAGAGGCGGCCGCCGTCCTTGGCGCTCGCCGAAGAAATGACGCAGATCGTTCCTACGGGGATGTTTGCCCAGGTAAGCTTGTCTGCCTGTTCTTTCGTTATGATTACGGCTCTGCCGTCAAGAGTATTCTGCTCACTTACTTTACGTACGCCACGAGCAACTGCGTCTGACATAGCTTTTCACGTCCTTTAGGTATCGCTATAGAAATATTACCAATCGTAGATTCCATAAAAATAGGCGTCGGTAAAAAGCCCCGACGCCCCTTTTCCCTAGTTATCTATTACATTTCCCGAGGGATAATTTCAAAGGTCTTGAAGTCATTATATATATCAGTCACCATGCCATTCCCTCCGAGACCATGATATGCCTGATAGAGGAAATCCATGTTCTGAGTATCGTAATAAGTTTTCTTCCTTCCGTCTCGAAGACATTTATCGTGAAGCTGGATGATGCTGTTACGGAGAAGCGATTGAAGTCCGAGGGCGGTTGCGGTCGCTTGCTTTTCTAATTTTTCGGCAGCTTTCTGCCGCTCTTGTTCTCTCTTCTCGTATTTTCTTCTCATATGCTCCACGAATGCCGTAAGGGCTATAGGGATCGCCGTCAAAAGCACCTGCAACCAGAAAGCATAGTCCATGGGGGCATTTGCTCCTTTCTAGTAGTATTTCTTGAATTTTGCTTCATAGATAAAATTACGGGATAGAACGGAATACCAGCACTCTACGTTTTGAAATTATTGATAAAAAACGGCGCGGCGCAACCCCATGATTTCAATCGTGGGAGTATGTCAACGAAATCGTACGATACAAAAAGCGAGTAAGCAAAAAGCTTGCTCGCTTGTCGATATATTATTCGATTCTGTTATTTAGCTGGTTCTGTAGTGCGATAAGAGATGATTGTAAATTGACTCTCATTCAATCCAAGATCAGAAGCTTTGAGATTCTTCGGAGCGTTTTTGATCTTTAATCCTTTGAGTTTCGTGCAGTTTTCAAACATTCTTTCCCATGTCGTAGCGGAAGTCATGTCGATGTCACCAGGAATATTCTCAAGCGATTCACAGCCAGAGAACATTGTCTCAAAATTTTTTCCGCGAGAAGTATCCATTTCAGGGACTTCTTTCAGTGCTGAACATCCAGCGAACATCGACCTAAAATTTTCAACTTTTGACGTATTGTATTTCGGTACATTCATAAGTTTGTGGCATCCAACGAATAAGCATTCCATGCTTGTTATATTTTTTGTATCAAGCACTGGGGCAGTGACCAATGACGAACATCTTATAAATAGTTGAAGCGAAGTAACCGATGGATCTAATACGATTTTGTCAGGTACTTCTTCCTTCGCAAAATCATACCCGTAAATACCGATAATCGAAGAATATCCATTGAGAATTAGATAATGTCCATCTTTAAAATGCTTCGCATCCACTTTCCCGTCATTATTCCAATCTATATTTTTAGGAACACCATTTAGTACGGCTTTTACGGCTTTAAACGGATACGAAGATTTCTCCATTTGCTCATTTGTTGGTTTTACAGCTTTTTCAACGCTAATGAGCTCGAAAGTGCTTGGTTCAAGAGAGTGAACATTAATAGGTATGGCATCCTCATCTTTGCTCGCCGAAATAATATCGATTCCATAGAACTTCATTTAAATAGCTCCTTTATATATATTGTCGTTTATACTATAAAATCCGACGAATATTCGTCGGATTTTATAGTATAAAACTTAAGTAAAATTACTTACTAGCGTCGTAGACGAAGTAGACGGCATTTGTCAGATCCTTATCAATGTCGAAGCCTTCATTTGCTTCTGTGAGCGTCCACGTAGCTTTCTTCGCGGCACGGTCCACCGTGAAGTCATCACCTTCGAAATACGGGCAATGGTTGATATAGAGAGCAACCTTGTCATCCGTCGGCGTCTTCGAGAGCGTGAACTCCGTCACCGGAGCACTAGCTTCCGCCGTAACGGCGATTTTGTCCGTGACATGCTCAACAGCTTCACCGACATTCGCGAGAGCCGCGAGAACGGCTTTTTCAGAAAGAACTTTGTCGTCGGACGGCGTGTAGCCAGAAGCTTTCGTGTCAACCGTCGAAGCAACGACGTTGCTCTTGTCAAGCTTCTTCGCATCTTCAGCGATAAGAGAAGACGGGTCGAAGACGTTCGGAATCGCGGCCGTCTTGATGACATCCTGAAGATCCGTATCAAGATCTTCCATCTTAAGGGCATCGGAAGTCTTGCGGAAGAGCGGCGTCTTTACGCCCTTGTCGTCGACAGAATAAACATCCGTCGTATCAGCCTTCGCGTCGATCTTCGTCTGGAGAGTTGCCGTGGCGTCATTCAGCTGATCCTGAACAGCCTTCGTGCCGATCTGCGTCTTGACAGCATCGATGATGCCCTTGTCCTTGGCGAGTTCGACGATGACTTTATTCAGAGCCTGCTTGTAAGCGATGAGCTGGATCTCGTTGTTGTCGAGAAGAGCTTCTGCCGGGAGATCCGAAAGCTTCCACTCGCCAGCCGGGAAGACCTTGACTTTCGAGATCGTAGCAACCTTATAGACGAAGGAGCCATCCGTGGACTTCGCCGAAGCATCCGCATCGATGACCGACGGCGTGCCGTTGAAAGCACCCGTAGTCATATCAACGATGAGCTGTTCGCCCCTTTCGTTCAGGAGAACTTCGTTGTCAGCCGAGTAAGCCGGAAGCTTAATCGTCTTGTTGAGACCCGGAATCTTCGTATCAATATCCGTCGGGATAGCTGCCTTGCCATCAACGATGGAAAGTTCCGTACGAACAACGTCTCTGATCTTCTTATCCTGAAGAGCTTTGATAGCCGTATCGAGGCTCGTAATCGTCGGCGTCGAGGAGCTGGCACCAGCCGTACCGAGAATCGAGGAAAGGCTCGTGCGAAGTTCCGTGAGGAGTTCTTCGACGTTATAATTGCCTGCTGCTGCGTCAGCGCCCTTCGCGATCTTCGTTAAAACCTTCGCGGCATCATACGAAGTGAGAAGAGCCTGGACGTCAGACTGAAGCTTTTTACCGCCTTTGATCTGAGAGAGATTCATAAGTGACATAAGAGTCATCCAACCTTTCTATTTTATCTAGATAAAAACTTAGTCAATGTAATTGTCGATAACGTACTTGCCTGCTGCGATACCGATTTTCGAGAGGTCAAGAGAACGTGGTACATTCTTCAAGTGGAAGCCGTTGTCTTTTGTATTCTTCGCATTTTGGAACATATTGCCAACGTTCTCGGCGCTCGAAAGATCGATTGCCCACGGAAGTTCAACTAGCCTATAGTTTCCATTGAACAAGTTCGATAAATTTTTAGCCTGCTTTGTACTAAATTCTGGAATCGTATCGAAACTAGTACCGCAAAACATTCCTGACATATCGATTACGGATTCTGTATTGATAGCCTTTGTTGGCTTTAAGTATCCGCAACCATTAAACATTCCTTTCGCATTTGTTACCTTGTTCATATTAAGCCACTCAGGGAAATCCGTAATATGAGTGCTTGAGAACATATAGCTAGTATTTTCTGCTTTGCTCATGTCAAGCGTCGGGATTTTTTCGAGAACGCTCAGCCCTTGGAATATTCCGCTGAAATCTGTAAGATTACTTGTATCAAGCTTTTCTGGAATATGCGTTAATTTACAACGCATATCATAGCTATACATGCTGCCGATAGAATGATTGCTATCTGTCAGCGTCATAACGAATTCGTTAACTGAATCGTCAATATAATTATCAACGACGTACTTTGAAGCATCGCATCCAATCTTCGACAGATCGAGTTTCTTTGGTACGTTTTTAAGATGAACTCCGCCATCTTTTAGGGAGGTGCATCCTTCAAATACGCCTTCGGCAGAATAAACATTTTTCATGTCAATAGACTTAACGTCTTGAAGCGCCGTAGCATTTCTAAAAAGCCAATCGATATTTGTTGCATCATAGAAGCTTACGTTGCCGACGTGAATCATCTTAGAACCACTAAAGTCACAGTATGTAATACTATGCATAGCCATATCACCAATGTCAGTGACCGTAGCTGGAATGCTGAGTACTTTCACGTATGGAGCGTCGAATGAAGGAAGCGTCGTGCGATTTTTATTCGACGACTTGTCAACGACAGTTAAATTATCTATTTCCGGCATATCGAAATTTTGTTTCTCGAATTTTTGAACGTAATCTGGATTATGATTTGCAATGCGGTCATTTAAGTCTATCGTGTTATTCTTGTCTACAAACGAAACAAAAACACGATATGCTGGAAGAGACTTAAATTCGGGGTCATTAACTCCTGCGGGGAGCGCTAGCTCTGGATAAACGACGAATTCTTTTCCGCGAAGATCCTGGTTTTCTCCTCGAAGAATGCTGTCTGCATATCCCCCAAGAGCACTGAGCGAAGAAACTGGGCTTTTTATGGCGTGGTAACCTCTTACGAAGTAATTGACTGTTGTTCCATCGTTTAGTTCAATATTGAAATTTGACGGTAGATCCTTGTCGTTGATATCTATCCCAGTGTTTACATCCGAAGAGCGAATCGTATGAAGTTCTTCTTCTCCTATTACTCTTTTGATAGAACGAGGAGCGCCGTCAGCAATGGTCTTAATCGCTTTCAGAATCTCGCTCATAAAATTTTCGTCTAGTTGTTTTACGTCGATCAAGTTTATGCTCCTCTCTTAGTTCTTAGCCATGTAGACGATAGAAATGATATCTTTCGAGCTGAGGCTGAAGCCATTCGGATGCTTCTCGTCTTTGATACCGATCCACGTTTCTTCGTTCGTATTCTCGTCATACGAGTGGTCAGCACGAGCGTATTTGACGCCGTTGACGAAGAACATGATATTATCTTTATCAGCCGGAGTCTTCGTAAGCAAGAACTTCGTATCTCCATCCTGGCATTTGAATTCATCATTCTGAATGCCGCCGGAGACGATACTCGTAACCTGTTCTTTGACGATATTGATGATATTCTCTTTAACGTCAGTTACCTGATCAGAAGCTGTCTGAGATTTGTTAATTGCCTGAGACAGATTACCTTTCAGCTCATTGATAGCTTTCGTGATAGACTTCTGTGTTGTCTTCAGCTGGTTCAGCTTGTTGATTTTCGCATTAGCTTCAAGGGAAGTAGTGAGGACGTCTGCCTGGATCACGCTTAAATCCGTTGATTTATCGTAGGCCATATTTTAATACCTCCGGTTACGGCTCGTACGTGACACGTAGCTTATAAGCTTTGTTCGTATAATCCATCTGAAGATCGAGAGAGCTGTCAAGGCAATAGCCGCCAAGGGGAGCGTCGAAGGACGGCGTAAATCCGAGAGCCTTCAGATCATTGAAGACCTTATCATTCTTTTCGCCGGCGTTTTCGACCCACGGAAGTTCGTAAGCGCTCGTCGGCTTGTCAGGCGTACCGAGGAAATAAACATGGATCTTACGGCCAACGCCATCAGCCGCCGCGCCTGCCGTATTATCATCCGTCATAACGGACTTCTGCTCATCCGTAAAGAGCGTCGAGATATCGAAATCCGTACCCGGCGTATTTTCCGGCGACGTAATGTCGACCGTCCAAGCTGCTTTCGGCTTATCATCCGTTTTCGGTTCTGTCGGTTCCGTTTTTGGAGTATCGGAAGAGCTTGTAGCTCTGGAGGCGATAAAGACGCCCTTCATATTTCCGTCTCTGTCTGCTTTCTTGTAATTTAGCGTGCAGTAGCTCTTATTCTCGTGGAGATCTTTTTCGTCCACGAGAATCGCTTTCTTCGTGATATTGCCTTCATTGTCCTGAGCGTTGACCGTGACGTAGTATCCCGTAGACGGGGTATCTACGACAGCCAAGCCGCGAAATTCGATATCGGCCATTCACTAAAAACTCCTTCCTAAAATTCGATTCTACGAGTAGAAGAATATAGTATATACTATGTTTTCCCTCGCCTTTTATCTATTACGTTCGAGACTTTCGGCTACTCATTTTACGTTTTGAAATGATGAATTTGTGACGCGAAATATTCTTCGCAGTAAGTAGCTCAGGTACCTTCTTAATTACTTTTTTTGTTCTTCTATCTGATAGCGTAGTTTCTTATCGCTATTAAGAGACGCATCGCATTTCTCGATAGCTAGATCAAGGTTAGAATTGATGAGATTAACGATATTTTTACGCATCACTTCTTCGGATGTAGCGGTCTTGACTAAGTCATAGTACAGTTTGAGTGTGGGATAATAGCTCGGAAGCTTTATTGGTTTACTGGTACGATTCTTAGCATCATGAATTTCTCCGTTCGCATAAACTGTACGATCTCGAACATATACGGTATTTTTATCATTAATGCCTTTTTCCGCGAGCTGGGCAACCGTAGTGTTTTTATCGTATTTCGTGCCATTAATCGAAAAACCGTCTGATCCTACTTCGAGAGCATCATGAATTTCATAATCGATAATGCCGAAATCACCTTTTTGCCCATGTTTCGTATAGTCTTTTTCGACTGGGTAGCTAGATACAAAAGTTTCTTGAGCTTTCTCTTTTATCTTGGCCATAACGTTAGGACTCGAGATACTTATAAGATCGCCTAAGCAAACAGAACTTCCACTTTTCTCGACGCCTTTGAGCCCGAGTGCCGTCGCACGCAGATCCGTAAAGCCGATTTTGACGGACTGGTTTGCTTTCGTGCCCGTCTGGAATACGAGTGCATTATCTTCCGAAGGATCCTGGGCACGGATGACTTCTTTGAAATCATTCAACTTGCCGCTTGCCGTCTTGTTCACCGTACCATCTGAGCGAACCACTTGGAAAGTCAACCCTGAAATCTGCCCCTTGATGCCCGGCACCTTTGCCTGATAAACAATCGCATCTCCACCATCTGGTGTATATACGGATTCTCCATATTGATTTTTGCCAATATATGACGGATCACTCGAATTATACGCCATTCCCATGACATCATCCATCGACCAAGTAGCAAATACATCCGACAGCACGGAGTATTCATCCACTTCCAACGGATCGCTCTGACTCGTAACACCATTTCGCACGTACGAGACAATCAAGGTATCACCAACATGAATCCCCAGACTATTGCCATTCCGCTCGTTCATTTCCGTCAACGGCGTATTGAACGCATCTGTTCCTGCCTGCAAGCTCATATTTGCAAACGTCGTCAGCGTTCCTGGGTCTTTCACATAATTATTGTGAGATCCATCAACTAATGTCTTACCATTATACGTAACATTTCCGTTATCATCAATTTGCTCGACAGCCTGATCGACTTCTTTCTGAATGGTGGCGCGATCGGCGTCCGTATTCGTATCATTCGCCGCGTTGATGGCCTTTTCCTTCAGCGTCTTGAGGATACTCTTAGTGTCGTTCACCATGTTTCCATGAGCGGTAAGCAGCTGAATCGCAGCGTTAGCCTCGGTAGCTTCCCAAACAACGTTCTTGCCGTTACTGAGTTCACCTTTATCATCATGAACGCAGAGAAGATTTGTTTCTACTTTATTATCTTTATTAATAGAAGTAAGGTTCACGGGAATATAAGCCGCGCCCGAATTTTTGATTTCTTGAATATCTAGATTCGAAAATTTCATTTGTTTTTATTCTCCATTTCTTCGATTTTCTTCGTTAGCTCTTCTACTTTTCTCTCTAATTCTTCAATACGGGTAAGCAACGCCGCCCCGTTCTTGATTTGCCTAGGATCGATTAGTGGCATTATCCCTTACCCTCTTCCTTGCTGTCTTTATTTTCTTCTGAGCTCCCAGAACCTTCCGTAGGAGATGGCGGCTCTGACGACGTAGAATCTCCGTTCTTATCATCTGACGGCTTATCTTCTGATGGAGAAGTTTCTTCCGACCCTTCTTTATCGGATCCCGACGACTCTTTCATGCCATCGCCGCCTTCCGAGGAAGAACTGGAAGAGTCACCTTCTGAAGGCTTGTCTTCTGTTCCCGACGTTTCTCCACCCGTAGGAGTATCAGAACCTTCGCCCGGCTTTTCACTTTCACCGGTACCGGAAGACTCTTCTCCACTCTTGCTATCTTCTCCACTCTTGCTATCTTCTCCAGAAGAAGAATCTGGCGGCGTGCTTTCTCCCGTGCCGCCTTCGCCGGAAGTTTCTTTCCCGCCGGTTCCGCTTTCTTCCGAAGAACCGGTACCCTCAGAAGAACCCGAAGACGTTCCTTCTCCGGTTCCAGTTCCACCTTCACCGGTCCCTCCGGATGAAGAAGTTCCACCCGATTCGGTTCCGCCAGAAGTCTCTTCTGACTTATCTATCTTCTCGTCCTTCGAATAGCTGTATTCAAAAACGACGTTCATATCACTGAGTTGAAAGCCTTCCGTAGATTCTTCCGTATTCGTCCATTTGACGGTATTCGTATCTGCGTCGTACGTATAAAAAACGTCCGCTCCGTTGTTCCCGTTAAAGTAACGGAGACCGTCGATGAATAGCTTGATTTTCCCGACCGGGATATGCGTCAACTGGAAATCTGTACGGTTCTCGCCTTCCGCTACCGAGAAGACATCTTCAAATTCTTTGACGATAGATTTTGAGTCTCCGATTTCGATGTCTTTTGAACCATCGAACTCAACACCGTTGATCTTTACCGTTTTCTCTAAAGCTTTCGCTTTCCTGGCTACAAATTCGCTTCGAAGATAATTCATCGTAGTCTTCAGATGTTTTAGCTGCAAGACTCCCGAAATTTTTGCCATCGATATTTCACCCCTACTTAGTAAAGAACGGAGACTATAGCAGCCTCCGTTCTTACGACATTATTTCCTGAGAACATCATCAACATCTTCATCCGAGGCTGCGCTGACGAATTCTTCATTTGCAGGCACCCATTCATCTTCCGATGAATGACTTCCGCCATACGGAAGCGCTGTCTCTCTCAAGACACTCGAGACTTCTTCATCGGTAGCGTAACTGATGTAATCAGAATCAAGTGTCGGAGTCCAAGACTCGGGAGCCTCGCCAATCATGTCATCGATATCTTTATCCGTAGCTAGGTCAACATATTCATGAGCTCCTGGAACCCACTTCATCGTGTCTTCTATGTTGACGTGGTACAAGAAATAGACTTCATCGGCAAAGTTCTTATCTAGCTCGATGTCTCTCTTCCAGACTACCTGTCGAGATTCACGATCAACGGTAAAATCGTCGCCCTCGACGTACGTGAAGTTATTGACTAGAAGCAGTACGTTCCACGCGTTCGGAGTCTGATTCAGAGTGAAATTCTTCGTCGAAAATCTAGTGAGCTTAAATTTATCTAACTGGTCTCTTTCTCCGTGAGTCGGATGCCCCCAGATGCTTCCTTCTTTTTGGAGAATAGCTAGAATATCAGCAATTGCTTTTTCTGATAGAATTCTGTCTTCTTGCGGAGTATCTGAGGGTTTTTGGAGTACCTCATCCATGTGGACGAGATCTCTTCCATACAGTAGTTCGTGTATGGTTTTAGAAAGGGAAACATCCATTTGATTTTCGTCCCCCTTCTAGTTATTTATTTTCTGTCTGCGCTTCTGATTCCGTTTTATTCGCTCTAGACTCAATCCCTAGCGGATCATCTTTCGAAACTTCAACCCCATGATTCGGGCAGCTTTCGTTTTCGCAGATATAATGAATTTGGTCTGCCTGCTGAACCAGACGATGCCCGCACAGCTTGCAGCGCTTCGGAAGAGAGAAATTAAGCATTTGTCTGCCCCTCCTTGTTAGCTTCTTCGATACTGACAGACGAAATAAGCTCAGCGTAGGAATCCTGAAGTTCCTTGATAAGCTCTTCGTCATTCTGGAGCTGGGCAAGTGCCATCTGGCGCATCAGCTCTTCTTTCGCTTCCACGAAAGCTTTTTCCGTCTCTTTCTTTTCATCGACGGGTTCTTCGACTTCTTCTACGGGAGGAATGAAGTCATCGGCAACTTCCTCCCAGCCGACGAAGTATTTTGCCTTCGCCTTATCTGAATAGTATTTATCTCCCCACGGAGCTTCGCTCTGGAGAACTTTCGTATTTACGTTATAATACATCATAGCCAGTACTCATCCTCCACCTGATCATCGATTCTCGCGTAGCAACCGACATAGCCGCTGTCTTTCCACGCGCCTTCCGTATAGCAGATATGATTGCCAACGTAGGCATCGATTGTCTGCATATAGCCGTTGATCTGTGAACCGACTCTCATGACACCGTAGTGATCCGTTTCCGAAGGAGCGACGAAACCATAAGACGGATAAACTTCCTTCATGCGGTTATCGTTCGGGCCTTCGCAGTAAACGAATTTCGTCTCGACGTTGTAGCGGCGGAACGGATTCGGCCACGAAACGATGCTTGTCGCCGGATCCAGCTTCGTGTTATTGACCCAACGCCAGCCGAGGAACCTCCAGCGGTTGCCGAAGAACTCTCTTTCACGACGGCCGATATAATACGAAGAATCATCGTACATATAGATATCATCTTCATCGGCACGGCAGTAAGCGAGAACGAGTTCGTTGTTCGGATCCGTAACGTCCTCGATAATCGAGCTCATACCCTTCTTGAAGACCTGATGATAGATCGTGCTGATTTCGCCTTCGCCGAGAGCTCTCGGAACATACATGAAGTACGACATGTATCCTTTGAAATCATTGTCCGTCGTCATGTCCTTGTTATACGTACCAAGAGAAATAGTGTCATTCGCGACGACTTTCTTCCAGTACGAATTCTGGCGCTTTGCCGTGATGCCATTCAGGAAGAACGTGAATTCCTGGTCCGTAACCGTAATAGCAACGAAGTTGTCTTTGCCCGGCGTCGGCTTCAGGCCGGAAGTCACCCACTGGGAACCATTCGTACGGCCGCACCAGAAGGAAAGACCTGCCGCGTTATTAACGTTGATCGTGTCATCGCCTTCCGGATTCGAGCACGAGAACAGGAATTCTTCCGTATTCGTCGAGCCAACGATACGGTTTCTTTTGTCAATGGCATCCGGATTGATGACGGCCATGATCGTGAATTCCTTCGGCATGATGATATTCGCCGAAGACGTAGCGAAATGGCCGCCTCCGCCGGCGAAGAAGAATTCATTGCCGAGTCCGTTGCGGTTCACGCGAGTCGTAATGCCGGAAACAGAGCCATCGAATTTCTCTATATCGTCGAACGTGTATTCGATCTTGTCATCATACTGAAGCGTCTTCGGATACGCGACAGTCTGTTTGTTATAAGAGTTGAAGAACAGGTAACGGTTATGGAAAGCGGAAACCTCATCGGCGCGGCGAATGTTGTGGCTGATTTCCAGGAAGCTGTAAACTGCTGCGCAGGGTTCGCCGGAATCAGCGTTCTTGCCGAGACGAACCGGAACCGTCTTATCCGGAGCCGGGAAAGCACGATTGCTATCGTGCGCAAGTTCCTGACCATTGACGAAAACGCTCCAGCGATTTCTCGCGAGATCATTCTGAATCGTAATCATGAACGGCTCATGTGGCTCTACTTTGAAGTTCAGACGATATGTGTCAACGTAAAGATCGCCATTCGCATCCGTACGAATCCGATACGTATCTTCCTTCGACATACGGAAGATTTCCTGAACAGCGTACGGATTATCGAGAGCGCAGATCAGCGTGATCTCGCCATCGACGTTGCCCGTGAGCATCGTCGCCGGATAATTGGCATCCGGGTCAAGATCGACGTAGGAATCTTTGTTACCCATCGTATGAATACCGTAATCCGCGTAGCCATCGATCGAGAAAGAGCCATGCGGAATGAACGAGCAGTCTTCCGCAAGCTTGCTGATGCCGTAAGCTAGGTTCTGGAAATGCTCGCCGGAAAGTCTCGCGTTGAAGACCCAACATCCAATCGTATTATTGTTGATAAGATCGGACGTTCTGTAACCAGAGATTTCATGCTTCTTCAGCGTCGCATCTGCTTGAAGCGTAATCAACGCAGCAGATCTCTTAGAAATATCGATCGTGCCGCTGTTAAATGTAATGTTGCGACCGCCGATAATCGCGTGGCCGGAGGAAACCGTCATCGTATGACCATCAATGCCGGAAACTTTCAGGCCATCAACGATGTAGCTCTTGCGGTCAACGCTGTCCGTCGAGATATTGATATCGTGCGTTCCATCGAATTCAACGCCATTGATCTGGACAGCTTTTTTGAGTTTCTCAGCGGTATGCGCATCACCGACCGTGCGGATTGCCCACGTAATGCCGCCATCTTCCACAGTCTTGTCGCTATTGATTTTTATAACTGTTCCAGAAACAGCTTGGTTACTGGCAACTGCGGTGCATTCCAGATACTGATTTGTTCTCAGCGCTGGATCGTAAGCGATATCGCCGACTCTATAATGAACGTTCGGCTGACGAAGATTTACTTTCGCTAGCCAAGAATCAAGGCCGTCTACCAGCTTCGCCTTTGTCGCGGGATAGGCTTTCTGATAGGAACTGCCAACCTTGACCTCCATCGTGCCTTCGAATGCCATGTTTTTACCTGCCTTTACTTCTGTTGATCAGATTTCTTATAAATATCCGCGCTGTGATAGAACGCGGTAATCGTATCATACTCTTCCTTCGATACGTATTGCTTCAGATGGGCAATCGTATACATATTAGGAATTCCAACTTGCTCATCAGAATCATTACCGCGAATTCTACTAATTATAGCTGAGCTTTGGTCTACGTCGTCATTTCTGATGACGAATTCTGTCTCGGAACTTCCGGTCGTAGCATTGCCGACCGCAGGGGTTCCGGAGACCATTTGCCCTGAAAGTTCATTGCGAAGACTGTCAATGCTATTCTGAGTTTCACTCTTCAATGCATCAAGCGCATCTTGAAGCCCGGCTACTTGAGGAATCGCATTACTCATTTCCTTCCTCCTTCTTTATTTATCAAATAGGAACAACTTCTATAGATAAGTTCTTGATGTCATTTTCCTTGACCCGCACTGTCTTATCGTCAATGCGGAACTTCAAAGTGAAATCAAGATAGTTTTCTTTATTCTCGGCCTCGACGCCGTTATTCTTTTTCCCTGAAACGTATTTGGATCTAGGAATCGAGAATATGGCATTCTTACCGGCGACGCTCGCCGGAATTTCTTCTGTACCAAGAAACATTGTGCAGTACGGAAGGAGAACTGAATCCTCGTAGCAATCAAAAGAGAGACGCAGGGCGAAGTTCTTCAGATCTTCAACATCTTCAGATCCATAACGGTTATTCCATAAACGAAGATACACGACAATCGGCGAGTATAACGAGTACGTTCCGACATATTTTTCATCTTCTGCCGCGTATTTGTTTTCTTCATCAATCTGTACGTACCAGATAAGCTTCGGTTGATCCATAGATTATCGCCTCCCGAAGATGAATCCGGTAACGTAGATCGTATTTCCGGAAATCGCTAGTTCAGGACTCAAGTCAATTCGAAGTCCTTTTTCCGTATTGGCTAGCGTGTAGTCAACGGAACGAATCAGCATACGGTTATCTGACTTGCTTAAGAGATGAACTTGAATGAAGTCCGTATCTTTCGCGTCCTGGATCGGTGTCACCGCCGTCGCATTCATCGAGATGTCAATCACGCTATTAATAAGCCCATTGATAACATCATCGTCGATATTGTCTCTTTTGACTTCTTTAACAGCGATCTTGCGTTCCTTGATCTTGTTGATCACCTGGTCTTGCGTATCCAGCCTTTGATCGATAGAATCGAGCTGCCCGGATACTAGATCTGACTGCTTTTTGATGTCATCGGCATTCTTATCGATGTCTGCACGGAGTTTCTTGATATCGTTAAAAGTGTCGTCCATCAACTGAGAAATTTGATCGTAACTCCAGACCTGCTTCGTCAGCTTATGCTCAACAAGCTGCCCGACATTCAGAGGCTTCTTGACCTTGAAAAAGTGGCTGAGATATTTCTCGCTCTTTTTCTGTTCATCTGTCGGCACGAATTGGTTATCCAGTAATTCCTGAATTTCGATATCAGGAGAAAGGCGAAGGCCATCGACAAAAACTTCAAGCTGTTTTCCTCCGACAACGTAGGGATATTCTGTTTTGAAAATCTGATCTTTATTCGTTTCCGTCATATAATCATGATTTTCATTGATGAATATCGCTGCTCTCTGGAACGTCTCTACGATCGGAGACGTGCGAACTCTATGATTTACGACGAGCTGGAGATATGTAGGGTGAGCTAGCGGTTTCTTCAGCCGGAATCCGATGCCCTGAGCGAGATAAGATGGAGCTCCGGGAGCGCCCTCGGAAATGATTTCGGTGAACTGGTCCTGCATAAGGGTCGCGTTATCGACGAAGACTTCGAGAGCATTCGTATTCGGAACGAATCTTAGATTAATATCCTCTTTATCGAACAAGAACGTCTGATTATCGAGCGGCCATGTTTCCGGTGTCCACATTTTCGTTTCTCGCATCGTGACGGTTGAAAAGTCATTGACCTGTTGCCACCCCCAGATGCCGTTCTTCTGACGATAAATCAGCAGAACTTCGTGTTCGATGTCATACCAGAAGTCATTTTCTTGCGGCTCTTCCGGCTCCTGAAGATAAATCTCATGAGGCTCTTCATAGAGCTTGCCATTGATATATAGACGATTCTTTTTGTCTACGTAGACACGGCGGTAAGAGCGATGGTTTGTATAGATACGAGCCGTAACTTTCTCACCGATCTGCCAGTGAATTGTACCGATCATCATGTAGCCCTTGTCATAATCTTCAAGGTCTACGTGAGACGGGTTCGACGCCACGATGCTTTTCTGGTACTTATAAGTGCCATCCGAGTTTAATAGAATGGCATCGACTCGGTCGCTCGTTACGAAGTAATCGAACGTGAGTTCTTTACCTCTCCAGTATTCCGGTTGATTGATATAGATAATATCGCCGGAAATCTGAAGATATGGGACGTTCTTGCCTTCCAAGGCGCACATGATATGAAATTCTTTTTTACTGGGAATTTCTGTATCATACGGTGGAACGTATTTTACGAGAGCCTTCTTTGACGGAGAGTACGGCTTATTCGCCAACCTCATGATTCCGTCTTCTGGGCAGATCAGTTTCTCTTGCACCGTGATGCATTCCGGAGCTCCGACGCTGAATGTTGTCTCCGGAATGATTTCTTCGCTTCCATCAACTGTAACGATACGTCCCTGGGAAACATTGACTTTGAAATTTTCAAGATCGACCGAAATGTCGAATCCATCGATGATTCCAACGCCGCCGACGCAAGCACGTTCATCTTTGATCCACTGGTCTACGACATCGAAATTGTCATTGATGTCTTTTGCGCGGATGCCCGGAGTGAAGTCCAGTTTTACGAGCTTATTGTTCGCCACTTATTCAATTAACCTCCTTCTCTCCGAAGAGCAGTACGTAATGCTGTCCAGCGGCAATATGTCTGTCTACGGCATCTTTGATTTTTTCTCTATGTTCTTCCAGCCTCTTAGGAAGCCGAATAATGATCGTAGAACCTAATCTGTACGGTCTCCCTTTTACATTACCGATATCCAGTAAACTATAGACATCTTTTTCGTCTACGGGGAGGCCGCCGCCATACGGACGAATATCTACGAGAGAAGATTTATCCTTCGCCGTAATGATAATATCTGCGATCTTGTAACCGTTCGTTTCCTTGCTGTAGTTTTCTTGTTCAATTAGCTGGGGATCCAGTTCGGAGTTTATTGTCAGGCACCAATGTTTATTCGCATCCGTAATCTTGAATGTCCTTGCCTTTTTCATATAGATCTTCCGAGAAGAATCTTTTAAAGGCATCAACTTAATCGTGATAAGTCCTTCCTGGATTTCCGCCGTCAGATTCGCATGAGTCGTTAGCAACTTTACGTCTTCCGGCTTATAGAACATAATCGTTCCTTTAGTCGTCAGATAAGACGATATGCCGTCGCCTTTCTTCGGATCTTTCGAGCCTTTTCCGTTCTTACGGAACAAGATATCTTTATTCGAGTCTACCGAAATAAACGAGACATCCTCTTTATTCGTATTCACGTAAAGAAGCTGATATTCTCCGTTGAGTTCATAGCCGGAAAAATACAGGAGCTTCGAAAGGCTGATTTTCTTATGGTAAGTATCGAGGCGTTCTCCGGAGTAAGATACGTAGTCAACTGGTTCATCCGTAATCCAGCTAGAAGCATAACGAGAAGTACGATAGCTTTTAAGAAATACCGTAACCAGTACATCATAGATAATCTTTACGTTGTCTATCGCCTTATCCATAAACTCTTTCGGAGTTATGATGACATAGCCGACGTTTCTCTTGTGGAGAACGAGTACGTCTTCATACGGGAATTCATATTCATAAACGTCATCCGGATACCCGCCGTGAGACCCCGACTGCTTGAATATCTTTTTCGGCTTGCTTTTTCGTTCCGATGGAACATAAAACGTCCCGTAAGTGCCTTCTTTTTTGAATGTATACTGGACATCTTTCTTCAGCTCTTGAATCATATCGTCGAAAGTATCTACTTGGAGCCATAAGTTGATATGATTATCGAAACAGGTCTTCAGCGTCTTTTCTTCATCGCCATTATCCGATCTCATAAACATGAAATCAGCTTTCGTACTAGCTGCTTTGGCTAAGAACTCCGTATAGTCGATGCTTCCCTTGTTTATGGTAATGTTCGACGGGCAGATGCCTCTTTTATTCGCATCGCCAAATACACTGATCAGCGTATTTACAAGATCATGTTCGTAGCTGTTGTCGATAACGCCGACGGTTATATCGTAAGAAGCAGAGCTTCGATAAGTCATCGCTTTCTTGATAACAGCATCACATGTGAAAGTCTCTGGCTGGAATTCCGTTGCGTTGCTCGGTTCGTAAGAATATATATTCCCTGAACGCTTGAATTTTCCGTTGATCTTCTTCCCTTCGCTATTAAATACATAAGGCACGGAATCAAATTTCTGATAGGCATATACCTGTTCCGAGCTGTCCGTCGCGAAGTCCTTTGACAGATAAAAATCAACATTGAATGTCGCATCCTGCGAATCGATATAGGCAAGCGGAATATCCGTCGGTTCTACTCTCTTGGATTCTACGATATCTCTATCCGATACTTTTATCTTCACGGTATCACCTCTTTTTCCTCGCTACGATATACTTCGTCTTCAGGGAATCAATCTGCGTGCGAACATATCCCGGATTCATATTATCTGAGTTCATGTCATAATGAATATCCAGCTTTTCTTCATCAGAAGCAACGTCGAGCTCGTATTGGCGAACATCGTCACGATAATTCAGCGTATAGCTGTCTTTCTTGAGATAGTCGATGATAATTTCTTCATATTTATTCCGGATTTCCGGATGCAGGGCAATGCGGCCCGTCTCGATTCCGATATCGAAGAGTTTTCCTGAAACAACTTCATATTCTTCTGCGTAGTAGTCAATCGAATTCATAGAAGCTTTTGATGGAACACGATAAAAATATTTCGGATGCTTTTTTGCGCCTTTTCGAATGCCATAGACGATGACGTCCAAATTGTTCTTTGAAATCGGCTTTGATAAGAAGATATATTTCTGATCGCCCGGGAAAGTCTCTCTTTCGTAGTTCGTGAACTCATAATAGAAATCTTCCAGGGAATCATATTCTGCTACGATATAAGCGTAACGTTTCAAGTCTTCATTCTTGATCGCGAAGAAGTTGCCGAAGAACTCAATATGCTCATACGGAATCTCGCTATAAGCGGACGCTGCTTTTGAAATAGAATCAGCGTTCTTATTGATGCGGGCTTCCACTGGAATTCCGTATACCTTGATTGAATGAATATTTAGCGGGATATTTTCTCCCAAGAAGAATGGCGCTGTCTTTCGAAAGAATACGAGTTTTTTATGTGGGATAATGACTTCCCGATAAGATGCCGACAAGTCAATCGGCTCTTTCTGACTATTAAGAATCACGACAGGACTGACGATCGAACTCGGAATATATCTCTTAATAGTTTTCTGGATAATCTTATCGACGGACGTTCCGTCTTCAGCGATGAACTCCAGTGACGTTATCGTCATGCTCATGTTGTCCATGATCGTAATGATATTCCGATCGTCAGGATCAATTTTCCTTTCGGTGATTACCTGGATCGCGGCGGTGTCTTCCAGTACTTGAACCGTATGGGTTGCTACATCGTAGACATATTTATAGTACTTTCCGAGAGAGATGCCCATATCATTGATTGAGAGTTTCTTCTTGCCATTGTGAATAACGGCGTAGGGACATGGAAGAGTGAAATCCAGCCATTCAGGAATACGTTCGATCCTCGCCCGCCACTTGATTTTTTTATATCCAGTAAGAATAATCTCGATACTGCTGCCGTCTTGATGGTATGGATTTTCATCTGTCTCTACGAAGGAAGAATAGTCATTGTCCATGATGGCAATATTCTTGACAGCTCCATTCTGCCCCTTGAACTTGATTGATATCTCCTGCGGAGCTTTTAAATAAAACGAGCCATCTTTCTCCAATATATTCTTCTTATCATCTTCGAGCCCCATATCTCCTTCCGAGATATTTACCGCCGACGGAAATAGATATCCCTTGATATCATTTTCTCCGTTGACTTTTTCCGTCTCGTACTTGAAGTAATGCTTTCCAGCAGGAACGGTGATATAATCCTGCTCAATTTCGGCATCGTGTTCACAGTTCTCGAAGATAATCTTGTCTCTCTCGAAGGAGAGGCGGCCGCCCATCGAATTTCCGACATTCGTTCTCCAGTGTCTCGGAACGGACGATTTGAAATTCACGGAACGGATCGTGTTATCCGCATTCGAATAAAAGCCGACTCGATAAGACTGGAATAGCTTATCAAGATGTATCTGCCCGAGAGAAACATCTCTTGGATTGTTATTCGAGTCCAGCGTATGATATACAGCCGAGAAGACGTGCCCTTTTAACGTAAATGTCAGCGAGGCATTCTGGATCTCTGGCTCGAAGATACAGCCGCCAGAATAGATTTCTTTCTGGAGACCGAGTCTTTTACGATAAACTCGGTAATCATTCAAGCCGACCTTTCCGAGATAGAGATTCGAGTAGCTATTTAACAGCGATGGATTCTTTTCATCGCATTCAATCAGGGCGACACCGAATCCTGGCCGCTCATAATCTACGACGACATTGATTTCCAAGTCTCCGCTGAACAGATAAGACGAACAAAGGATGTCCGGTTCATAGAACTGGACACCCTCCGTGACTTTCTGTACGCGGCTACCTTTATCAAAGATAAACATCAGGAAGCCACCTCAAAAACTATATTGTCAATTTTTATGCTAGCGCTCGTATCGTTGATTTCGATCTTGAGCTGAAAATATCTATAATCATAGAATACATGCGAATCAGAGAAGCCCAGGCGGTTATTCAATTTCGCTGAATACCAGTCCGTCCAGACAATCGAGTTGTCGTCTTCGCGGCATCCTCTTACAGATATTTCGATATTTTTCAGATTTGTCGCGGAGCCTTCGATACGCCGTAAACGATAATTCGCCGAAGTCACTAAATCGTATACTTTCGTGATAACGGATCCGTTGACTCTCGGCAATACATGCAGGTCATGCTTGGCATTCTCAGCGTATCTTGCGTAGATCTCTATATTTTCTATTACGCGATTGGCCGGTATTTCAACTACAATTCGTACAAAAGAGTCTAGCTCGCTACCGACAACGGACACCATGTTTGTCTTCTTGTCAAGCAGGACTTCTCGCAGATTGTCGCCATTCTGTGTCGGCGATGTCTGTACGTGGATATTGAAGAATCGGAACCCATCGACGAGAACATCATTGATCTTGATATAGAGAGCTAAGACATTCTCGTGATCCGGCAGGTATGTCCATGGAGAAGTAATCGTGCCGGCTTCTGTTCCCGTATAGAAAGCATTCTTCCTGAGACCGACACGATAGCCGACGAACTCGTCGAAGTTATCCTTAAATTCCGCGATACGGGTAACGCCCCAGTCGATAGACGAGCCAGTCTCGATTCTTCCATCTTGAGCGATTTCCGCGTTGTCTTCCCGGTTGCCCTCCGAAGTAAATGCTTCTTTTACGAGCATTCTCTTATGCGTCTGTTCTGGGATATCCAGCTGAATTGAGTCAATGAACTTCGTATGACGAGTTTCGTCGAGAGAATCTTCGAGAATAATATCATCGATGGCGCCGCTGCCCATAATGCAGAGGTAATATCTCGTCTCTTCTTCGAGATTCTCGAAGTGATACGTGAGATACTTATCGTCTCTTTCACACTGGCCGATGGACTGACAGAAGATTGACCGAGCCATGCGGTCAACTCCGGCATAGATTTCTTTCATGATATAAGCATCGATGCCAGCATCCGCGTAGAAAGACAGCCAAGAATTTGATTTAATAGCTTGGGTGATATTTAGCAGGGCGTATGCTGCCGACTCTTTCTTCTGAAAATTAATTCCTAGTCCGTTGATACTCGGAACAAGCGAAATATTCATTCCGAAAGAACGCCAGAGCTGATAAGAATCGCAGGCGGTGGTTGCCTTAAAATCTGAGACGCCTTCGATGCGATCTTGATCGTCATGGCAGTCAATCACACAGATTTTCTCTAGATGGTCTCCATTCGTCATAACCGTATCTAGTACGTAGTTATTAGATTCTGGAGACCCCTGAAGCGTATTCGCCGTTCTTGAGATATTCTTGAGCTCGATGTCTTCCATACGATTGACGGAGTCCGTATCATCATCACTGTAAAGATAATATTCGTCTTTGCCGTCATAATAATATCCACTCTGGACAATAGCGACATTTCGGTCGGGATAGCGATGCACCGTGACAACAGGGCCGGAAAGTGTCGTATAGAAGTCGCTATTATTTGTATGAACGATGATACGGCTCGCGGGGCCGTCTTCGAACTGGAGTTCTCTTTGCTCTCCATCTTTCAGTTTCTTATATACGATCGGGGTCTTATTGATAACTTCGTAGGCATCAACCGGATATCCGATGATTTCATAAAGAGAAGAGACATCCTTGAATTCCAGGGATTTTGGCCGTAAATATTGATACGTAATTTTTACTTTCTGGCCGACGTATTCCTTCCCGAGCTTCCACGTAACGATGCCCGCATCAGGGAGCAGCGAATAAGATGATTCATGGAGTTTCTTTCCTCCGCAATTTATATCGAGAATCTCCGTTGCGTTAGAGTACCATAGCTTATTGAATCCGTCTTCTTCGATATAGAGTTCTTCTACGGTCGTTTCTTTCTGGTAAGAAACCTTCATGTCATCCGGAGGAATAATCAGATAGCGAGCTAAATCATAACTCGTATCGCCAATCTGATAGCTATCTTCCAGCTCGATATTATTGCTCAGCGTAAAAGACTCATTCAAATTGTCGACATCAAGCTGGTAAGATGTGTTATTCCCGAACTCTAAATCATAAGCGACCCGCAACCCGAGATGATTTTCGCCGAGAGCCCAGTCCGTATAATACGTATCTGATCCATCGCTCTTCTCGAATTCAATATCAACCTTTTCTCCATTTTCAAGTGTCGGAGATTCTACGGTCATATAAATTAGCTTGCCATTCGGAATCGCCGGGAAGAACGTATTGATTACGGGAATGTTCTTCATAGACGGCTGGAGAAGCTGAACGGAATTATACGCGATGTACGTATTATATTTCGTCGGACGCAGGAAGCAATGATCGAATGCGGCGCTCGAAATCTTCGAGCTTTCAATCGTATTATTGTGAAGAGCATCTAGAATGAAGACGCCGCGAACGTTATCCGGAAGCCCAGAGAATTCGAACTGGTCACTTTTTACCGGGAGATCTCTAGGATAGATGGAGACGACTCTTGTCTGTTCTCCGTTCTTTATAATAAAGCCATCGGAAGTACCGGAGATAAAAAGTTTATCGTCCGTGCTCAAGTTTAAAATCGTCGAAAGTGTTTGTTCTCCCGTATTTCTCGTTACTTCGCCGGAGAACGTGATATACCGAATACTTTCTCCGGGCTTTACCGAGAATGTCGCCGCATTGCTGCCATGATAAGCAATCGTGTTAATTACCGGGCTCGACGCCGTGATGTTGCTGTAGCGAGAAATGTCGATAATGACCGGAGCGTCTGAATCCGTTTGATTCACGTATGACGTATGTGTATCATAATCAGAATCGACGAGAGTGCCGTTTTTGCGGAGTTCTACGCGGCAATTCGTTTCTATCGCGAAGCTGGCTTTTTTATCGATCTCGACATTCGAGATAGTATATGATGACTTTAAGAGCGACGGGCCGATATGGATATACTGGAACTGCGGAGCGTAGATGCTCATGGACGTAACACGGATATGCATCACATTCTTGCCATATCCGATCGGCAGTCTCATATAATTCTGAGCGTAGATCATTTCACCATGATCGAAAGAGTATGTCACCGTATATCGAGCCGCCGTGATATTCCGAATCGTAACCGGAAGCATGCCTGCTTTAGTGATGACGACTTTAACTCTGGCCATATGATCGAATTCATAATGGAATGTTTTAGCCTTGGTATAAAGACCAGATTTCTCAGGATCTAGCTTTCCATCGATTGAAAACATGATGGAGATAGATCCCTGCTTCGCCGCATCGGCCGCCGCCGCGAATGTATACGACAGCGAATTACAGTTGATATCGATCGTCACGGTACTCGCAGAATCGACAGAATGACTCTCGATATTCTTGCTATCAACTAGAGCAAAGCTGCCAGTTGTCTTGACGAAGTTCTCGTCATTTGTGTAATTCATCTCACGGCAAGTATATGATGGCATTAGCAGCTGGCCTTCCAGACCGGAAATATCCAAGTCCATCGTGCCGACGGTGCCTTTGTCTCCTAACGTAAAACCTTCAAGATTATCTACCACGTTGTCGTAACTATCAAAAGTCTTTACCTGGGTGATATGGAACTTGACATCTGAGTTCCGCAGGACGCCGCCATTGAACTTGAAAGCTCCCTGCTCTTTCAGCAGGCTCTTCGATGTTTTTTCATCATATACGAGATCGCATTTAGAAATCGTCATGTCCGAGTATTCACTTCTCGGATAGAACGTTAAATCATATTTCTGGCCGACTTCCGGCAATGCTCCGACTTCTTCCGTTAAGTTACCTTTATCTAGTATGATTTCTGAAACCGGAGTCTGAATCTCGCCCGTGATATGCTGCTTTGATTTTACGTAAATCGTATTCGAATCAATTTCCTGCGCATCAGAAGCAGTGATTTTATATTTTACGTCTTTCGAGATGAGTTCATCACGATATCTCTTCAGCTTAAGAGGTATCGTCTTCTGAATCCCCTGCTTGCGAATATACTCGTTAACAGTGATTTGGTTCGCCTTATATCCGGTAACGTAAATATCCGTTGTCTCATCAGCAGAATCCGAAGACATCTTGACTTTCAAATCGCCACCTTGTCCGGTGCCATTCTGATACGTAGAAAGCTCTTTATCCCACTCGTTCGGGATATACGTCGTTTGCTTGAAGTTGTTTTCCCAGTAGCTCTGGTTCCAGACTTTGTCTTTCGCGCTATCTTGATTTAATTCAGAGATCTCATCATAGATCGTGCTTCCATTTTCGTCTTTCTCGAAGATATTCTCTCCGTTAGGTTCTTCGAATAAGATTTCTTCTGGAAGCAGATTGTCATAGTTGATGACGCTGTTAATAATAGCGTTTTTCAAGCCGGCTTCCGCAGAACTCGTCGGATTCCGATAAACGGCATAAATGCGTTTGACTAATTCAGCATTTGTTTCTCCGTCGTAACGATCGATGCCGCTGAATAGGGCGTATTCATCGAAAATATTCCAGAGATGCTGTTTCGACGTATTCGCCGAATGGATGTATTTATCGATCGTCTCGTATTTGATTTCCGGACCGGGATCTTCTCCGAACACCAAGTAGCCGCCTTGATACAAGACATATTTCCTGATATCTCTCAAGAACTCTCTCGCTGATTCCGTTACTTCGAGAGCTGGAGATTTCATAGTAATTGTCGGCAGTTCTCCCACGAGAGAGATCCAGACGGTCTCTAAGACTTCGTCTTCCTTCTTGTCATACGTTTTTAGAAAGAAACTTTTCTCGAAGTCCTTGAATTCTTTACAGAGACTATCCTGCTCTTCAGTAAAAGCTGATAGAAGCTTGCCGCCGCGAGACGTGCGAAATCTCTTGTTGATGTCCATCCATTCAGGAAAGAAATCTAACGCGATTTCGTTTGCCTGCTGAACATTATACATCTGCATTACTCGTATCTCCTATCCAGTGGATTTCATCGAAGAGCATCTTAGATTCCGTATCCTGAAGAATTCGCATCGTGCTAACTTGATAGTTATTGATATAGAGGCCGAGAACGCTAAAATACTCTACGTTTGAAGTATTAACGCCCATACGATTGATATCTCCGATTGACAGGTAATCATTCGGCGCGATAGAGTTGATATAAGTAGAGATAGAGTCTGTAAGATACTGCTTGATAGCTGTCTCGTCCTGACTTGTTTTGAGATAGATTTCGAGAGAAACTGAACGGACTTCAGGGATAATATAATCAACGTAGAGCTGGGCACTCGCATACTTCTCGATAATCTTACGAGCCTCCAGTAAAGATTCGCTGATAGATTCTTGCGTATAATGCTTTGGAATCACGTAGCACGTCGCCGTACCGCATCCATGCGTAAAAGTAACGAACGAGATGTTCTCCGCGTATTGAGGAGACAAACATGCCGTATCGATTGCCGTACGGTTCGATGTCTCCATCATCTGTTCCCATTTCATCAGGCGATATTTATAAGAATCATCGCTCTCTCCGGACTTGCGCGGAACATTAACCCAAGTGCCGGTATCATCAAGACGAGTCCCTTCTAGGTATGTCCATACATGAGGCGTACGATTGTCATCGATTGCCTGATAGTTTCCATGGACTTCTTCGGCGGCAGCCAGGGCATAAAGGTCGATGACTGCGCCCGGATCATCTCCAGTTTTCTCGACGAATCTATCTCGTATATCTTGAAAGATTTCGTCAGATGTTTTTACTTCTGCCACTTTTATGCCTCCATCGTGAAATTATAGATTTCTTCTTTGCCGTCGTAGATATAAATGTCGAGGTTCTGCCAAGAGAAAGGAGAATCATTGATTTCTCGTTTCTCTATCTCAACTCTCGGATCATTTAAGAACGGAGAAACGGTATCGAGTACGGCATCATGAATCCCATCGATCGTTGTCTTAGCGAGAATATCTAAATGCCTTTTAGCGATTACTTGCTCATTAATTCTGAGTAGGATCATGATTCTCTGGCGCAGCTCTTCACGATCAAGAGCACTGTCAATCTGATTCGCGTGAGATTTCTCTCCGAGATAAAAAGACAACGTGATTCCGTTTTCAAGCTTTGGCGGGTCTACTGCGTTACGCCCGGTACGAAACTTTAAACGCAAAACTGGGTAATCAGAAAACATCCATTTGAGCTTTGTCTTCGCGAGAACTTCGGATTCTCTTTCTTTTAAGTCACCGCTATTCGTAATCGCCAAATCAATCATTTATATCGTCCTTTAAAAGCCTAATTTTATTCCTGATACCATACCACCAAGCTTGCCACCAATCATCCCGCCGAGAATTCTCAGGCCCTTCGCGGCGAGGTTTCCGATAATCGCTTTCGTCTTTTCTTGAATAAAATTCTTGACCTTATCTTCATATGTTTTGATTAATGTCTTGAATTTTTTCTGGGCAAGAAATACTTTAGCTTTGAACGTAGCTACCTTTTTAGCGATTTTCTCGATCTGCTTGACATGCTTCTCTATCATAGGCTTCAATCTGTTTTCCAGATTTTTTCCAACGGTAGATTTAATGCGATTGAGAACAGGAGCTAATCTTGCTTTGCTGTTAAAGCTTTGACCCGTCAAACGACCAACGAGTTTATCGACTTTATTGTACGTACTGCCAAGCAATTTATCTTCTAATCTGCTACTGTCAAAGGCATCCGTGATCGCCTTAGAGATCGTGCCTTCCTTCGTAAAGTTATCAATCATGTTGTATGTTTTCGAGAACTTCTGATACATATTGTCAAAAGTATTGAAGACTTTATCTCCGAAAGCATTGATTTTATTAAATGCTGCACTCGCTTTTCCTGTGAGCATCTTCGTTTGTCTTTCGGTAAAGCTCGATAGAGCATTCTCCACTTTCGATACAGCAGAATCGAATAGTTTGCTTTGAACGATCTCAACGGTTTTATGCGCTCGAATAATGGCACGCATTTTGCGTTCCGTCATTTCATCAACTTTGCCGTTCTGTTTTAAAACATCGAGCTCTTGTTGCATTTCGTCCTGAAGCTGCTGAGAGATGATTCCTTCTGCGGCCTTGCGGTTCTTGTACTTCTTCGACTGCTCAAGTTCACCTTGAAATTGCTGAAGTTCGCCTTGAATCTGCCGATCCGCTAGCATAGATTGAGATAGAAGCTTATCCTTCTTGTCGTTAAGCTTATCAAGCTTCTTCTGTTCCGTCGAAGTTAGCTCACGAGTCTTCTTGATTTTCTCGATATCCTGAATCTGAGAGTCAACCGTAGACATCTGGCTCCAAGCCTTAACTCTCCTCTGTTGCTTTTTATCGATGTCTTTCTTCAGGCGAGTTCTCTTCTTCTCGTAGTCCTCATCAGACATCGTATCCCTATTTTTCTCTTCCTCTGCTTTTTTAGCCTCTTCGGCTTTTTTCTTTTCTTCTGCCGCTTTTTTCTTTTCGGCGTCTTTTTTCGCTAGTTCTTCTTTATGCTTCCGATGATGCTCTTCTTTTCTTTTCGCGTAATCTTCGACATTCTTATTCGCATCTTCTTCTATCTGAGAAAGAGAAATCATTTATATCATCCTTATTAAAGCTTCGTACCTTCGTTTCCAAGAGCGCCGGCGCACTTCTGATAATATTCTTCCAAACTGTCTGAAGCACAATATGGTGTAACATCTGATTGCAGAATCGAGATAAATTCATGGAACGTTTTTGCGCTGCATGCACCATAATTCTTGATTGTATTTCTGTAAACTCTAAGAAATTCGTCGTTGTCAGCATACTGATTATGCGGACCAAGTCCGGCATAATTATTTTCTGATCGTGACTGCTCATTGAATCTACCAGATTCACATGCCCATTGTCCCCAAATCCAGTCAACAGGAATACCAAGCATGTTAGATGCTTGCATCGCGAGATCGACTGTCCACGGTTCTGCGTCGGACGGAATATTTTCCTTACCTTTTCCTGGCGCGGGCCCGATTGGTGTATTACTGTTACTGGAACTGCTAGAAGAACTTGATGACGAAGAACTACCTCCACCGCCAACTTCCATAGCATCCACATTTCTCGGAATACCAGGACGATCCTGTCCAGCTTTGCCGATAAGAGACTTGGAATCTTTGATAACGGTGCTAACCTGATATCCTTTGTCCGTAAGAGCTAGAATATCATCGTTGATCTTCAGCGGATCGTCAATTCGAATAGCTGAGTTGATCTCGGGAACATTTAGAATCGGTCCGAACATCGGGCCGCGCCACGGACGCCGAATCAGCATATAACGCTTTAGCTGAGGCTCCCAAGCTTTTACCAAGACATGCCCGTCTAGCGTGAATCCACCAATCAAAGCATGCATGTTCGTAAGCAGTGGAGACTCTCTAAAATCTGTCAGCTCCCATAGCTGTGGATTCATCTTATGCTCGTTGACGATAATTTCATCTGTGAGCAGACGCATCCGATTAGTAATCGTCTCGGATTCCATAGACTGCTCAACCGCTTTCCCTTTCGGAGAAAGTTTATAAGATGAATATTTACTCGCGGCTAGATTAATCTGTCCATCCGTGCGGACGACGACGGCCGCACCTGTCTGCTCATTGACGATACCCTGCTCGCTCATGCGAGAAAGGTTCTTTGACTTCGACTTCATGTCATTTAGAGTCGGCGTCAATTCTTTCGGCTCTTCCGGCTCGATGGCGACCCTGATAGACCCCTGCGTATTACCTCTGGAAGCCACTACTTCCGTACCTGTATTGGCGCTATCGCTGACGGACTGAGAAGAATCGAAGTTTTCAGTCTTGCCTTCTTGAACATTGTTATTAGCGATATTTTTGACGGAAGCGATCAAATCATCTGCGCTAGCCCTATTCCTTTGAATATTTGATGGTGCATTTTTCAAGAAAGCGCGGGCTTGAGCATTTGATGGGATTCCAAGCGTTTTCGTCGCTTTATCTTGTCGATCAGATTTTGACATCCCTTATTCAACTCACCTTTCTCTTTTAAGCAATCGTGCCGCCAGGGGACAGGCATCCGCCTTCGTCAGAATTGATATCTTGACGGAGCTGTCTCTTGGAACGAACGTCCATCGCATAATTACCGACATGGCGAGCAACGACAACGCAGGTGTCACCCGTGTCTTCGATAACGACTGTATCGTCGACGGCCGGGAACCAGTCCGCGCCATTTCCGTAAAGACGAACAACAACGTTACTACGTTCTCGCTTCTTTCCAGCCTTATCTACATACTTGATATTTACTGTGTTATTTGATTCATCTGATCCAGTAACTACGCCGATCGTCGTAATCGATGTATTGGCATGTGCCGAAGGATTGACGACGCGGCTCTGGAGCAGCGCTTTTAAATCACTCATACCCTATCTCTCCTTTTCTATTTTACATTACGCAAAAAAGCCCTCGCTATTGAGACGAGAGCTTTTTTGAATCGAATATCAGGATTCAGAGGACGAATCCGTTGATTCAGAGCTGGAATCCGAAGACTCGGTCGAATCACTGGATTCCGAGCTATCTTAATTACTAGAATCACTTGAATCATCTGTGCTCGCTGATTCATCCGTTGATTCATCTTCTGGTTCTTCCATAGGCATATCTTCGCTATAAGCGTCATTGCCGGATTGCTCGGCGACATTCTTATTCGAGATACGCGGCATACGAACAACGACTGCTACTTTCTGAGCATCTACTTTCTTGGAGCTGAAAATCTCACTCGCAAGCTGTCCATCACTATTTGCCGCGTCCTGCTTAATTTCCTGGGCAAATTCGATAATCGCATCCGCCAGAGGATTAATTGCGTTCTCTACGGCGTGGAGGATAAACGTAAAACCGGCGGCCGCCTGAGATTCCGTGTCTCCGATGCGGAGAGCGGACTCCAAAGCAACGAAAGAATTCTGAGTCATATCGTAAGATTCCTGAGGATCCGAGGAATTCGCCGTCGGCATATTGTTCTTAGCTCTGCGAATAATCTCGTAAAGAACGTCTACGGCATCAGGATTTAACAGCGGCATGTCATAAACATGGTCGCCATTGTCAAGGTCATATTCCATGACCTTAACGTACTTCTGCTCTCCTTCGATATTCAAGATTCTTGACTCTACATACTTGCCATCATTCAGCGCCGGAGTTTCGTGGATAATCTTAAAGAAGCCTTCTTTGATATATGGGCGGAAACGAGGATCGTCGCCAATCATGCGGACATTTTTCATCTTAGGATCATCCTGAAAATTCGATGTGTTCTGCATGGAGAAGTAATTATACGAAGTTTGGACGTCATCGTAGAGAGAATAATCAGCTCTAGGAGTCATGAGCAGACGACGATAATCCTGCTTTACGGTATTGCCGGAGAGTGCCGACATTCCGTAAGAAGCTTGAAGCGTATTCTTGAAGAGATTGTTACTGGAAGTAGGATTGCCATTAGCATCTACCATTCCAGAATCTCTTTGAGATTTCGCGACCGCATCTTTATAAACTTCTGGATCAGAAATCAAGGAGCCAGTGTAAGCGCCGATGGCTGACGACGGATCATTCTTGATTCTCTCGTCGTCGTCGATGCCACTGACCTTGTTCATGAGTTTCGTCCATGCGCCCTGCTCTTTATAAGAAGGATCACCATAAATCATGCCCATGCTTCCGGCTACGCCCGCCGTCCAGACAATGCCGTATCTCTTAAGAGGATAAATCGTAAGCACTTGGAGATTACGAGTATATTTTTTGAACATATTCATGATCGTACTTCCGATAGCTTCTACGGCGATTGTCTCTAAAGTGGCCTCTACTAGATTAACTACAAGACCTGGCCCAAGAACGCCAGCGCCACCGGTACCTATAGCATTACGAAGAAAACGAGCACCGAAACCAGCAGCAATTTTCCCAACCGCACTTTCGGCTAATCGTTCCCCGGCTTTTTTGCCGGCCCATTTGGCACCGGCATCAACGTACTTTATCGGATTCGCTGACTTAACCGCTGAACCTGCCGCGCTCGCCGCTTTTCCTCCCATCTCTACGGCTTTCGTAGCCATCTTGCTTTTTGCCGTGAGATTCTTCATAGCTTCTAGTCCGCGTTCAGGATAGAGAGCCTGCTTTAACTTAGAAGCCGCGTCAACAACGGGAGAGCTTCCGAAGAGTCCCATCGCCGAAGCAAATTTCGCGACGGCTAATAAATGGACGGTAGCAAAACCAGCCGTCATATTAAACCAGGAAGCGATGATTTGCTCAAAGCGATCGTCGACCGCGCAGATTAAATCAGGAGATACCGTAGTCGTGAATCCGTTTTCTACGGACATAGAATGAACAACTTCTTTTGCCGTACATTGGCCCGAGATGCCTTCATACTCATCGCTGATATACATACGGTCATGTGGCTTTATCGTCGGATCTCCGAGGAGAACCATATCGCCGGCATACATCTCTTTCATGGAATCTTTGAGAGCGGAAGCTGTCATACGCCAAGCGATAGACTTGTTGTTCATGTTATGACCGCCGGTAAGAGCTCCGTCTTCATCGTTGCCGACGATAGCATCTACTGTCTCGAAAGACGTAAAGAAGTTTAATCCGGCGGCACCGACGAATGGAACGCCCTTGCCCAACAGCTGCGTATCCACAACCATAGATTTCTGGTCTTCTGGATAGATATCATAGTCGGCATAAAGCGGGCCAACTGTATGCTGCTCTTTCGTATTCGCTGTCGCACAAACCTGATACAATCCAGTGGCTACGGTCTTCATCTTTTGAGAAGTTGCCGTGATGCCATTCGCGATAATATCAGATCCAGAAGTATAAATATGATATTGTTGAAATGGTTTGCGCTTTTCGAGAATTGCCCCGTTTGAATTTATGTAGGAATAAGCATAATAGAAACGAGGAGCGCCGATGAAGAGCGTAGACCGGAAATCGAACGGAGCTACTGCGCAGATGAAGTCAGGCATAACACTCTTACAGATATTCGCGATATCCCAGACAGTCTTGCCGAAAACATCGAACGTAATTGATGGAGCCTTATCGATGCCTAACACGTTCGTGACATTATCATCGCCCCAATTTGGACTAGCCCAAGCTTCAAAGATGTTCTGCATAGGTTCAGATGACTTTGAACTTGAACCAGAGCCAGAAATATCAGCCGAGGATGCCATTGAGAAATCTTTATTTCCAAAATGATAGATACCATAAGGATTATCTCCGAGAATATCCGGGCGATCAAAACCGAATGGAAGATTCTTGAGAACGGTCGCGATCGCGCCGCCATTCGTCGTCAAGATATCATTCATAATCTGCTTCGGAGTCTCGCCGTTTGATAGCCAACCGCCACTCGAAGTAAGAGAGTGGGCTTCTTTCTTCTCTAAAATCGGATTCATGAGCTCGACACCATCGCCTTGGGCCACGATTTCAACGGTATCTTCCGCCGTAACTTCGGCGATAGAACCATTAAAGATAATCGGAAGCATCACGGCATTCGAACCATATCCAGCTCTTAAATGAATGCGGGCTCCGGCGCGAAGACGAAGTTTATCTGGCGGTGAAGCATTCTGGCGTTTCTTTTCCTGTTGCTCAGCATAGCTACTGGAGTCCTTCGCAAAATGATTATGCCACCCAGGGAAAAATACAGAATCAAACGTATCTCCGAGAGAGGCTTCTGATTTACGTAGGCGATCAATTCCTTCCGTCGCGTATGATTGGAAGTAATTCGTCAACGTAATCGTAGCCGTATCAGCCGGATTTTTACGATCTTTTACAACCGTAAACTTTAAGATATTCATGGAGTTATAGAAGTTATCGTGAAGTTTATAAGAACCGACATCTCTGCCTTCATCAACGAAAATCAGATAATACGTTGGGAATGCTCGGAGCATACGCCCACGAGCATCATGAACAATCATATCGTGGCAGGAATGAACCATAAACTTCTTCGGATCATCTGCTGCTTTAATGTATAACTGTTCCGTTTCATTACGAGCATGCTGCACAGCCGGATCATTTTGCGAAACGCCGATCGTATCTTTGTTGTCGATATGACCAAGGCCAGTCATAGCCATCGTCATCTTGCGTAAGGCCATTGTCGGCTTGTCACCGGTAGAAATCTGGGAAGACGGAACCGCCGCGCCGCGAGAATATTCTTGAAGACCACGATAATCACGATTGTCGATACGGTCAAGTATCATTTGGTTTCCGTCGCTTGAAGCTAGCACACTTGCTGTCCAAATTTTACCGGAATCCATCGTATCCGTATTCCGAGAGAAGAATTTGATGTGCTCTACTAGCTGAGCTTCTTTCTCTCCGACACGAAGTTTATTCGCTTCTTCTGTATTCGAAACCCCCTGCTGGGCTTTCGATGCTTTTCTCAAAATATCCGTTTTGATCGTAGGAATCGCGTGGCGATCAATTAGAACTTTGATCCAGTAAAGACAATTGCGTAAATAAGCATGCGTACAGAATAGCGGATCACGAATGCATGCTAGTTTGTATGCAACGATCGTATCGACAGGCTGATAGCGATAGTAACGATCGAGAAGATAATAATTTGTGTTAATGCGGGTAAGGTCATCATTCTTCTCCTTTTCTGTCCAAACATCACTCGGATTTTCTCCGGTCATTTTCATGAACTCGCTACGGGAATATTGCTTAATTTTGAAGCAGCCAAATTCCGTAGCATAAAAAGCACCGGCATCTGGAAGGTCTTCGTCCATCGTCGTCTCTGCTCTTGTCGTACCAGGAACATAACCGACGAAGCCCGGGGATGCCATCCAGTTCGTAGATTTTTTCTTACTGGAATATTCTTTTTCTCCCGTCGCGGCGCAGGCGGCGGAATAAACGATGTCTTTGACGGTTTTCAAGAAATTCGCGTTAACATCGATATTTATCAGATCCATGATCTGATGCACTTCAGATATATTGAAAAACTGCTCAACGCCGTTATAAATAGCGGTCTTGACTAAGTCAAAGCACTTTTTGGTGTCTCCACCGTTCTTTTTCGCTGCCAGATATTGATTGCGGATAGCGTTATTGCTACTCCACATATCTACGACGATTGGTTCAGTTTTTAGATACGTCTCTATTTCACTAGAGGCTTCTCTCGCGTTTTCCAGTTGATCATGAACCCAAGCGCCTTCCGTAATCTTTTCTTGCGTTGATTGCTGGCTATCATCAGTTGAAGAATCATCTGTGGCTTGCTTGGTATCCTGTTGTTGGGTGTTAGATTCGGCACCTTGCTGAACAGCATTCTGAATTGCTCTTTTTCTCTCATTCGCTTCGTACGCTTTGATTTCTTTCGTGTAATTAGGTTCGAGAAACATCGCCTTTACATCATTGCTAATTTCCCATCCTTCATACTCTTCAACAGCATTATAATTGCTATCTTTCTTTAGATTCTCGAGCGTCTTCTTAGCGTTGACAGTGTATTTAGCATTTTCACTGTTCTTCGCCATCTTTTCCTGATTTTTGGCAGCATCATTCATCGCTACGGCTTCATAGCCTTTTTGTTCCTGAGCTGTGAGTTTGTATTTAGCTCCCGTGGAATCCTTATAAGTTTTCGTACCGTCAATGCCGGCTTCGATAGATTCCATAATCGTATCGCGAAGAATCTGACTAGAAAGGCGTGCTAAATATACGAAGTAAAAATCAGGATCAACGTAGACACGGTTGTCTTGGAACTTATATCTGAGATAGGAATACCCGAGGGAGTTCATATCCTCCAAAGTTGGAAGTTCCAAATCAGGATACAGTTCTGCGTGAGCAAGAGTATTTTCAACTTCGAAGAAAGACTTCAATGTCTTCTCTTCAAAGTTACTATCCTTACGATCTCCGTTATTCCTAGCTTGAAGCATGGCCGTAGCTTCTCTTTGACGAAGCGTACGATCCATGGAACGCATGGAGAACGAAATATTATAAACGCCTGGCTGGCCCGGAATCGTATCTATTTGGACATCTGTAATTGATACTTCTGTCGTACCGAAGAATCTCGTAAATTCAGAATCGACTTTGATAGGATAGCATGGAATTACCTGACGATATTGACGCATCATCAATGCTGATAGCTTCGGCAAATTGCTGATAATACCGGCTGCTTTTTTACTCGACGTCATAATGCTGACATTGAAAACTGTGTCTTCGCCGCCGAGATATTGCGGAGCACATCCTTTTGAATCCTGAAGAGAAATTGGATGACCATTTGCAGATGACATGTGGTTCATGATCTGTGCTGAATAATCCGTTATGTAAAAGACTCCAGCATCGATAGGAATAAACGACATATTGTCCAGCTGGTCAATATTCGCTACTTTTCTCCATTGACTATTGCCAGAGTCATTGCCTTTGATTGAGTTGTTGTCATATTTGTCTTTTGCATATGACAACAACTTCATATCATCTGTATCAGCTATCGGAGTAAAACTAGTTCCGGATCCATCCGCCGCGATAGAAATGCGCATCGGTATAAAGATACGGCCATCTTTGTAAGTAGCTCCTTCCGTGCCACCAATAAATGCCGTAGCATTTTTCTGTACATCTTTAATAGCGTCTTCCGTAAGCGCATGACCATCATCGTCATTGAAAGCTACGCAAGCGCCAATTTCAAAATACTTGTTTTGGCTATCATATCTTTCATATCCGCGCACGTTAGCATCCGGACACTGTTCTTTAATCGATGCTTTTAACGTAGATAGAGCTTCATCTACTTCATCGTGAACATCGTTGCCATCTGCATCACGGAGATCTCGCCATGAAGACATTCCATGGTCTAAAAACGTCGTGGCATTTGTGTTTGCTTGCGGAGAAACTGGAATATAGTGAATGCCTCTACCGTCGAGTTTCTTGATCGCATTCTGAAAATCGTCACTGTTAATTGCAGCCTCGATTCCCTTGGCATTCTTACCGATAGTATTCATCGCTTTCGCGCCATCTTCGGAGTAATTAATGCCAAGCTGCTGCTCCTGCATCTTTTCTCTCTTAGCTTTGAGCATCTTATCAAGATATACAGGGTCAGCGACGTAGAACTTCATAGTGCTGTCTTTAAGAGGCATTGGCTGAAGCATTGTACGGTTTTCGAGAGTCTTTTTGAGATAACCCTTCGAATTAATTTCCAGTCCAGAATTCAGCAAGGCGTTGCCATTAATCAGTGCTCTCTGATAATAGTAACGCATAACCGGCCAGTTGAATGCCGCCGAGAATCCATTTATTTTCTTTCCTGTTTGAAGCTTGAAGAGAGCACAATCAGGGATATAGACGGCATAATCAAATTCCGTCATTGTGAGAGTTGCTTCGATTAATTGTGGGCCATTCGACGACACATTCTTGATAGCGATGGAATTCATAACAACGGCTTCAATTCCAAGCGTATCATTCAAATAATCGTTTTCGATCGGCAGAAATGGCGTGAACTTAAATTCCGAAACGAGAGCGCGAAGGCCATCCATATAGTAGACCATCTTTTTCCCGTTCGGAGCCTGTGCTTTATATTCCCAACCATTGATACCTTTATCTCCGCAAAAATAAATATGCATGGAAATTTCGCGCTCGATATTGCGGCCGCCCTTCGCCATCGTGCCACGAGCGCGGAGCATAGAGACACGTTCTTCTGATGTATGCGTCGTAACAGAAATCGACGTAGGAGGAACTAAGAAAGTAACATCACCGATTGTTACCGTCCAATTTGTCAGTTCTGCCCAGTCTTTGCCGAAGATAGATTCCTGGATTTTCTTGCGATCATCCAGCTCTGAAGCCATAGAAAAATAAGCGTCAGCAAAAACCTGCTGGTCAGGATCATATTCTGTTTTGAAAGCTTCATTATTTCCGATATTTGAGTTATCCGGCTGCGCATGCGTTTCCGTATCCGCGATAAGGGCTTTCGCTAAGTTTACGAACTTGCCATCAACTTTTACGAAGGCTTGCCCGGAAACTCTACCGAGGACATCTTCTTTCGCGAGGCACCAGCCATTATTCGCGCCATAAAGATCATTTCCCGCCCAATTCTTTAGTGTGCTGATTGCTTTTTGATCATCGGCAATATACTGGAAATTGTTGATACCACCAATGCCGGTTTTATTATCAATCGTAACGTAAATCGGACCATGATCTTTGATGAGATTTTTTAGTCTCATCGACGCTTTTTCAGCATCTTCTTTACTGCCGTTAGCCGGGCATACGAGCCATTTGAATGAGATTTTCTCGTCAGAATCATTCGTCCGTTCAATCTGATACCAGCGTTCTCCAAGATGAACGAACTCTGCTGAATTTTCTCCGTCTAAGAACTCTTGCGTACAGGTATAAGAACTCGGATAATTCTTGGCATCTGTTGGCGAGAAAGACCGAATTTCTACCTGATCAGCGGGAATGTTCTTTTCAAAGGCATAGCGATCTGGGTACACGGCGTCAATACCGTATAAAGATAGCTGTATGCAATCAGAATCATCGAGCCCGCCGAAATTCGGATCATTTCCACTGACAGACTGGCGGAAAGTCTTCGCTGCGCCATCCGTCATCCCATTCGCATCAGAATGGAGTTCGCTGAGCCCGACACGTAGAACGTTACCATTTAGCCAATCACCTTCATAATCGTGAGATGAAGGTGTAGCGTAAAACATCGTAGACTGAGTCTTTTCATCGTAACCGAACTCTTTGCTTGGTGGATTTTCGGTATAGAATGCCGCTCTCTTTCCTTTTTCTTCGTCTCCAGGTTTGAAAGCATCGTCCGTCTTGTTTACCATATCATCGAGTTTTCGAAGATAAACATCGTCGACGGCGCCGAGATAAAAATCTCCCATTTCAGGAGTCTCAAAAGTATTTACCTGCGTAACATTTCCATTCTCGTCAGTAACTGTTTCGGAGAACGGATTATAGTCTTGGCCTTCGTATCTCTTACGATATTCTGCGGCCTGCTTCGCTGCAGAAGCCAGATTTGCTTGTGCATTTGGATCCATCTTCTGAGCAACAGGATTGCTCAGTCCAGGAGTCGCGGTAGCTACCTGCTGAACTTCTTCCATTGATGGCTTTTCAGTTGTGTTATTCTCGTCAGCCAAGTTTTCGTTCCTCCTAAATACTGTCGTCACTTTATTGCTAACCGTATATTACGGTTTTGACGAGCCGATATGAATTTGTCTAACGGTTAGACTTTTTCAATTCATAAAAAATAGAGCCGATCTCTCGGCTCTTAAGTCAGCTCGACATCCCGATGGCATTCGACACCATACGATTAATATGATATTGGCTGGCAGTAGATCCAATCGTACTGCTCATCGTGATATTTACTGATCCATTCTGCGGCGTCATTCCGGAAGCGGCATTCTGAATAGCTTCTACGGCTTTTTGCTGTCCCTGCGGAGAAGTAGCGTTGACATTGATGACGTAACCACTATTCGGGCCTCCACGCATGACATTCAAGTTCGCATCAGAGAGCGATGGAGCCTGCTGCATCTGTGCTACTTGGCTTTCATCAGACTGACCACTTTGAGCTTGATCTGCCGGGCCATGATCCGATGTAGAATTCATCGGACCAGAAACATATCCGGAAGTAAGCAATCCGCCGGCGATGCCGATTGCTCCGGCGAGAATCGGATTTCCGACATGTTCTGTCATTCCGGCAATGCCTTTGATAGCCTTCGCCACTCTATGAGTAGAAGCTCTAACGGCAGCTTCTTCGATTTCTTCTCTGCGTTTTAAAGCATTGTCTGAATTCTGACGAATGACATCGGCAGCTTCTCTTGCTTTTTCTGTACGAATATCGGCGGCGCTACTACGATTTTGAGGAGCTAGTGCATCTTCGTAGATTTTAGAATCAACCCCCATGCTTTTCGCTTGTTGATTGACCATTTCTTCTGTGCTCGTTATGAGCGATTCAGAAGATCCGCCTTCAATTTTGTACTGGTCATAATCTGGGTTGAGACCATTCTTGGAGATACCGACACGCATTGCCGCACGGAAATTAGCGCTGTTCGGAGAAGTCATTGTCTCTACAGCGTCATGAACGAGCTGGGCGCCCATCGCGGCTTTCATGCCATTCGTAATTTCTCCACGATTAACGGAAGCAATTTCTTCGGCGTTCGCGGCGGCATCCTGTCCAAGTTTCCAGAGATAGAAGTCTTTTGCTTTCTCATATATCGGCGTATCCTTATCGAGAACGTTGGACGGTAAACGAGCAAGTTCTTTTCCGGTACGAGTACTTAAGAGATTATAGTACATCTCGCGAGCTTCATTCGCGACATCACTGACTTCTTCGCCTCTACCGCGTCTATTCATAACACCGTAGATACGGCTATTCAATTTCGACAGCTCTTCACTTCGAGTCAAATCACCATGTTTCTCACTCTTACCCGTTAAGGTAGCTTCCTGAATCGCGGCTACAGTTGTCGTCGCGAGATTTAAGTAACCATGCGTATCTCGATTGCCTTCGAGATTTGCCATGGTGCGCATCCATTCAAAGATCGAAGTATTCAAGCTGCCAGCTGCTAGTTTCGAAGCATCTGCCTCGATCTTCTGATTAATCAGAGCAGAAGTCTTCGCATAATGCATGGACTCCAGCAAATCTTTCTGCGTGTCTTCCGTATACTTTCCGCTCGTCCGTACATAGTCGCTCATCGCTCTTAAGTAATCTGTGGATCCTTTTTCAAGACCTTTTTCTTCGGCGATAGGCGCGAAAGCTTCATTTAGTTTTTCATTTAACTTGGAATATTTCTTTTCTTCTTCAGGAGTGTAGACTCTGTCGAAATCAACGGAATGGCGACCATCATACGTGGCATCCCGAACAGAGTGCGTATCAAGATCATCCATACGAGGAGAAGCATCGCGGCGATCATCAAACTGGTTGAACGTAGCTGCTGTATGGATCGTAGAACCGATGGCGTCGCGGAAAGCCTTTCCTCCGTCATCGAGCTCGACAGATACGCCTTCCATTTTCTTGAGAGCTTTGTATCCGGCATAGTCAAGAGAATCCGTGTGGATTTTCTTTTCTCCGATATTAATCGTAGCTCCGGAACGAACGACGAGAGCGTCGCCTTTATCGGAGTCAAAGTCACCTTTCTTTTGCATCCAGCCCCTGACACCGACAAGAAGCTCATCATCTCCGACTGTATCATTGACGTATAAAGCACTCGCGGCGATAGAAGTATTCTGCTGAGCTGGTTGACGAAGAATATCGGAAAGAGTACCCGTCGTTTTAACTTCTTCCAGCGTAGCCTTCTTCAACTTCGTAGCCAAATCGGCATTGCCGCCGGTCAGTTCCATGAAGTAGTCGTCGTTGTAAATAGCCTTCGCAGCATTGTTACCAACGACAGCGTAAGAAAAGTTTAAAGCCTTAGAAGCATCTTTTCTTCCAACATCTGCCATTTTCGACAGGTTGACACCTTGCCATTCCAGCTGCGAGAAGTTGCCATCCAGAGAACGCCATTCTCCATTTTCGGTAACGCCGCCAGCGAAATCATGTCCCTGAGCAGTCGCACGAATAACGCCATCTTGGAAGTAAGCATTCGACGCTTTCTTGACAACGCCATCTTTGCCTGTCGTCAGCTGCGAGACATGTCCGACAAACTGGTCAATACTTTCCTGAATTTTTCCGAGAGCTTTTTCACGAGCGCCTTTGACGTCAGCATTTTGCTCGTAGTTATCACTATAATCACGATATTGACGCAAGAGACTAGCAATGTCACCTGTAAGAATGCCAGGACTCAGTGTGCCATCTTCTCTTTCGAAGATATCTTTCGTAAACGGAAGAGCTAAGTAGCGATTGCTTCTCTTGCCGTAGATCTGAGCCTCTTCAGGAAGTTTGTCATCATGAAGATCGATCAGAAGAGGTCTGCCATAGAGCTGATTCGTAAACTCTTCCATACCAGAAGCTCTTGCCTGAGTATTCAAGTCTTTCAATGAAACGACATTGAATCCGAACTTCTGCATGTCATCGACGGTCAGAGTATTCTTTTTCTGATTAAACTTGCGAGCGACGGAGAAAGAAAACGCCATATTTTGCGCCAAGACTTTATCAGCCGTGATCTTTGTTGCGCCGGCTTTTTTCATGGTGCCAATGACAGAATCAATCTGTTCTCCTGTCATGCCTTCGTCAACTAACCTTTGGCGAGCTTTCTGAGACTCTTCTGTCAGCTGTTTATACTGAGGAGCAAATTCTTCTTTGCGTTCTTCCAGCGTCTTATCATAGATACGATCTTCTCCATCCGTATAGAACTGATGAGCTTTAATCGTATCAACCAGAGATTGATCGATATTATCTCCGGCTTTTGTGCCTTTGACAAATCTCTCGTATAGTTCGTTACCTTTTTCTTCTCCGAGAGAATGAACAAGGCGTTGCTGAATCGTATTTACATAGTCTTCGTTGATTCTATTCGCGAAGACGTTTGTCATAATACGCTCGTCAAGTTTCTCAGGCTTCTTGTTCTGACGAGCTGTATCCTTCGTCGTAATACGAAGCATATCTAGATTCTGGAGCTGCCCGCCACGAGACAATGCCGTATTCGAATATAGATATCTCTGACCGTATTTCTTGGCTTCTTCGTCATTCAGCCTCTGAACTTTTTCGAAAGAGTGAATCTCTCTTGCGTAGTCGTCTTTTCCTAAGAGCTCGTCTACGGTTTTTCCAGTACTAACTTCCTTTCCTTCCATATCGAATTTGCGATAATATCCGTTATCTAATTGCTCGATATAGCCGGTGACTTTCTTGCCGCCCTTTGATAGCTCGAAATACTTTTCAGGGCCTTCGCTCTTAAAGTATTTGTGAGCTATCTCATCGTACGCATCCCAATCAATAGAACCGTGAGATAACGTAAACGTACCGGTTTTTTCATCAAGTTCAAGATCTGGGCGAACCTTCTTCATTTCACGAAGAATCTCTTGGTTCGACATGCCACGATCTTTCATAGCATAAAACATGCTTGAAAATGCGGTAGGATCTCCGTGCTTGATCTGTCCGGAGTAGTTGTTCATGACGCCCCAGATATGCTGTCCTTCTTGCAGGGCACCGCTGGCCGTCATAACACGTTCGAGCAAGTCTGTCGCTCCATGCCGCTCCGTCATCATGGCATTCGCGAATTCTTCTATGCTGGAGAATGTTTTTCCAATCGTTTCCCGGATTCTCTTATCGTTCCAGCCACCATCAGTCATCGCATTGAGAGCGATACCGAACTTCGTCTTCGAGAGATCCTTCGGTGGATTCATCAGTTCCGTAATAAAGTCTGCCGTAACTTCTCTGCCAATTAGGTTCGTTGCCTTAAATTCCGTAAGGACTTTAGCGACTTTCCGATCTTTCTGCCCGAGACCGTTCATGATAACACGGCCCATCGTCTTCTCGTTATTATCCGAGACTTTGATGTTACCGGACATGTCCATGTCTTCGAGGAAGTAACGTGCTTTATATGTGTTGTTCGAATTGAAGAGATTCCAGACTCTTTCCTGCCAGCCTTCGCGGCTCGTATCAATCTTATCGAGATTCTCATTGATGATTTCGCTGACTCGTTCATCCGACAGGCGCATACGATCCTGGAAGATTCCGAGGCGCAAGAATCCATTTGATTTTGCTAGAACAGGTTTTTCGCCTTCGTCGTAAGCGCCGAGAACGCTGAACAACTTTTCATCTTTTTTACGGAAGACACCGTTGTTAGAATGGAAATGAACGTTGCCTTCGCTATCAAGTTCGAGTTCCGGAGTAGCATCGCCGAGATTCGAGCGTTTCATAACAACGTCACGAGCATTGCTTTCAACGGCACGAACTTTATCGACATCTACCTGTTGCTCGTAATAGCGATAGGATAGCATCGCATCAGCTGCACGAGAAGTAATTGCGCCAGCGCCTTCATCCGTCATAATTGAGGAAATGCGAGTAAATTCAGCGCTTTCTCTCGCTGATAGAGATAGAGCTAGAGCATTCGCGCCTTTATCGACGAGAATTTGAAAATCTCTCGTACTCGTAGAAAGACGCCTGCCGATAAACGAGTTTTCTACTTTATAGCCAATGCTTTTGCCAATTTCTTCGTTACGAGCAGACTCACCGACGGTGCGAATAAGATCTCCGGCCATGCCACCGATTGAATCAAGATATTTCAGAGTATCTTCTGAAGCCCTGAAATAAGAAGCTCTCGCTTTCTTGTATTCGATGCCATTCGCACCAACATGGGCATTCTCACCGACATTCTGATTCTCTTGATAGATACGGTAGAAGCCCTTCGAAGAATGCGTTCCTAGATGACGAGTAAATCCGCGAATCTTGGAATAAACATCGGCATTCGGGCTGCCGTTATTAATAACTTCCTGTATTGCGTCTTCGAAGAGAGAACCGTGCTCTTGAATAGCAACGACCTGTGCCATCGTAAGATCGCTCAGACGTTTGCCGTCATAAAGCTCTGTTCCGTCTTTCATGTAAGCTTCATGGGATTTATCCATGAGCTCTTTCAGGATATTATCAGTATCTGAGCCAGTACCTTCGAATTCTTGGAAAGCCTTGGTATTTGAAAGTTCTCCCAGCTTCTGTACAATATCTCCTGCATAGAAAGATTGCGAAGTCAGGCGATCCTGCTTATTCTTGTCCAAGCTCGTAGAGAAATCTCTCCACGTAGCGTTGAACTTGCTGAGAATATAATTGACACCGCCAAGAAGTTCGTTCTCGCCAGCTTTCCTTTCAAGAAAGTCTGTATGGAGAGAGGCCCCGACATTTCCGGCGGCCTTGCCCCATAATGAATTAACTTGGAGCTTCTTTTCACGGCTTCCTCTGTCGTAGAGGTTAAATAAACCGATAGGGTCTACGCGACGAGTATTATTCTTGCCTTGGCGAATAAAGAACGCCCCGTCTTCATAGCGCTCCTTGGTGAAGAATAGCTCTTGAGACTTGCCAGCTTTAAAATCATTGATACTGTTGTAGCCCCAGATTTTGCCAGTTTCTTCGTTGTAGCCGATGGCGCCGCCATTTTCATAGATTCCACGAACAAGATCGTGGACGACTTCGCGAGTATTTGCTCTCTTGATCTGTTGTCCTCTCTGCATGAGTTCAGCGCTCTCTTTCGAGTAGCCCTGAGCCATGAGATTCTTTACGAAGTCCTCGGAATCTTCATGAGCGAACCCTGTATTGAATAGAATCTTATCTACGATATTATCGGCGATTTTATTCGTCGCGTTCTCGAATTTCTGCTTCGCAAGTTTCGGATTATCTTTACTATACGAGAATGGGATGATTCCTAGCTTGTTTTTGCCGATACGATCAAGAGTCTCTTCAATCGTTTTCTTCGAGAGTCCTTGGTTTTTCTCCTTCGAATTTACGACATCATAAGTGCCGATAGGAGACAAGAAGCCTTTCGTCGGGTCTTTCTCACGAGCTTGTTCGAAGCCATGGAGAATCTTGCTCGTGGCAATATCCGTACTATCATTTGCCAAATCAACGGCATAGTCTTTATCTTCTTCAATGACATGCTTATCAACGAGAAACTTCTGGAAATCGCCGAGAATCTTGACTTGATTTTCCGGCGTGAAACTCTGAATCTGACGATCGTCGTAGCCCATCTCTTTTAAGAGAGTAGTGGCCATGCCCCATTCGCCACCATGAAGCTTAAAGGCTTTGATTCTACCTTCCGGAGCTTTGATGCCATTGAATCCGTTAAGATCAACTTCGAAGATATTCTCCATTTCGGAGGCAACACGATATCCTCTGCGCCACCCAATCGGAGCATTATTCAGTTTTGATAGCTTCGTTACACCTTCATTTGCCTGAAGAACTGCTTGTTCTTGAAGAGCTTGACGAGCATAGCGATAGTAAATCTTGAAGCTCTTGTCGCGAGTATTGTCTGTGCCGGACTGCTTCTTAGCGAAATCGAGTGCAGCCTGAATCAGACCGAAGTTACGACGGCCATAATCTTCTAGCTGTGTCATGTTACTCGCAGTGTTCGAGTACATGTGCATGATGCCGTCGGATTCCCAACCGAAATATTTATAGAGAGTATCCTCAAAAGACTTCGCCGAAGGTTTATATTTCGGATTATTCGCGATTTCCGTCGCCGTACGTATCGTGCGATCCATCATCTCTTGAGTATATTTGCGACGATATACTTCAAGATCAGAACCGGCGGCAGCTACCATATGAGGAGTATCTTCTGGCAGCCCCTGAATCGGACCATAGACTTTCGGGATTTCCTCATCCATATCGGAGATATAACGAAGCAACCCGGCGTCTTTCGTGGCGTCGAGTTCTCTCGCTGCTCTAGCGGCCGCATCGTTATCAAACGCCAGCGTGCTTTGAGCTTTTAAGCCCTCAGCCGTAGGATCGATAATTTCGACTTTTCCCTTGGAATCTGTAGAGTAAAGTCGAAGAGCATTTCTCTCTTCTTTTTTCAAGTCATTAATAACATATTCGCCATTCTCGTTGATATGGCCAGCGTATGACATATGACTCAGGCTGAGTCCGATATTATGCGGAGTACCGAATTTCCAAACATCGCTATTGGCGCCAATGGTTTCAGAATCAGAATATGGAGTTAAATGGATAAAATCTAGAGAACCGAAATCTAATTCAGGATGTGCTTCTATGATGGATTGATATAGTGGATTATCTCTATCAATCCTGCCATTGCCCTGAAGAATGTAAAGACCGCGACGACGCTCGCCAGTTTGCTGGAAAAGTTCTTCTTTCGCTCCAGTTCCCGTGATAGAGACAGCATCCGATGTACGGATAGTGCCATTCATTGGATCTCCGACGAATGTCAAAATGCCATCTTGGCGATAGCCAGAACGATTTGCGTAAAATACTTCCGTGCCATTTGCGCTAAGTCGATCGGCGTCTTTCGGCAACTGATTGATAAGCGAATTCGGGTCATTCGGATTGAATAATCCAGTTCTATAAACCAGCGTCGCTGTTCCGATGGCGTCTTCTTTCGCGTTATGGGCACCGTTCTGAACTTTCGAGCCATTGATAAGTTCGAAAGCGTGAAGAAGAGCTTCCTGTGTCAGAGGCGTCTTGCCGGCTTCGCGCATCCATTTCATTTGCTGCGGAAGGAGGTCTTCGTGTCCTTTAAAAAGGTTCCGATAAAATTCAGAGCTATTTCCGACAGCTGCTCTTTCGACATGGAGATCGTCGAAAACATGATTGAACTTAATAGCGGAGCCGCCGAAGAGCTGATTGACTTCTTCTTTAGCTTTGTCGCTCATATAAGGCGACGTAGCAAAATAGCTTAAGTTGCGAATATCGAAGACTTCGGTGTTGTGGCCAATTGCTGTTAAGTCATTATCTACGATTGTATGAAGACCGGAAAGAAGTTCTTTTTCCCATCCACGAACACCGTCAACAGCCGTAGCTTCCTGCTGACGATAGATATCCGTATAAAGTTTGAGACCTTTTTCGACTTCTTCCTTCGAAAAACGTATGTCTTCCTGCTCCGCGAAATTATCGAACGTGAAGATGCCTTCACTTGCTCTAGAAGTATTTAATTTCGTCTTCTCATTTCCAGCAAGAGCGAGACGGTTCAGCGTAACCTTTTCATCGTTCGTGATTTCCTGACCGGAAAAATAGCGGCGCGAAATATCTTCGATACGCTTCCGCATATCATCGTTGATACCGATGATAGAGCCATAAGTATGCTTGATTCCCGTAGAAGCATCGAAAGCGTTATTGGCGATGTCTCCTTGAACATGAGAGAAAGAAAACTCCGTGATGAACTGGCCTAGTTTTCTTCCGCCCTCATCGTAAGTAGCGCCAAGAGTTTCCAGATCCCATAAGACACTTTCACCGTTATGCTTCAAGATATTAGCGATACCTTGATAAGCGGTCGCCGGTGTTTGTGCGACGTTATTCAAGATCCTCTGATAGAAGAGTCTCGGCGTCTGGTTCTTCGGTGATGTTACTGCTTCGATAAATGTATCTGGCGTGAGCTTCCCGTAAGCATTCTTGACAACTTGAGAAATCAGAGCTTTATCTGAGCTAGTAAGAGCCTGAATAGGTACTCCGATATGGCCGCCTTCACCATATTTCGAGACAGTCTGAATTCTACCGGTAAAAATAGGCGCAATACGAGTGGAGAGAGCGTCAGAATCCATCTTGCGCAGATAATCATCAATGAGAGCGTTCTTTTCTTCCGCGCTCAAACTGTCAATATCATTGACTTCTCTCGTTACTTGCTGGTGTACTCTCCTATTTTTCTCTCTAATCTCTGCTTGTCCACGGACGTACGCAGCTACGCTGTCTCCTTCGTATATGCTCATGGAATAAACTCCTTATCTATATAAATGAAAAAGTCTAACCGTTACACTTTTTCGAAATGACTTCTACTACGTAGATTACCCGAAAAAATTTCCCGCTTAAATAAAGCGGGAAGCACGAACTTAATTCGCTTGCATCTGAAGACTTTGATTAACACGTTCCTGGACATCTTTCATTCCGAGCATCGTCTTAATCGATGCTTTTATCGAAGTAGCTCCGCCGGATTGGCCGGCCTCGACGGAGATATCAACGTTCTTCAAGCCTTGTCCTTTTAGTATCTTTTCGATACGGTTTTTGACGGTCGTAGAATTATGATCTTGCTTATGTATATCCTGAATCCGAGGAGCATTCGCTACTTCCGGTTTATCCAGCTCAGATTCATAGAATCCGAAATCGCCTAATTGCAGTCCTTGATTCACAACACTCTGGACTTCAGAATTCTTCAGGTCATACTGCGGAGCCCATCCAGCCCAGTTTTCCTGTGGAAGAGCATGCTTCTTGAAATATGTTTCGTTATCTACTTGCTTATCTTCTTTCATGCCCCAAGCCATTTTGAGGGCCCGATTCAAGAACGGAGATACTTTATTCAGGATTTCCTCTCGACGAGATTTATTACGCTCCTTGACAAATTCCATGAAATACTCGCGGTCTGTCTGCGGAAGTGCCGTGATAATCTGTGACCACGTAGCATCTTCTTTTAAGCCGTACATCGTATTTTCTGCCGCTTGCTTATAAAGCAGGGCAGTACGTGTCCATTTACCACCTGGAACAACGAGTTTTTCTCCTTCGAGGTCGTTGATACGGCTCGTGAGCATACTCGTCAGACGATCTCTTTCTTCACTTTCAGGAGCAGAACGAACAAGATCTTTTTTAAGAGACTGGAAGTGTTTAATCGCGAGACGATTCTGTTTGGTCGCTTCTTCTCGACGTTCGATGACATCTTCGATATCGACGTCTTCTTCATCTTTCGCTTTTTTGGCGGCTTTCTTGTAGAGCCCCATGAACTTGAGATATGTCAGGCGATCATAGTAATCCTGCATCTCCCATTTCTTTTTCGTTCTTTGAGGTACCCATTCGCCGTTTGGATTCGTAGCCGTACGATATAATGCGCCTACGGCAGCACCTATCAAAGCACCCTTGCCTCGGCTCTTCTTAAAGAAACGAGCAACTTCTTGCCCGACATTCGCCGCAGAAAGTGTTTCATCGGCGTAACTATTGCCTCCTGTAAGAGCGTGGCCTAACGTAGAAATCGCACTTCCATGACGAGCCCATTCCATGGCTTTCTTGGAGTTACCGAGATACAGTAGCTGAGATAAAGCCGCTCCGATAAATGCACCTCGATCAGAAAGAAGATAAGCCGCTCCGATTCCGTGACGCATGCCAGGAGATAACCCTTCAATTTCTTCTGAAATACGATAAGCTCCACCGATCAATCCCGTAAAAGCTGAGCGATCATGGAAAGAACGCTCCAATGCAGGACGCAAGAACGTCTCAATTGGATGAGACCAAGTCTGATAAGGAGTGCCGTAAACTTGCTCTGCTTCATAAGATTCTAGCGGAGAACGAACTCTCAAGAACTGGTCAGAGATCCACGGGAGATCCAGGTGAGCGATAAATTCAGAAGCGTAGGCTACACCTTTTTGAACGACGCCCATATCGCCAAGAACTGCCGGGGTGCTATTATCGCTTTTACGAATCGCGGCATCGCCGGCGGAAATCATCTGCTTTCCGACATTTTGTCCGTCGATGTAAACAGCTGCGTTGATACTACCGATAGAATCATTGTTCGTCTGATTATCCGAATCTTCGTCAACGGCAACAGTAACTGTTTGACCAACGTGAATATATCTACCGAGAACATCCTTCATGGATTCATTCGGATTTCCTCGGACACTCGCACCGGCAATCTTGAAGATAGAGTTGCCACTACGGAACTTGCCGTATCCAAGAACTTCAGAAACGACGACATTCTTATACTGTAATCCGTGTCCTACGACTTTATAATCGTAGAAATCATGTTGCTTGCCTTGCTGGTTAACTCTCTGACGAATCTCGCTCATCTCATCGATGAGTTCAGGATCCGTAACAGTCTTCTTAGCGATGTCTCTCCACATCTTATATTCAGGAGAAAAAGGAGCGATATCCGCTAGAATTTTCATTCTATCAAAAGCACCGTATTTTCCTCCGAATTGATCAGGGTGCAGTTGATTCAGACTTTCGTATCCTTTACCAGGTAAACGCATTTCTCCTTTCGGCACGGCCGTAAACGGATCACCATAGCGGAAACGATCTGGGAGCCAATCAGGCATCTCATTCATGAGAGGATTGATACGAGTATTACGTCGATAATCAGGAATAAAACGACGCATGATTTCTGCGGCTGGGCCGCCGAGACCGCCGAGATTCTCATCCCAAAAAGTACGGCTAAATGAAGTGATGTCTTGTCCCGTCGCGATACGTTTCTTATTATCGACACCGAACCCGGTAGCCTCGCCGACACCATAACCGTAAATACCAGCTATTAAGCGCCAAGAAACTGCCGCATTCTGAACGAACGAAGAACCTTTACCTTGATTAATCAGATCCGTAACAGTATCAGGATCATTTAATAAGTTCATGGCGTCGACTGGACGATAGTTTTTGAGTTTCAGCCCCTGAGCCATTCCTTCTTCCGCATCGATTTCGTCCTGAGACATCGTGCGAACGTTCTTTCCGGCCTTCGCTTTCGTAGCATCATTCATTTGACGAAGCCAATTTGCCGGATTATGATCTCTCAGTATATTTTCGAGGTCTTCTTTAATACCGAGAGTATCGCCTTTCGTTAAACGATTAATCTCTAGACGATCTGCGTCATATAGATGTCGAGCATTTTTATTTACCGGTTGCCCATCTTTATCAGCGACGTAAGAATCTTTCCCGTCAGCTTTCTGAACGACGTAATTCTGTTGGTTCGGGACTGGGCCTCCGAAAACAGCGTAATCAATCGCTTCTTTCCAACCGATATGATTATTCTGGTTAACCGTTTCAAGAGCATCAGCAGCTGATTTTCCTCCCGTGAGAGAAATGCCGCCTATCGTTCCTCCCGCTCCGGAACCAGAACCTAAGCCGAAACCGCCTTCTCCGTTCGGCGCTCCAGTAGCCCCGATATTCGGTCCGCCATTTCCATAACGAGTGCCAAGTAATTGGCCATTCTTAAATTGGACCGAAAGAACGTTTGTGTCATCCGTAGGATGATCATAAGGAACGAAGTTAATCGGGTCGAAGTTGCTTCCACCGATCTGGATATAATTTTCTCCGGCGAGATCTCTTGCTTTCTGCTTCGTATATTCATTGATTCCATGAAGCAGTGAAAGAGGATCGATGCCATTGACATTTCGATAGTCAATATCCGTAAACGGAATCGTATGAAGACTCTTTTGAGGTTTTATCAGCTCTCCGATCGTAGGATTCAGTATCGCGCCCCACGGAGTACCATCGGCGAACATATGACCCGTTAATTCGTACGGGCGGTCGTCTTTATGTTTTTCTTCTAACCAATAAGGATCTAGGATTCCGAGAATCGGAGAAAATGGATTCGTCGGAGTAGGCAAGAGTGAATGTGACCACTTATCAAAGTATCCATCATAAAGAGATTTATCTTCGTAGTCTGATTGAATACGACGAACGAAAGTGGGCTCGAAATACTGGATCGCGCCGCCACGAGCTTCATTGACGCCGCCAAATGTCCACCAAGCGCCCTTGCGAACCGGCGTATATCCTGACTCGTACCATTTACGGCGCTCATCCGCGCTCTGGAATTCATCATGATCTCCCCAGTACTGCATAATCGGATTAATCGATTTTTCACCTTTCATCCAATCCGTAATACCGAAGGTATCCATCAATTTACGTGAAGCAATATCGACGTTCGCTACACCTTGAGCGGCAGCGCCGGTAATCGACATTCCGGTAACTTCCTGAGAAGTATCATCTGCCCATTCATAATACGTAGCGGCAACGCCGATCGGGATCACACGCTTCAGCATAATAGCCGATGCTAGATCGGCGGTAGACCCCATATTATCTTTCGAAAAGCCTAAACCGACTTTATTCATTTCATCGGAGAGGCGAGAAAGCATAAAGTATGGAATCTGCGTATATTCCGATACGCTTTCCATGCTATCGCGGCCTGCGTAGAACTGTTTGAAAAACTGTTTGACGTTCGCTTTCGTTTTCGTCCAGCTATTAAGGTCGTTCAGCATATCTAGCGGGCCCATCGCGTCACGCATTGTGACCCATGAGTTATATCCGATAGGATTGCCGATTTCGTCCGGCTTTTCGTAGACCGTATCCGTAAAATGGGAATTCTCTTTTCTCATGTTACGGACTTCGCTGCGAAGTGTACTAGTTAGCTCATCATCTCCTACGAAGATATCATGAGCTCTTTCGACTGCTTGCCAACCTTCGCCGATACTATTAGAACCATCATCTTCGCCGATATCGCGGCCGAGATTCACCATATCATCGAAATATGATGTCATTGCTGAACGCTTTGCATTAATTTCTTCTACGCCACTGAGATCAGCTTTTTTAATTAAATCCAGCGCTTGCTGAAAATCTGGCAAATCCGTATCAGGAACTCTGGAAGCACTCTCTTTCGCGAAAGCTTCACGAGTTAGCACGGTACGAAGATATTCATCGACTGTTTCGGTAGCGTTCCCGGTATCTGTACCGACGATATCATTGATAGAAGAACCGACCCTCGTATTTGAGCGAGAGTTCTTTTGTTTGACGATCTCGAAAACAGAACGAGGATTCGTCTGAAGACGGTTCGACACATCTTTCAGTTCTGAATCAGAAATATAATCGAGATCCGCGTTCTTTATGAAATCGATAAGCTCTTCATGATTTGCCGACTGTAATGCTTCGAAAATCCTTTTCGCGTCTTTATTCTCGGCAGCTGCCGCGAGTTTGCCGGCAGATTCTCTCGTAACTCCATACGTATTATCATGCATGAAATCACGAATCGTTTTGACTTTGAAGAGCTCTCCGAGACGAGTCTCTCGTTGCTCTGCTGTTTCTCTTTGATAGCTTCCTCCAAAAGCATCGATGGTATCATGAAGGGTATTCAGCTCTTCATTCGTGGCATCAGTATATGAATCGATAATATTGCCGAAGTAATCCTCAGAATCGTATTTATTGGCCATTGCCTTGATACGTTCCAAGGAAGAATTCATACCGGAGAATTCATCGCGGTCTTGTCCGATATCGAAGAATCGTAAAATACGATTATCGTTTCGTTTATATCGGACATCGCCTGCCATCTGCTTCAAGATATTCTTGCGGGCTCCGTATTCGCCGGAAGCCATATGCGTTCGGATACCGCGAAGTTCTTCTATTTCTTCTAGGCCGTTCTCGGTAAATCTGAAATAACGAGAACTGGTATGAAAAATCGTAGAATCTAGCTGTGAACTACCGTGATTTTCTTTATTGTTCGTCAAAGCGGCGAGGACTGGGTCATAGGAGCCTTTGAATTCTAGAGAAAACTTCGGAGCAAAGCGAGCGTATTCAAAATCTCTCGCTTTCAAAACTTTGCCGGGGAGGGTGTCGGCAACACCTTTTATTAGCGAGTCAACGAATTTACGAGAGCCTTCTTTGGAATAGATATTTCCGTTCGCGTCTTTTCCGAGGCCACCGACATCCGCCGTGATATTTAAGAAGCGCTCTTCGAAATTCGTTCCTTTCTGAGCATCGATGCGGGCATAGAATTTCCGCATATCTTCCATATCTTGAATCGGATCGAATTTCTTTGCCGCGTGATGCGCTCCGCCAGTTTTGTACGTCGATACTTCGATTTTATCTTTATTTTTTAGGAGGTCTCTGACCGTGACTTCGTTCTGCCCTTGGATGAGGTCAACGAGTTTCCCGAAAGCGCCTTTCTTTCTCGTCGCTGTTCCGAAGATCTCTTCCATTTCGTCAAGAGAAGCCATTTCTTTCATCAGAAATTTATTCTGGCGTCTCCAATCAAGCATGAAAGGCGTACGATGTTCTTTTGAGTACGCCTTCATATCGTTTACGAGCATCTGGGCAAAGTCTTTCTGAGTCCCCGTAAAGCCAGCTCGTTTTATTTGCTCATTTACGATGTTTTCTTTGTGAACACCTGAAGCAACATTGCTGATAAAAGAACGAAATCTCTGCGCTTCGTTCGCATCCATCCTGGAAGCCTGAACGCCAGCTTCGAGATTTTCTGCCGCATGATTAATTAGTCTCTGCGTCCATGCACTCCCGGCATCGGAAATACCTTCTGTATTCCGCATCGTGCGTATCTGACGCAAATGACTAAAGAGAGAACGAGATTCTTCAGGGTTCAAGCGAACTTTGCCACGCGCTGTTTCAGCCGCTTCTTTATATGCTGCTTCCGCTGTTTTACGTAGTCCTCTTACGTCGTCAATCGTCCAGTCTTCCATGGCTTTTGAAAAACTGGAATTCGTCGCCATTCGACGAGCGAACGTCGCACCAAAATTAAGCCCCCGTTCAGCAACGGAGGCTAATCCAGTACGTCTAGCGAGCATCTTACCTGTCTTCCAAGCAATCGCGGCTCCAACGCTTTTACCTAGGAAACTCAGATATGGATTCTCTCCACTCTGACGTTCGTTCATTTCTCTTTGACGGCGGCGCTGCTCTTCAGCGGCTAATTGTTTATCTTCGTCTGCCAAGGAAGTGCCACCTTTCTATTTTTTAATACCAGCCTGGACGCAGTGCTGGCGGACGATCATCAACATCATCCTGCGCAAGTCCGTCGATGCCATGTTCCATAACATCATCGTGAGCGAATTCCGGGAACTTCTTCAAGAATTCCTCACGCTCTTTCATTTTGTCGAGAGTAAGCTTGGCCCCTTTGTCTCTCTTGTTGTCCCGAGAAACTGTTCCATCGTCAGCCTTCTTGTCAGCTTTCTTTGATCGATTCCGAACTTCGGAACGCTCAGCTTCTTTTTCTTCGAGGTTTTCTTCGCCATAGAACTGTCCTTCCGGCTCCTTGAATTCTAGCCCATGCAGATTATGAAGTTTCCATTCCGCACGAGATAGATACTTCGTTGTCTTCTCGACATCCCATTTTTCGATTTCTTCGATATCATAGTTCGGGAATGCCTCGTTAATAATGCAAGTGATCTGATTGTCGAGATCATACATTTCTGAACGATAATAGTCATGGAGACTGCGGCGACGGGCCAGGTCATCTAAGAAAGAGTCCTTCAGAATTTCCTGTTTTAGCTGAGAGGGAAGACCAGCTTCCTTATCATCCCAATCATATTCATCCGGATCCGGGTAGAGCATGCACTGAGAACACATGAGCTCTTCTTTCTGATAATCGTTGAAACGAGAATCTTGAAGAATCTCCCGAAACTCGGCGCGGCCAAGTGCTCGGTAGATAAATGTTTGACCATCAATTTCTGTGACGAAAACATTGCGATATTTCTGGCTAAACTCGATGAATAGCTTGGTGATATCTACTGGCTCTTTTGCTTCTTCGACAGCTTTTTTGATTTGAATCTTATTCCTCATAAGACATCATCAGAGTTCCTTTGTTCTCTTAAGAGCACCGAAGCCAGAATGCGACATAATCTCTTCCGAGAGATTGTCGGCAAGGCCGGCAGCTGCTTCAAGTTCATCATCGATGTTTTCCGGATACAGAACTGCCGCACGGCAAATTTCCGTCTGACGATCCATGAGACGCTTTGCCCTCTTCGCGTCATCCTGCTCGTCTTCACGAGGAATTTCGGTATCAATCATAATCTTCGAATATTCACTACGACGAATCGGACGATAGATAATTACGGTATCGCCATAACCCGTCTGATAGACATGTTTGAATTCATCCTTCCAGGAAGCGATGGTCTCTTCCGTAAGAAGCGTGCTCTCCAGTTTCTTGTTCATGTAAATATATCCTCCTCTAGGAATGAGTAATTAGTTGTTTTTTACACTATAAACATTACGTATCGGACGCAGCTTTCGCATCCAGAGTTTTCATGTCGTTAGCTACGAATTGATACATTTCTGTTGTCGGCGTCGGATCGGAGACGCTGGCACCGTTCGTACATGATAAGATGTGAACACCTTCTAAGATAACATGAACTTCACGATTTCCTCTCTCAGGATGCCCGTAAATCACATCGATATCGAAGGTTTGCGGCCAAAGATATCCATGATTATCTTGAGAAACTGAGCCTTTTACCTTTGCATCCCCAGCGCCATGAACTTCTCCTAAAATGCGATCATGTACAGGGACAACATAATCCTTCATGTTATAAATAGCATTCTGTTTCTCAGCCGAAGCTAGTAGTCTAAATAGATAGTTCGGAGACGTAAAGCGAATAGAGAACTGTCCGTTGATAATACGACTGCCAATCGCGATTTCGTCGAAGGTATAGCTGTTAAAACCATAGATTGGTAGGCTCCTCTGCTGTACCGTCCATTGAATATCACTAACATCCTCTACGTAATAATTTCCGAAATAGATTTCGGCATCAATCGAAGAATAATATCGCTTGATATACTGCTTCGATATTTCTTGCACGCCATTCTCGGTTTTTACTCGATCATAGCTAGCAACGAATGGAGTATAAACTGGCGTCTGATTCTGATTAGCCATCGTAGATGTTCACCTCCATATCCAGCTGGTCGCGATAGCACGATGCATCGCCAATATTATTGAATGCCGCGAAACCTGAACGATGATAGTCATTCAAGCTAATCGCTAGAACAACGCAAAGGGCATCTTGTGCTACATTTACCGTTACGGCATGTCTGTAATCATCAGAGCGATAGAATCTCTTCGTCACCGTTCTCGATGATGTGTCGTACTTAATAGCGCATATCTCGTATGGAACGTCTTGGTCGTAGAACGCGACTTCGCCCTCGGAGTATTTTAGTATCGGCATTTTGTCGAAGAACTGACGAGTATAATTGAACTGTTTCATCCACTGATCGTGAATAAAGAAGATTGTGTTGTCGATGTCATTCGACAGTTCTTGGTGCTGAAGAATCTCGAAAATGGCCTTGTCTCGAATATCTTGCATCGTAAGATCATAGTCATGAGACAAGTTGGTGATGATATCTGAAACGGTATTGTATAGATTTCCCGCGCCGAATACCCGCTGGAAGCTCTGAAGAAAGCTCTTTGCGTAAGATAGATTCTCTACCAATTGGCGCTTCTTTCGATAATCGTCGATATCTCCCCGGATATCGAAACGAGCAAATTTCGATATAATCTTGCCATCAGCATCTTTGATATATAACAAGATTTCGTCATCGATAAAGTCTGAACGAGTATCGATCGTCATAACTCTCTTGTTGATCTTATAGCGGCAATCGTACGTAACGTTCTCGAAGAGATCTGTCTCGCAAAGCGCCAGATAAAAGTCTTTTCTCGAACTAGCGAAGAAATCATAATCTGGAATCGTAACATGAATCACGCGGTCGTCCAGATTGTCTCTCTTCACCGTGACACGATCTATGATATAATCTACCGGCTCTTTCTGTGTTTCAATGACGATGCGGGACTTGTCATCCTGTGTCAATTCAATATCCAAGTACGATAGCTCCGTATCATCGATAGAGTTTTCAATTTCAATATCGCGAGAAAGCCCTGAATAGGATTCCCATAGGAATTTGGATCCTTCCTCATCCATTTGATAATGGATAAGTTCGAGAGCCATTTCCCCCTGAATGTAGAAATCCAGCAGATAGTATGTGTCTGGCGTCAAGCTCGGATAGAAGTCTTCATCAATTCCTCTCGTAGTTACATATACTTTTTCTCCGTCTTCGATTTTGAAGACATTTACGCTCGTAAAACCGGAAAACGGAGTTATGCTGAAACGTGCCGCATAATGAATAGAAACATCCGGGCAGTTTCTTTTATTGCATGACATCGATACAATATTTTCGTACTGCTCCGATGCTAGAATCAGTTGATAGAAGCTTTTTCTTTCGAACTCCTGAATATTTTTCACTTCATGAAAAGCTTTTACCAGTGAGTAAGTATATCCATCATTCGCATCTCGAATTTCGGCGATTACTTTCTTCATGTAATCTTCGTCGATAGGGGAGACGATGCGAGAATATATTTTCTCGTAAGTTTCGCTGTCTTTCTCAAGAGAAACATATGCTTCAATTTTTGCGGAACTGCCTTCTCCTGATGTCATCCAGAAAGAATAGAATCCTGCTCCTTCTGGAAAGCTTCTTATAATTGTTCGGTTCGACGCTACAGCAGCGGCATGAATCTCGTCATTGCCATTCTTCTGATACATAACAGAATTATATCCGACGTCCCATCCGTCTGTCCGGAAGCATAAGCCTCTTTCTCTCTGCCATAAAAGCGCTAGCGGCGCGTAAGATCTTCTCATTCTTTCTTTTCACGCTCTCTTTCATCATAGTATTCTCGAGTCTTTGAGAAAGCGTAGTTGTAAGCTGCTCTGATCTTTTCTTTTCTATGCTCGTATCTATCTTTCTGTATCAGGCCGCTCTTATAATCTTTTTCGTTCTCATTGTCAAACCAAGCTTTTTTATCGCTGAGCTTTTTATTGAAATCTTCCCGAGTCGAATCCTGTAGTTCTCTTACGTCTAACGGAAAATCGGAAACGTATGGATTCGAGCTATCATACTCTTTAGAAATTCCCGTGATAGATAAGTTGTAGTCATCATCGCTTGATTTTACCTCACCACTATCTTTTTTTACTGGGTTATCAATGGGAGTATTATCGTTAACGTTATTGTTTACAGGGATATCGTTTATGGATAGCGGGCGATTGACACCAGCGCGATTTCCGTCCGTGACATTCGACAAATAATCTACATCCTTCGCGAAGAACTCAAACGTATTTTCAGTGTACATGTCCTGCACACTCATAACCTGTCCTTCTGATACAAAAGAAACACCGTAGATTGCCAAGCGAGAGCTACTGCCGTATTCGTTGCTCATTGAAATCGTAACATTAATCGGCGGAATCTCGTCTATCAAAACATGAGATTTATTGCTAACAGCATTCAGGTATTCGTCCATCATAGACTGAGCCCAGTGACGATCGAATACCGTAAAAATCATTTTACCGGCAACCATGCGATTGCTGAAGACATAACTCTTGTAATTCATGTCTCCGAGAACGCGAACTGGCATTTTCTGGTTATACAAGGAATATGATATCGTCTGCATCTCTCCGACGACCTTCGTAATGCTCTTTCCGCTCACCAACGGAAGTTCGAAGATGCAGATCATATCGTTGCCAGAGTAGCTCGTATAAGTACGAGTATACGCAGAAGCTACTGTTCCACCATATCCTTGAGATTTTGCCGATACTCCGCTCGTGTATGCTTTTTTATTTTCTTGAGCCGTATAAGCAGGAGAATCCACTTTCGGCTTGTCTACTATATTCAATGGAGAATCCCTCCGTTTTATACGCACGAAAAAAGAGAGTGAGTTAATTTTTTAATTCACTCTCTTTATTACCGATTGTAGATATAAATATATCTTACTGGACGGCGCTCTCGCGCTCGATCGGCTTCATGTACTCGACGCGACGAGCAACGAACGTGCAGGCTTTCTCCGAGATGACATTGTCGATAGAAAAACCGCTCTGCTCGTTCAGGATTTCAACAGCGTAAAGAACGATTGAAGCCTTCTGGCCATATTCATTCGCGAACGAGATCGTGATATCGAACGGCGGAATTTCATCGGCGTACTTCGGCATAGCGACACTCGAGATATTTTTCGCACGCGTCTCGGCTGCCTTCTGCATACCAGCATCCGTATTCGTATCGTTAGAACCGACGCCATTATTCGCGATACTCGTCATGTTCTTATCCCATTCATCGATGGAGAGACGAGCATACTCGTTAGCATTTTCGTTATCTCCGCCGATACGATGGAACGACTTTTCTTTTCTGACGTGATCAGCTAGACCAGCGACAAGAGCATCACGGTCGAAAATTGTGAACACAAGAGAGCCCGCGACGCCACGTTTGCCACGAGAGAACGAACGAGGCTCTGCACTACCCATAGTATAGCATTTATTGGACTATGCCTTTGGCAGCTCAAAGAGCTGCGTGTCTCGCATATTAGCAATAAAATCAGAATCTTTTATATGCAGTCGATAATACTTATGTGTTCCTTTATTGTGAAAAACAGGTGTCGAATTAACATCAAGAAGATGCTGAATTCGTTTACACCACGCAAGTGTTCGATTGCTATCAGCTATTGGCATGATTTCATTTCTTTCATCGAGAACGGTATGCGAAACATATAGAAGTTCTTGATCTTGATTGTCAAATGTGTTATTATCGAGAACATATTTTTTATATAGCTCATGCTTTCTGGATAAGCAACAGTCGTCTATGTCTCCATGATATAGCCACCAAATAATCAATCTTGCGAGATTTCCTTCCCACAGAATTTCCCAGACATTATTTTGTGGTACCCATCTTGGCGCTTTTGGAGGAAGCATAAGAGTGTCAACAAGCGTATCACATACCCAATCAGTGATCTCTTTCTTCTCGTCTATAAAACCAAATCTTACCGCGTTTCTTGAAGCACGATATGAAATGGTGCCATCGCCATCGACACATCCACGAATAAAATCTCGTTCATAGCCTTTTATCGCTTCTACAGGAACTCTTTCTTTGATATCTGAAAATTCATCGATAATGTCCCTGCGATCGTAAACACGAATTTTGGGTTGTGGAGATTTATACTCGGAATAATCATGAACAACGGCTTTAATTCCGAGAATTGCTTTTACCTTATGCATCAATTCCCTGTCAGCGTATTTACAGATAAACTGCATATGCGTTTCATCACCTTTTCCTCGATATGAAGGATGTGTAATGGCGCCATCTGACAGAAGATAACCTAAAAACCATGCCATTTTGCTATTCAATTTTGATTTCTCCTTTATATCCACCTATAGGGGATTGGAATATTGCTAGGACCTCTTCAGGTCGAGTCTCTACGGGCTTTGATACTTTATGTATCTTACCCTCGGCGTTGGGTGCTAACCGTTCACCGATTTGAGCGAGATTTTATGCCAGCCTACACTTATTAGGCAACCGGCGCTTTTTCCTTTTCTTTTAGATAGTTCGTTAAGCTATCTACTGCATCATATGCAGCTCGAGATTTCAATCTCGATGAGGAGACTATTTCTTCACCATGCCGCTTACGCGGTTTAGGGCGACCCATTTCGAAAGCACTTGCTTTCTATGGCTATTTCAAGCCTTAGTCGTTTGACCTTCCTGTTTCCAGGCTTGGCGACCAAACATCCCTTGTTAGCAGCTTTTAGACTTGCGTCATGAGCTATCTTCATCGTTGTTTCTGGATTTCTCCACCATCAACAAGGTTTCTATCTATCCTTGTTTGTGGTGATGAAGCTCTTAAGGAGTTACTGGTTTTAAGGTCGTGTCCCTGCACGGTTTCCCGTACAGCGGAGAATAAAATGCTTTTTATAGCGTTTCTCTTTGAACGTGATAGGTAATAGCTTGCAGCTCTCCGATGACGGTATCACCGAAAGTAGCTACGATGTCGCATCCTGAAAACGACGTATAAGTACGCGTGTAGCTAGAAGATATTGACATGTTTTCCTCCTTGGTCTGATTATAAATTCAGGCGAGGGCGACGGCCCCCGCCCAAATATACTTTTCTTATATTTTCTCGAATCAGCTATTCGTCGTAATGGTGTCAACCATCTTGATCGAGTTGCTGACCTCGCGAATTTCATAGATCGGGATGATCTGATAGTCGATCTCGATACGGTTGAACTTCATGAGGCTCGGATCCGTATTCATCGTGAAGTCGTACTTCTCGATGAGCTTGTTGACGATCTTATCAAGTTCGGACTTGATCGCCGTATTAAGAGCATTACGGTTCGCCTGATGATTTTCCTTACCGATGAACGGCTCAGCAGCAGCACGAATGAGCTCTTCAACTGCACCGACGATACGGCTCGTGGAAAGGCGACGGTAAATCGACTCTGCCGGAGCCATCGTGATACCATCCGTAACGACGATACCCTTCGTGAACGAGTTCTTGAAGGTGACTGCACCGTAAGACGTGAGGCGACCAAGCTGAGTATTCGTCAGCGTGTAGCTCGGCGTCGGAATAGAAATCGTCTGGCCCGTGGAGCTCTGATCAAGCGGAAGCGTTGAAACCATCGCGGCATAACCAGCGGCACCGTTGGAGATGTACTGATAGTTCGTGCTGCCAACCGTGATCGGATACTGACCGAAGACAAGAGAAACGTTCTTGCCAATCGGATACGGCATCGAGTTTGAATCCAGCATGTTGTGGCCGACGCTCGTCTTCGCGTAGAGATCAAAATCACGATCAACGATCGAAGAAACCTTCTTCGCGACAGAAGCGAGGCCGAGATTCGAAAGCGTTTTAACACCGATCACACCATGCGTCGGAGCCGTTTTGATTTCCGTATACGTGCAGTGCTGTGCAAGCTGACGAACAAAGTTGTCGCTCGTACGATACGGAATATAACGAGAGTAATCATACGTGAGCTGACGATCTTCGAGAGAAACAACCTCTGCCGGAGTTCCCGGGGTCGTCGTGCTCGGACCGCCACCGACACCCGGAACCGTCGTGCCCGGAGTAGCGAATGCCTTCTTCGCGTTCTCAGCTTCCTCGACAAAATCATCTTTTTCGAGAGAGCCGTCATCCGTAAGAGACGTGATGAACAGGCGGCTGAAAACTGTATCCGCATTAAGATCTTCTGCGATTTCATCAACCGTAGACGTGTCAAAGATGTTCGAACGAACGATGACATGATTGAGAACTCCGCCGAGGTTCGTAGCTGCGACTGTAAGAATATCAGAAGTATCCGTAGCAGACAGCTTCGAGAACTCGCCCTGCGGAACCATCGAACCGCTTTCTTCTTTATATACGAAAACCATGCTCATGTCATCACCAAGAGCGTACTCCTTGCCAGCAGAAAGCGTATCGGCAATAAGAGCACCCGTTGCGTCAGCTTTCATGAGCTTAGCATCGCCTGTCGCGTCGATGACGATATATTTCGTTCCATCAGCAACCGTGCCGGAAACATCATCAATCGACTTATCGCCAACGCGCTTCAGCTTTCCGCCGACACTGATAAGCGTACCGTTATCGTAATCATCGACTTCAGGATCTGACGGGAGTTCAGCGATGATCTTGCGGATATCATCCGTATCGACCTTATCCATCTTATCAGCGATGGAGTCTGCATCCGTGATCTTCTCGAACTTGATATCAAACTTGCGAGCAGCCTTCAGATCAGACTGAGCAACGTTTGCTTTGACGCGGATATCGCCGCCAAGGACGATTGCATCATTCGCGGCTGCAACGCGGAACGAATTTGCTCTCGGAAGTTTGCCGTTGATGCTTTCATCCGCACTAGCGCAGGTAAGAACGCGATACTTTGCATTCGAGTCCTGAATGACCGAATAAATGCCATCCGTGATAGCAACAACATGATTCGAATCATCAGCTTCAGATTCCTTGATGCGCGGACGGAGCTCTTTGCCTTCGCTATCAACACGGCGAATCGCATGAGCCGTAATAGCGTAGCCCATGCCGAGACGCTGGTAAATATCGAACGGCGTCATGCTCGTTTCCTCGTAGTCAATGTCGTCCTTCGTGAAGACACGATCCGTGAGATCTGCCGTCTCGAGGAAATCCCAATCGTCAACCATGAGAACTCCGGCTTCACGAAGATCCTTACGCAGATCCGACATCTTATTGTCATAAATCGGGTAGGGGAGCGTGATATCCGTATTCTTAACGAGCTTGCGATAATACTTGTCATCGAAAGACGTATACGGCTTCATATCATCGTTGGCGATATAGACGAACTTCGTCTTCGTCATGATGTTAGCCTTCGAGTTCGTGCTCGAACGGCCGATGAAGTAAGCGCCCGGATACATTGCGCCGATAGAAAGCTCGTAAGCTTCCGGCGTATTCGTAACGTCATTGCCATCCTTATCAACAATCAAGAGCTTCAGGACATTGTTGAAAGCATGATTGTTGAAAGCATTGACAAGATCGACGAGGCGGTCATTACGGGAGAGGCCGTTATCGAGAGCGAGCTTGATCGTATTCTTGATAACCGTCTTGTTGCCCGTAGCGACGCCGCGCTTTTTCTCGGCAATCGTTGCGCGTTCGATCGGCTTATAGAAAGAAATCTCTTCTAGGCCAGCGCGATCGTCATAGCGCATATAGCATTCCTTGCCGATGTTCGTAGGGAACATCGAGGAAAGACGGAGCTTGTACTTAGAATCAACTTTTAGATTGAAATCCTTGTACATGTCGATGCCGCCGATACGGCAAGCATAAATCGTGCGGCAGCCGCGATCCCATGCATCCTGGATGCCCGCGACCAGCGTGACTTCTTGGCGCTTCTTGCTGTCATACGGCTGACCGAACATATAGATAGCATGCTCGACGCTATAGACAGGAGTAAGCACGCCAACAGGGCCGTTGAACGCGGTTCCGATGATGATCTCAGAGTCGGTCGTGCCGAAGAGACTGGTGTCGTAACCGAAAGAGTAATCGGCTTCGACATGAGTAATTACACCCGGGAGTGTAATATCATCCTCGAAAATGTTACTCATGTAAATTTTTCCTCCTCTAAATTTTTCTTATTTAGCGAATGGCCATGTCTCCGATCTTAGCGTTGAATCTCGTAAACAGCTTTTCGATAGACAAGGCATATTGGAGACTCCGGATGGAGCATTTCTGTCGATACATGTCTAGGTTGCTGTCGGTAATCCTCCGAGAAAAACGGATTTCCTTTACCCCATTTCGCTTAAAATAAGCGGTATAGCTGAAAATGATGTCTTCAAACTTCTTCATTACCTCGGTTACGGATTCATAACCTTCGGCAAAGATATCAAACTGAACGATGCAGTCAAAAACTTGCCCCCACACTTCATGGGGACCAGTTAAGGCTTCAGATTCGTCTTCCACCGTCGCAGAAACGTCATCTTGACGGATGCGAGGTTTTAGCTCTTTTGAAGGGTGGCTATCAAGAAGTTTGAAGAATATATATGGATGATCGATCTTCTCTACCTGATCAGCAGAATAGCGAATACCTTCATCTGGCTTGAATTCCACCTTCTGCTTTTTCATTACCTTAGAACAAATCTTTGACAACATCGAAATAAAATCATCAAAATCTGCACTACGTTCTGCAACAAAGCGCTCAGGAAGGTCTTTTTCAGGCAGGCTCGTTGCAATATTCTCTTTTAGCTGCCGCTTTTTCTCTAAGAATTCAGCCAAAACAGAATCCGTAGAAATTGACGTTGACATTATACTTTCGCCTCCACGCTGAGAGAGCAAAGATCCAAGCAATTCGCCGGCTGAACTCTTAAGCGAGCTAGCATAACAACTGTGCCGGGAACATCTCGATAAGTTTCGATACTGTCTATCAGATATTGCTTGATGATTTTTCTCTCTTTGATCTTATCAAGATACTTTACAAGAGCTTGATTGAAGAGCATCTTCTGATAAGATGAATACATGCGCCCGCGAAATTGCTCGAACGACATACCTCTCTTGAGATATTTCATGATGCGGTCAATAAAAACGACTTTCTCGGGGCTCCATTCTCTCTCGCAATTCAATAGATTTTCAACGGTCGTTTCTCTTGTCGGTTCTGAACGATAATACGCCATATCAAAATCACAATCCCAGCGATCTATACGAAAAATAGATTTCCCATATAGTTTCGATACTGGATACTCGTTGATTTCAGAAACGCAGAGCATCGCCGCCAAAGGAATATTTGCCATGAGGTGATCTTTTAGATTGTTCGCTACGAAGATCAGATTTCTCAAGTTCGCTCTTTCTGAGCAGCATTCCTTGAACTTCGTAACGATCTTCCTCATATCTTTCAAAAAAGAATCTACGTCTTCATAGAGAGAAGCGTGCTTATCCGTTACGACAATCGTAGAGTCGCTGTCACGGCCAATGCTTCCCAAGATATAAGCAAAAAAATTATGTTCCTGACCGCCATCCCGGATATTCTGGAATGTATCAGATAAGAGAAGAGAAGCGAAGACGATATAACTGAAATCATTCTGCTGGATAACATCAAAGATTTCTAAATAATCTTGACTATCTTGAAGATTCATCAAGAAAATATACGGGGCCCCGAAATCCTGAGCTTCTTTGAAAGCTCTTGTCAGATCTGAGTCACCATATTGTTTTAGAACTTCATCATAGTCCTCGGAATATACGATTTCTTTCCGGGCAAAATTCGAGGCGGCGCGGCCGATAATCAGCATATTTCTGTTTTTATCAACATACAGTTCATCAGCCATTATATCCCGCCTTCTCCAGAACTTTGATCATAAGCTTCTTCAACAAGTTCGTGTCATACTTATATGGAACAGTCTCAATGCGATAATATACCGATGACTGGCTGTCACTATGCTCGTAGTAGACATCTTTTACGACATCGAAGTCTTCTCCGTCGTTGATAATATCTCCGACTTTGATTCCTGTATCTGTATTCGTATAATAAACATTTACGATGTCGATTTCAGAAAAGCCCATGCCAGTACCGCGCATGGAAATACGATTATTCTGATGCGCGGCGTTTACTCGGTTCAGCGTGATGCGGTATCCCGTACCAAAGCAAATCGGACAGTTTTTATCTGCTTGCTTCGATATTTCTTTCCGACATGGGCACTCGTAAGATAAGTCTCTTACGATGAACCAGACAGGATGAGAAAACAAGTCTACGACTTTCCTTACGGCATTGTCTAAGTTCTTCATACGTTATCAGCTCCACTGCGGCATGCCGCGACTGATATCCTGGAGGATCGTATCCACCGTCGTCCAAGCAACCTCGGAATTCTGACTGCTCTTGAGGCCCATACGCGTAGCTTTTGGCTTGACGCGCCCTTCGTTGAAATAGCCGCGAATCGCATCTTGCCATTTCTGAAGAGCTTTTCCGAGTCGATTCAAGAGCTCCTTGAATGCCGTGCTATTGAGAGAATCCTGATAGGTAGCTGTATCCAACGTATACGTAGAACCGCCGCCACTATAAGCACGATCCATGAACGCTCTCGTTAGACAATCATACGTAGCCTTCGTTCTCACGAATTCCTGTGTTGCGTAATCGTCAGCTTTCGCTGTACCTCCAGCGATATAATCAGCTTCTCTTGAAGCCTGCCGTATATACATCAAGAGGTTCTCATCAGGAATTCCGAAAGTATCTACGACAAGTCTCAGAGATTCCAGCGTACAGTACATCGGAGAATACGGCGTTTGATAAGATACCGTAACCGGCGGCATTTCCACGCCAGTAGAATCTTTTAGCCCAGATACTGTCACCGTATAAAGATAGTTGTCTTTGATCTCCTTCGGAGTAATTGTCAGTGTTTTGCTGTCTTCACTTAGCTCGAAAGTTGATTCAATTGTTTCTGTCATCAAATCGCCTTCCTTTTTACGGTTACGACAGCATCGGTAATATCGATTGGCTGATCAAACTCTAACGTGAATACAGTAGGAGTTTCTTCTTCGTACTTAATATAGGATTCTCCCGTATATTGTGGGAGTGTCGATGGAGTCGGATCCGTTGCTTCAGGCTCTTCTGGCTTTGATACATGATCGATAATCGTAGGTTCCGGGTCTGGCTGCGGATTCGGGACTTTCTTATCCGCTTCCGGATCTTTATAAGTAAAAGTAGCTGTTCTTGACCATGAACCGTTATCTTCGCTGCTAATTGCACGAATACGAATATAGTACTGGCCATAATCTTTAAGAGCGGGAACTTTATACTGCGCAATTTCATTCGTACTCGGAACTGTTGCGTGATATACGATATTTCCGAATGCATTATCTCCGGCGATTTCTAGCTCATACATGTGTTCCAGCTTTTCACCGGATTCATGCCAGCGGATAAAAATATCACCATCGACAACTTCGAAATCCTTCGGTGATACAATCTCGACATCAGACACGACACTTCCGTTGAAAGTAACCGTAAGCCCTTTTACCGGCTCAAATGGCTCATCCGTAATCGTCTTGAGTTCATTCGTGATATTGAGATAGTATTTTTCGTTTGGACGAATATCTGATTTTATCGTAACGATGATTTTCTTTTCGTCTACTTCATAAGATAACGGTACAATGCCTTGTGTCTTATGATGAAGAAGATAAATCGTATCACCATTTACGGTATCTTCATCGACATCGAGAGAGAAAGAAAGCTCGATAGACTTCTTTTTTAGATCTGAAACAGCTGATAAAAGCTGTGCTACATATTCAGCCATTCTAGATTATCCTCTCTTACTTGGAGTTTTTACGGGGGCGGCCGCGACGCTTTTTCCCCGGCTGAGCGTCAGCGTTGTCATCAGATTCTTCCGCGTCATCATTGGATTCTTCCTCAGATTCTTCCTCAGAAGACTCTTCAGACTTTGCCTCTTCTGCCGGAGCTTCTTCAGCTTTTTCTTCTTCGACAAAAGCCTCTTCTTTTTCAGGTTCTTCTGCCTTAATTTCTTCAGCCTTCGGTTCTTCCTTCAGTTCTTCCGGTTTTTCTTCAGCATTCTTGACTGGAATGCTGATAGCTTCTGCGTAGACAGGCTTCATTTCCTCAGCGGCATTGCTCATGACACGATATGTGCCATCGCCTTTCGGGACAAGTTTCAGAGGCGGAACGTCAGCACCGAGCGTACCTTCTTCCAGGCGAATAACACCAGCCTTCACGTTGCGACGAAGGGATGCACAGTTTGTGCCAGCATAAATCGTAGCCTTCGGACGACCGACCGTCAGATGAACACGAGAAAGAGGGTCATAAAAACCGGCACGACCCGGAGCGAGTCTAACAGTAGCAATAGCTTTTCTTTCCATGATTTAAAGTCTCCTTCTTGAAGAGTATACACGATAAAAATAGAGGCAGCCTCTATATAGAAGCCGCCTCTACTATTTTCTATCAGGGTTTCTCGACTGCGGCGCTGAGGTTCGTATCCACCGTAACTTTCGGGGGAACCGGATACGTCGGAGCAACCGCGATATTGCGTGCGACCGTGATGCCGCGACCATTATCGAGAATGCCGACGCCGTATCTCTCCTTGCACTTGAGGAGACGCAGGTCGCGTTCCGGATCCTGCCAATTATCCGTCGTAAGAGCTTCCTTCTCAGCGATAACGCCGACGTTCTCACGATTCAGGCAGTACATATCAAAACGCTTCTGCTGCTTGTCGAAACGGACGAACGGGGAGAAGTTCACAGTGAGCGGCATCGGGAGACGACCCTGCACCTGCTCCGGGCGCATGATGAACTTCTGTGGGCCTTCCTCGGAAGAGAGACCAGCAAAGCCCGGCGTACCCTGCGTAGCACCCCACGGATGAACCTGCGAGCCGCCGAAAGCGCCATACGTAAGACCGTTACCGATCATGCTATTACGAGCGAAGATAACCCACGTGAGCGGATGCATGATGATATCCGTCGGCGTCTGATCATTCGCCATGAGAGCAAGAACGAGATCGAGGAAATCTTCAACGCTGAGCGTATCATTGAAGTTGCCATGTTCATCGCGGCCTGTCGTGCCGGATTCAGGAAGCTGTGCGCGCGTAGCGTTATCGAAAACGATCGTGCCATGCTTCGAGAACGTGTTAAAGCACCATTCTTCTTTATAACGAGCCATTGCGCGGCCCATCTTACGAACGTTGATGCCGAAGATATCCCAAGAAGAGTCCGTGATCGCTTCTTCCGTGATCTTGACCTTCATGCCGATCTTCTTAACACGAATCTCGAGCTGACCGTTCTCGACCGTGTTGAAGTCGACATAATCTTCGTTGTAACGTCCGCCTTCGGAAACTTCACTTGCATGGAGTTCGCCAACAACCGGAATGACGTAAGTGACGGAAGCACCGCCGTCGACATGGACGATATTCATGAAGCGCGTAGCCAGATACTCCGGCTCAGCAGCTTCGCGGAGCTCGCCTTCGATGACCTTCGGGATCATCTGAATCACGTCCGTAGACGTGAGAGCTTCCTGAACCGTTGAGCGGCCCTTCGAATAGTCGCCTTCAATATTCAGGACCATCTTTTCCATTAGGTCGAACGTCTTCGAATCCACGTTCGGAGCCTGCTTGGAACGGCCCTCCTTGAAATCGAGCTCTGCCTTTTTGGCCTTCTGACGGAGGCTGTCGATACTTTGCAGAGTCTCTGCCAATCTAATAGACATCTATGAGTGTCCTCCCTTATATCGATTTATACTCTCTTACTTGTTCAGCAGGATCTTGACCGAGCCGACGCAGCCGTCCCAATCCATGAACGTCGGAACGCCGCTCATGCCGCGCTTTGCGTAACTGAGAACGACTTCGACGCCATCCGTCTTATCTTTCAGGAGAGCATCAGCCTTTGCCTTATCAGCAACTTCGATCGTGATGATGCCCTGCTCCGGAGAAGCATACGTGACCTTGAAAGTGCCATCGTTGAGAAGGGCACCCTGCACGCAGTTCGTCTTTGCCACACCATCGATTGAGATCTGGAGATCTTCGACGTTGACTTCGAGATTACGAAAGTACATCGGGACATAGTCCTTACCGCCAGCATAATGAATCTTGCCAGCCTTGAAGTCCGGCTTCTGAACCTTGACAGCGTTATAACCATCCGTGAGGCCCGGGATGCCGAGATCGTTATACTGGAATTCCGGATTCATACGCGGATCATACGTATCGAGACGAGACGTCGATGCGAGCATATGGAGATCGTGGTTGAGGTAGTTCTTGTCATACGGATAGCCCGGATACTCGCCCGAGGAATTGAACGGGGAAGTATTGACGGCATCTTCACCGTGACGATTCGTCTTCGCATAGACTGCCGGATTGAATTCATCGCTCTTGAGACGATCTTCGAGAGCCCAAGTAGCCCACTTTGCAGCGCCTTCCGGAACGAGGTTGTGATTCACACTGTAAATCTGGCCGATTTCCTGCTGACGCTCAAGCTCATACTCAGCGAGGCTCATCGTAGCGACAATTTTCGGGAACGAGAGCGGGGAGAGCGTGATACGACCATTTTCATCGGACTTGACGCGAGCACCCGGGAAGAGAGCACCGTAAGCGCTACCCCAGAGGTTCTTCTCAGCCTTATCCTTAAAAGCGAACCAAGGCATCTCGACGAGAGCATCTGTGAGGAACGGGCCAGGCATGATGCCGTTGTAAGCATCCTCGTCACGCGTATACTCATTGCGCTCTAGCATGCCAATCGGATGGTTGCCTGCGCGAACTGCGTTCGTTTCAACGCCATCCTTGTCAACGATTTTGCCCGTCGTAGCGCTGATCGTGTAACCAGCATCAGCAAGCTGATCTGCCGGAGCCTTGAACGCAACCGTAGCACCGCCGGAAGCGCCCGCAGCTGCCTCGGCGAACGGACGATAGCACGTATCAGAATAAGCGCTAGCGAGACCAGCAAGCGGCGTCCACTCTTTGCCGACGTGATTTGCCTGCTGATCCTGAGCCTCTGCCGAAACAATCGCATCAGCTTTACCAGCGAAGTTCGGATACTTGTCGCCCGTCTGGCGGAGGCGAACCGGAACGCCGCCATTTGCGAGCGTCACCGTGTTGAACTGTTTATCGCTTTCGAAATCGACGAGATCCATGTTCGGATCTGTCGCGACGATACGGCCTTTCGGAATAACGACTTGGTTGAAGCCGTGAGCGAAACCGTACTTGAAGAGCGTCGGAAGACGATAGTCGAACAGATACTTGATGTTCGGGACATCATGCTCCGACGTATTCAGAAAGTTGTTCGTGCGATTGACGCGATCAGCGTCATCGCGGTAGCCAGGGAGATTTGCCTGGAAAACTTCACCACGCGCACCCGGCTGCAGGCGCTCATTCGTAGTGTAATCATTAGGTTGCAAAGCCATGAAATAATTTCCTCCTCTTAAGCTCTTCTAGCCGACACGACGTCACTGAAGATGCGGCGAAGATCTGCTCTGAGATCAATCGGCTCTTCGTTCTTCGCGGATTCCGTGACTTCGACATCTTCCGCGATGGACGGGTCTTTCACTGAGCCGGCTTCAATCTTCTTATCAGCCTTCTCCTCTTTAGACTCTTTCGTGTCGATGCCTGTAACCGTCTTGCTGGCCAGAGACTCTTTCATATCGCAAATGGAATCCTTGAGAGAATCCATCGAACGCTTTTTGATTGCTTCGACGTCAGCTTTGTCTGCGCCGAGAGCCTCGCGGAGAATCATATAGGTTTCTGCCATACTCTCCTTGAGAGCGGCCTTTGAATCCGCGATTTCTTTTTCCATGGACTCTTTCAGCTCTGCCGATTCTTTTTCGGACGCCTCAAGCTTTTCCTTGGACTCCTTGAGCTCGGTATTTTCAGCTTCGAGAGCCTTCTTAGCTTCCGTGAGTTCAGCAATCGTCTTTTCAGACGTTTCCTTGGCTTCCGTAAGCTCAGTGACTTTGGCTGAAAGCTCTTCAATCTTAGCTTTTGCCTCGTCGAGCTCCGTCGGCTTGACTGCTTCTGCCATTTCTTTTGCTCCTTTACTCGGTATATAGCTTTCTTGTGTTTGCATACTCTGTTTCGAGCTGTTCGCCGTTGCGGGGTATACATCCACTTTCTGGGAATACATGTCGCTAGGAACGACGACGAAGCTCAGTTCTTTGCCTTCCATTTCATGGACATCCCAGTAGCAAACTTCTTTTTTGCCGTTGTCATCATAAACTCTCCCGCGTTCATGCCCATTCGGACATCCTTCTTGAGAGTTCGTAATATATTCACCACAGATCGAGCATCTGACATCGTGAGCAGTGGCTCCGATAGACGTTGTAGCGAGAAGGCCATTTTTTACGTCCTTCTTCGCTTGCTCATCTGGGACATTTACCGTAAATCGAATCGCCGGAGTTCCTGAGAGCGTTCCGTGATCAACGTATTTTGCGTCGATGATGCGCCCGATGATATCTCCGTTTGATTCATTGTGATGTTTGATCAGCGGGCGATTATATGGCTTCGTCCAGCTCGCGATCGATTCTTTTAAGCATTTCGGCGTATATCTCGTGAAATTTCTCGTCGCGAATGGCGCGGCGTGAATTCCTTCGATCTCCACCATCAAAGAATCAGGGTCAATCGTATCCACCGAAGTTGAATGTTTTTCAGCTTCCGAAACTTCTATGGTTTTCGTTTCTCCAGAGGCATCTTGAACGAAAGAAGCATCTACGTATTCTCGAATCATTAATGCCATATCACTTTTCACCTGCCTTTTTTAGCTCCAACGAACATCTACAATAGGGATGAAACGCCGGAATATCATCCAGGCTGAAATGATCGGTATGGATAATCCGATTATGTTCTTTCTTGTCGGAAGAACCTTCGTTGAAATCTACGTACACCTGACGGATTTTTAGCGCGGCACATGTTTTCACGTACGCGTACCAGTAAGCTTTCGAAGCTACTTGCTCCGACAGGAAACGAAGTCGATATTCAGAAGAATTGAAAGCGGCTTCGCGGTCGTCTCGGCTCTTAGCCCGTTTCAGTTTTCGATGAATATCTTTAAACATTTCAGTAAGATGCTTGTCTACTTTATCATCTAAGAGAGCGGATATAATACGCGGTTCAATATTCGGCTGCTTCTTCGCTTCTTTTATTGCCGCGTCGTATCCTTTGACAGCTTCGGACGATATATATCGTTTCAAACTCTTGCCAATTTCATCTCTTACGAGTGGTAGAGATAAGAAGTCTTTACCGGAGCCATCTTCACATAAATCATTACGCACGGCATTATACCTTTTATAAATTGAAGTGAATTTTTTGCGATAGTCCTCTTTGTTTGCTTTCGTTATTTCTTCGCGGCTCTTTTCAGATTCCGTGACATTTACGTTCTCTTTCACCTTCGCGCTAGACGTTCCATGCTGGTTTTGTGGAGACATCGTATTTTTCGCCTGACCAGATGTCTTCTGTTGTTTATCCGGTCCAGATGTTCCGGCATTTGCCGTCGTGTTTCCTTCGCCGCCTGTTTTCGCGTTAACCAATTCAAGGGCATTTTTCTGCTGAACCATATTCGCGTAGAGACGAGATTCATCCACCGTATCGCTGCGAAGGCCGAGATTCGTGCGCATTTCCTCGAACGGGATCGCGTTGCCTTGGAACATATTCATCGCGTGCGTCTGCATCTTGACCTTCGTATCAAGATCAATTTCCTCGAAGCGGAAATAAACTTTATCCTGAACGTTGGTAATTGGATCATATCCGCCTTCGAGAAGAAGCTCGTTAATCATTCCGTTCTCGATGAACGTTTCAATTGTTCTCTGGAAGAACTTAACAGCATCATGCACCTGTTCATCCATAGAATCGGCATCTTGCTTCGCACCGCCACGGCCGGCCTGCGCCGTAGAAAGACAGAGAGCAGAGAAAACGCGGGCCTCGAAATATTTCAGGTAATTTGCCAAGTCCATGACGGAGCCTTCGGCACCGACAACATTGAACTCAGTGCGCTCATTTGTGATAAGAACGCCATCATCAGCGACTTTTTCGATTTCAGACTGAGCTTCCTTGATTTCCTGACTCGTCGCCATCATTCCTTCTTGAGGAATGCCGACTTTCATCTGGAGCAGAGGAGAAGCATGACGATAAACGAGACGAAGAGCGCTGCCTTCAATTTTGCGGAGCATTTTTACATCTTCAAGAGCGGCTTCAATACGCGGAGTACCAAATGCCGCGCCGCCCTTCTTGTCGATGTAGAAATGGATAACATCCGTGTTTTTAAAAGACTTCTTGTTATTACCGACCTGCTGCTGATACTGCTTAATCGTACCAGCATTATCACGTTTGATCTGGATCGTCGTAGGATCGACGCGGAAATAACCGCCGACAGGTTTCGTATCAAGAACTCCTTTCGCCTGAAGACCGCCGACATTCAAGTTATCGGCGCGGCTTTTAACGAGAAAGGCATTCGAGTAGGAAATCAAATCTTCAGCGATGCCCTGAAACAGAATATCCATCGGGGTGCTCGTCATAAAACTCATCAGATTAAATCTCTGCTGAATATATTCTGCGGCCGCATCGTTGTCCGATACAATAGAATATCCAGCCTTGAAAACAAGCTGAGAGTATTTGGTGATCGCGAGTTTAATATACGAATCCGCTGAGATGGCGTCGCGAATTTCTCCGAGATCTGATTCTGGAGAAGCGAAGTCGCCATTCGAGGAATCTTCGATTTGTCCGACGGCTTTGACGACGAAATTCTTTACGTTCTGAGGCGTAATCGTCATTCCGCCGGCTTCTTTCGTTTGAACTCTAGAAGGAGGGGAGATGAATTCCCGAATCCTGTCTTTTGCTAAGTTTATAAAATTCATCTTACGTGAGCGATGCTCACGACACCTCCTTAATAATGGACAGTCATGAAGCGAGTATATGTAAACTTATTTCCGTACTTGCTTGCGATACCTTTTTCTCGTTCCATATACTTCGTAGCGGCCTGTTCTCTTTCTTGTTCGTATGCCTGATAATAAACTTTTTCCGTCTCATCATAATCACGGAACTGAGTAGCTCTAAAACTCGTATATTTTTCAAGGATACTGACATTCGGCTCTTTCAGGTTAATCATCGTCGGTCGCCACGTCATACCCTTGCAACGAGGATCTTTAACATTTTTCTGCGCTTCTGCCACAATTTTATTCTGATAATTTCTTTTCAGCTCTTTCGCATGCAGATACAACTGGTAATGCCTCAGATTCTTTACTTCGTTCTCGTATTGATCGCAATTCGCATCGATTTCTTTTACAAAATTACGATATTGCTCATCATCGTTGCTCTTCTGGCTTGCGGCTTCCTGTTTTACTTTCCTCTGGTCTTCCGTCATCGCCGGATAGTCATTTTCTTTTACTTCTTTGAACTTAAACGGTTTATTGTCCGCTTCCGAGGAAGATGGCGTACTCGTCGTTGATGAAGAGGACGATGTTGAGCTGCTCTTTGCCGAGCTTGATCCGCTTGAAGAAGATTGGGTCGAAGAAGATGACGAGCTCTTGCCTTTGTTCTTATCGTTGTCTTTACTAGAGTTCCTTTTCGGTTCTTCAGCTTTATATTTATCCGCCGTCTTGAGGTATTCGACGGCGCTCTCTTCACTATACCCCTGTTTAATCAGATAGTTAATGTCATTCCACTGGATATGGCGACCATTTGGAGCCTTATAATGCGAATACTTGGAGCTATGATTCTTGACCTGCGGAGTTTTATATGTATCTTGTGTATTGAGGAAGTCAACGGCATCTTTCGTCGAATATCCCTGTTTGATGAGGTAGTCGATATCATTCTGTTTGATGTATTTCCCGTTCGGAGATACGTAATCGGAATCGCCTTTCTTGCGCTTCGCCGTAGCCTTATATTCGCTCTTCGCGGAGTATTTGTCACAGGTACCAAGATAAGCCACTGCATCCGATTCGCTATATCCTTGTTTGATAAGGTAGTCGATATCATTCTGCTTGATCTTCAAGCCATTCGGAGCCGTATACTTCGAATTTCCGGTAAATGGTGATCCGGACGAAGCCTGCTTCGTGATATCCTGGAGAATTGCACCACGTTTTTTCTTGTCGAAGACGCCCGTGATAACATCCGTAGCAAGATTGACATAATCTTCGTCAGACATGTTACCTTTGCTGATATTCTTCACGCCGCTGACGATATCGCCGACGGAAGCGCCGCCGATCTGGATACCGCTAACGACATTCTCCAAGAAGCTGCCGCCTTCGTGATTTCCTGTTTGACCGGTCGCGGCGTTGAGGGCTGCTCTTCCGATATTCCCGACAATTCCTCCACCGAGATGTTTCGATAACTGATCTGTACCCATCTTAAGAAGAGCATCTCCGATGTCTTTTCCGCTATCGCCGGTGATGCCTCCGCCGAAACCACCACCGATGCCGTGGGATACAGTATCGAGGGCTTGCTGAGCGAGATCTTTTCCGCTGCCGCCTCCGATAGCGCCGCTAATTTTATCGAGAAGATTTCCGCTCTTTTTCGACGAATCATCGCTCTTCGACGTATCTTTCGCGTAAGAGTATGTTCCATCATCGTTCTTGTCGACTTTCTTCGAATACTTGTCAACTTTATTGAGCTCGTTGATAGCGTCTTGCTCGGAATAGCCTTGCCCTTTGAGATAATCAAGATCGTTCTTCGAGAAGTGCGTACCATTCGCGGCTTCGATGTCGCTATCGCCGTCTTTGAACTTCTCACTTTTACCTGAATCACTCGAGGAATCAGCCGTAGAACCAGATGCATCCGTTGTTTTACCGCTGTCACTGCTGGTCGTTTGCGTGTTGTAGGCATCTGCGCCATTAATAACTTCAGCGCTGCCAGAGCCATCGCCGATCTGTCCAGCATCATTCATTGCCTTCTCAATTTCCTGATCCTGAAGGTTTCTAGCGTAGATATCAACGCCATTTTTCATAAGTTCGGCTTTCGCTTGAGCTTCTTTAACTGTTGCGTTTAAAATATCGCTCGTAAGTATCGTAGAAGAGTTGAGATACTTGAACATGTCATAGAATGCCGAGGAATAAGCCGCGTTATAGCTTGAACGAGACTCTCTCAAAAGAGAATTGCTATGGGAATCGCAGTAAGATGTCGAATCCTTATATTTTTCTCCGTAATAGCGTTCTCTTTGAAGCTCTGCCGCATGCCAAGAGCGTAAATGCATCATCGTTCTATCGACTGAGTGTGTCTTTTTGAAAAGGCGAGACATTTGGTCACGAGAGATTTGTGAACGCACGATATAATCTCTTAAATGTTCCAGCCCTTGCCCTTCAGGAACTTTGACTTCATCGCCTTCGAAATTCTCGGTTAAATCTTCGATATACATCGCACCAGCATCCGCGACGATTGTTAGCATCTGCTGGAAATATTTCTGCATAATGATCTGGAGCTGCTGGAGATAATATGTTTCCAACTCCACCTGATCTTTCGCGTACGTTTCCTTTACGATATCGACGAGCGTCTTTGGTGTCTCCAACGCGATGACGACATTCGCTGGCTTCGGGAAAAGATCTGGCAACTTCGTCAAATATGGGTTGTTCTTCTGCGGAACATGGTCGATATAGTCAATTTCGTCCGGGATTTCTCCCCCCGGGATATATTCCTTTGGCGTTTCTTCTTCATATGTTCCATTTGGCCATTGAACATCGATTCTCGTGATAATTCTTTCTATCGTCGGAACCAAAAATTGAAGCTCGCTCGGAAGCAGAGGGATTAGATTCTTTATCTCGTCATATTGCTGTTTTAGCTGTTCCGGAACTGTCGTAGTCGTAGTCGTAGTCGTAGGAGTTCCGGTACGACTTCTGCCAGTATTTTTTTCTTCCTCTTCCGAAGTTTCTTTGATAGGGTTATTTTTTAAACCTTTTTCGTGTTCTTCTTCCTCTTCTTCCGGCTCTTCGATATCCGGAGTATTTTCATCAGGAATCGGAACGTTAGGAACTTTCGTTCTCTGGAAAACATCGTCAGATAGATAATGACGCTCTGGCTCTAAATCCGGACGATATAGTATTTGGTCTTTCTTTTCGTCTGCCATCCTTTTCTCCTTTCTCTCCTAATCCTTTTCTCAAAAAATGTTCCACATGGAACATTTTCGTATAGCAAAAAGCGCCGTGTCAGGGGCACACGGCGCTCGAAGAGAAAGGGATATATATAATAACGGGGCAGGAGAGGAGCCCCGATATTACCACATCGTTCGACCGCCGCCAGAGTTTCGTCCTCCTGAACGACTTCCCCACGAAGAATGATAAGATCTTCCTCCGCCAGAAGTCAGAGGGACATGAACCCATTTCTGGTAGTCTCCGGGAAGCTCGCCAGGATCTTTCCCGATTTGTTTCACTCTAGTAGTATTTTTCCATGGGTTGATAGAATTATCCAAGTCACGTAGCACGGCATTTGCCTGCCGATTCAATGGATCTACGTGAACCTGCTGGATCCTTGTCTCCGTTTTCATCGTCTTAATCGCACCCGTAAGATCGGGGAATTTCAAGACGAACGCCAAGTGGGCCAGTCCAAGAGCATCAACGAAGTGTTCGTTCTTGCTCGTATAAACCGGGACGCCCGCCTGCGAGATATGATCTACTTCATAATCAACTAATTGCTTATGAAGTACTTCATCGAATGGAGACAAGATAATTCTGCCGCGCTCGAAATTCAGCTTTAGCTGATTCACCATGAACTGCTTCATGGGCTCCTTTGTTTTTCTTCTCGTAATCGGATCTAGAATATCCAAGGTCTGTTTGAACTGATATCCGATAACTTTGGATTTCAAGCCTGATTCAGGATGTTGATCGCCATAGATATGCAGTCTCTCTAGCTGATAATCTCCGTATCCACGGTCACAAAAGATCCATGATGGGCGATATATCTGATTCAGTTTTACCGTCATCTGGACGGCTTTATCTAAAGAATACTCGCTTCGCGGCACCTCTATCCTTTTCATTACCATGAACTTTTTTCTATGCACATCGAAGTCTAAGACGAGTAGAGAGCTACCGGCCTGGTAGGCATCCCAGTCAATGCCGATGCACCTAAATGGATTGTATGGTGCCAGATTTTCTTCGTCATACATGATTTCGATCGGCGGCTGCTGCCCGTTTAAGTTTCTTTTCTGAGTGTCTGTTAGAGGAGCGTACGTATAATACACCTGATGCATTGCTTCATCGAGCTTATTCTTATCGAAGACGCCGGCTTCTTCGGTACCGAAAATCGCTAGAATTTCATGGTCATACTGAGAAGCCGTTAATTCAGCTCGATACTGATCTTCTAGCTGCTGGCTCCAATTCGGATTATCCATCGAAGGATGATAATGCTCCGAATACCCCATACCATTCGGCCTCTTATCCGTACACATCTGATAAAAAACGCCTCGTTTACCAGTAGGGGTAGAGGAACAAGTCATTCCGATATCTGGGCGCTCACCGGCGATCATGGCTACCGTGGAGTAATCGTTAGTTCCCATGTAGTCAATTTCATCAAGAAATAGCCAATCAGCCCTCTGTCCGCGCACAGACGCTGCGCCCTGGCCCGATGAAGCGCCGGTCGTAAAACCGAGAATCGTCGAGCCGTTTTTGAACTCTACCGTATAAGGAGAACTCTTAATCCTCGTGATTTCATTCTTTAAGAGAGGAGACTCCGCGATCAACTCTCTCATACGCATAAATAAGAGATTTACCTGATTCTCGTACGGAGTAACGTAGAGGACACGATAATTTCGGCCTTTCGGAGCTGTCATCGCTCTCCATAAGCCTTCTATAATCATCGTCTCCGACTTCCCGCAATTATGCGTATAGATATCATTTACAACAAAATTATTGTTTTCAGGAACCATGACGCTATATGTCATAAATTTTCCAAGATGCTCGATGCTCTTAACAGGATCCCATTCGATGTCTCCATCGCACAATTTCACGATTTCTCTCAAACCAAGATATTTTGATAATATTCGTGCTTTCCATTTTTGAAGTTTGTAGCTTTTCAAACGCAACCTTTCATTTAATGGATCGCTTGGCCATAACTTTACTAAATTTGTAAGTTTCAAGCCCTTACGTGAAATCTCCTCTTGAATTACCGGATTAATCTCTTTCGGCATAAAGAGGTCTTGCTCTTTTCCTTGCGTGATAATGTCAAAACACTTGCTTACAGCTTCTTCCTTGCCGTAAATTCCAATTTCTTCCTTGAAAATCATAAAAGAGATACGATCGCAGATGCAAAGAATCCACGCTTTTTTCTTTTTACGTATATGTGTTCTTATTCCAAAACGCAAGAGTAAATGAGCTAATTCTCTGATCAATCGCTCGGAATTCGAGCAATATCCTATCTCAGTTCTTGTTTTTTTGCCAGACGAACATGCCCAGCCATCAGTAGAGAATAAACGAGAAATGAATAAAGCAATTTGTCTTCTTGAACTCTTAAATATTTCTTTCGGAATAAACTTGTCATCTGCTCCATGCCCAAATACGCCATATTTTATCAAAAGCTCTTTTGCTTCATTCTTATATGTCTTGCTCAGCCGATGCTCTTTTTTTCTGATGCTGTAGTCGTAAGGATTTCCAGAGCATTCATAATGATGAAGTTCGCATCCGTACTGGGAGACAATTTGCTTCATTTCTTCAAGTTGTTTTCCTGGCGCTTGAGTAAAGCGAATTGTCTTTCTCGTACAATTTCCATCGCCAATCATGTAAGCAAGAAATTTAGCATCATTGTCGTCAATTTCTTGATTTCCAAAAAAATTTAGCGCTAGAGGAGTACCGACAGAATCTCCTACATTTAATTCTTCGATATTTTTCCATCCAAAGGCTGTTAACAGAGGATGATCTGCCGTAGCGTCGATAACTTTTCCGCTTTCAAGAGTTACTCTTAGAACTTCTCGCTCTCCATTTTCATTTATAATACTATTTTGCTTCGCGGTAGCTTGATATTCATCATTCAGAGAAACTACGCCAAAAGGTTTTTCTTTTTCGAATAATTCTTTTGCTGTAGAGAGCTCTCCAGTAATTGGATCAAAAATGTTTACCCATCCTGGGACACAGCGTCTTCCAAGGCGATACACTTTACGCAGACTAAAATCGCGAAGCATTTCTTCCTGATAGGAACGTGCCGTCCACGGGCCATGTTTCTTGGTCCCTGCGTCATACGTCCGTACGAAAGCTTTAGCCCATAGAACAGGGTCAGCGAAGATTTTCTTCAACTTCGCCTGCTCTACGGGCGACAATCTAGCCATATAAAATCAGCTCCTTTTCGTTTTCTCGAGGATATGAGCATAGCGGCGATAAATTTCGCTGTTCGTATCCATTTTCATCTCTTTCTCTTCTTCTGTCTTCTTCCACTTGCCTTCGTGCTTCTCGATAATTCCCGAAATAATGGGATCGAGATGTTCTGGATGAAGACTCTGAATCTGAAGGCAGAGAGAATATATAGAATCAGCGATACCGCCATTCCGGAATACACGATTTAAATAAGCTCCCGTATGGCATTCTTCCGGCTGGACGATAACGCGAAGAATCGCTTTGAAAATGGCGACTTTATAGTTTTTTCGAACGATATACGTCACGAAACTCTCGTCAGCGCCGAGTCGCCGCATATAGTCCATCAAAACTTCCCACGAAGGAGTGTCATCTTGATCGATTGCCTTGACATTCGGCTTCTCGAAGAACATCGGGCGCTCCTTCGTCGGCATAATCGAGATGTCGAAGTTATATCCGTCGATTCTCTTGCTGCCGGCGGCCGTCGTCGAGGAAAAATCAGTGACACGAATCTGAGAATAAACGTTTTTATTGATATCTTGAATCGCTCGTTTCAAGACTCTTTCCTGATAATTTCCTTTCGTCATGTGAGTCGCCGGAGGAACGATCTTCACGATATCGTCATAAGATACATGAATCAGATATTTAGAACCGTACTCGTTATTCTGCTGACGCATTTCGTAGATCGTAGCTACGATCCAGTTCGTTAGGGAGTAAGAATACTGAGATTTCGAATTCAGATAAAATTCAGCCGGTATTTGAAGATCAGGGGAGGACGCGACGAAATTTCGATAATATTCTTCGTATCGAGGATTTACTTCGATATGGATTACGCCGTCATCATTGATACGGATATAGCTATACATCGCGAATGCGCCGACAGTCGTTAGTTCTCCTTCTCGATAGCCGACGATTTTCTGAGCGAAATAGTTATCTGAAAGAGTTTTGACGGCTTCCGCGCACTGCTTGACAACATCCCGTGGGCGCTTGCCGCGAAGATGTGCGATGGTCGCTGTATCGATATCGAGAGATAGATTATGCTCGTCTCGCTTGACAGCTTCTTGAATACTCTGCTGAATGCAGACGATGATATACATCTCACCTTTATTCAGAGATCTATTGGGAATTGACTTTGCGAGGGGAGTATCGTACCACAAAGAAAGCTGTTCCGTTCTTGCCGCTACCTCTTTTGCCATCTTTCTCAGACCTCCTTCTATCTCGGATACTAGCGTATCATTCGATGAAGGATTCGTCAACGCGCGAAAAATGTATAAATAGAAAAATACGCCGAAGCATCTACTTACGTATCTAGTATAGAATCGTATCTTACTAATTTATCAGGAGTGAGCTATTAGAATAGAGTCGGCCGAGCGCTCCGCGAAGCCGCGCCAGCTCTAGCTCCGTCTTTTACATTTTTCGCCTTGATTTACATTTTTCGCGGCGTATTCTACATTTTTCGTCGGTATTTATACATTTCTCGCGTCTCGATAGAGTTATTTTTACGTTTTTCGCGTTACCTGTGGATAAGTAAGTGGATAACGTGGATGAAACGGCGAAAATACTGTGGATAACTGCGTTCTTTCTTCTAGAACACGAAAAATGTATAAATAGGTCAAAAATATTTTTTAGAACGGGTTCGAGTAGAGGTCTTCGTTCGATTGTTGCCCTCTCGAACTAGCCATTCCTAGTACGCTAGCTCCGATTGTACCGGCGGCAACTAACTGCGGCCCATGATATCCGTTGAAATAATCCTGCATTCCTGGGCCTTTCTTTGCTTGTTTTTGAAGAGTATCTTGAATCGCATCCATCGTATTCTGGTTTTCACCGACCTCGACGCCATGATCTTTTAGAACTTTATCGTATTCTTCCTGATTCTTGGCTCCGCGAAGGTCACCGAGAATCTCATCACCTTTCGCGGTAAGACGTTTGCCCATAGCTTTCTCGGCACGTTTCTCGCCGATTTCCCCGATATTAAAGCTACCACCCGATTGTTTTTGCCAGTCTTCGATTGCCTGATCTGTCTGCTGTTGAAATTCATTCGGTTTATCTCTCCAGCGGCTGAAGAATCCGCCATTTTTCTTTTCTTCTTTCGGCGTTTCTCCCGTAGGTTTTTCTTCTCTCGGAACCGTATTTTCAGAAGCAGCTTTTTTCTCTCCGCCCATAGGGGCATAATCTATATCTTCATAACCAGATGACTTCGCTCCAGTAAGTGGATCTCTTTCGTCTCCCGTTACGCCTTTGGCCGGAGTAGCCGTCGGAGTTTCTCTCGGTGGTTTTTCTCCTCGCGTTCTAGCTTCAGTAACTTGATCCGTCATGTCTCCGTTTCGAGATATCGCCGGAGTAGGTTCTTGAGGAACAGTAGTTTTTGAACCTTCTGTTTTAGGCGGACGAGGAGGTTCGATACTAGGTGCTGAAGAAGTTTTTTCTTCTTCTATCTCTTCGATAAGTCGAATGAGTTTTTCTTTGTCTTCTTCGAGTTCTTTGAATTCTCCTAGCGTACTTCCTTTCGGAATTACTTTTTTAGTACCGATTCCGACAGCTTTTTTAGCACCTTTTAACAGCTCGCCAATTGCGGCCATTCAATTCACCTCACTTCATCATGTATTTAGCTTCATTCCCTAGCAAAGCTTGCTGCGTATTATACTGAGATCTCTTCGCGATCTCCATTCCCCGTTGACGCATCGTGTATGTCTGTTGCGTATCGTTGAAATGAGCATTCGAGAAAGCCATATTCGATTGCTCCATCGCGACCTGGCGACGTTTTTGATGCAGGGCCTCGCCGCCACTGATAAGTAGCTGGGGAACTTCTTTCACGGCTTCGACCGCCATATAAGCGGGAAAGGAAAGAAGCATCGGGAGAGCTGCCTCAACCGCCGCTCCGGCCACTGCGCCCGCTTTCGATGATCCTTCCTGTCTCGCCTGTTGATAAGCATCGACGCCAGAATAAGCACCGAGACCGACATTAAAAGCCGTTCCTTTATGTTTCCAGAGAGCTGACGCTATCGCTTTGATCATTCGTATTCATCTCTTTTCTGTTTTATCCATGACGATTCGCGTGGAGAGCGAAAACCAGGTCTCCCGTCGCGCCGCCATTATTCAAAGTACCGTAGGTTTCCTTCTGCATTGAAGGCGTCGCGGTCACTACGCCGCCGGACATCGTACCCATCTGACGTTTATCCATAGCGTCTACGCCTTCCATGGTAGATACGATAGCGCCGGGAACGATTAATCCGGCAAGCATCTTCTTCGAAGCCGAAAAATGAGCGTCGGTATGATGAACTTTACCCGTGTCTTTATCGTACTTGCTTGTCGCGTATTTCCATTCGCCCGTGCCTTTGATGCCGTTTTTTACGTTCGCGGCCATTCGCCCGACGAGGTTATGAGATGCTCTAGGATCCGACATTCCGGCTCTGGCATCCTTCACTAAGAACTTACCGGCTTTATAAGCTAATTCGGCTCCTTTTACTCCCAGAGCTGCGCCTGTCTTGGTAGCTTCCACGGCCATTTTCCCGGTTTTTATTTCGGCTCGACCCATCGCGCCTAATCCAGCCATCGTAGCTTTCCCTACTCCGTGAGCTACCGTAGCTGCTCCGGCTTTCGCCATATTGCCGGCAATATTCTTGATAATAGAGAGTCTAGACATCTAATTCCTTCTCTCGTTAGATAAACGGAATACCGATTAAATCGAAATTACCGTCGCTATCGCGGTAGAGACCTCCGCCCGACGCGACACGGCCAGCCGCTGAAACACCCATATAGCCACCGGCGATGGTACCTCCGATCGCCGTCTTGTTCCATGACCCATCATCATTCTTATACATGGCTTTTAGACGATCTGTATTCGAGATCTTAGCTTGATTACCATTTTTATCCAACAGTTTTTTCTCTGGTCCCGTTCCTTCGACTTTATACCCGAGCTTGTCGGCGATCTTCGTATTCCCGAGAATACGCTCGTCCATCTGGCTCTTCCATGTATCTTTTACTGCCGTTCTAAGGTTGTTAATTGGCTGATTTGAATGAAGTACCGTAGAACCTACGTTCTTCATTAGTCCGAACATGCCCATCCTTCTTAGTCCTCCTTATATATTTTTATTGAATATAGAGCTTATATTAACGAACTTATAATAAGATCTACCCGGCGAATTTTTCTATCCGAAAAAGCGTTATTCTTCGGGAGTCACCGAGATGGTATCGAGAGCGTCGTATAGAGCCTTGGATACCGAGGAACCTTCCTCGTCCTCGTCCTTGCTCTTCGACTTATCTTTACGGGTCATCATCAGTAACTGATATGTCTGGTCTCTCTTCTTGGAAATCTTCTCGTAAGCTTCCCACGCCTTCGAGACGGCCGGCTGGCGAATCTCATTACCTTCACTATCTACGCCGATTGCCATGTCGATAACGGGAGTACCGTCTTTCGCCATTAACGCCTTACAGCGCTCCAGCATGACATCCAGCATAATCAGTTCACTTAATAGATTCTTATCGGTGAACGACGCCGTATCGAAATCAATATCTTTGGCGTAGCCATTGGCTCTCAAGTCAATCTGAGCGATTTCTACGGCGCAGTATTCTCCGATCGGAGCCATATCGTAGGGGAGGAGAGGGCATTGATCAGAATAAGGGCACCCTTCTCCTTTACATACGAGCGGCACGCGAGCATGCATGCCATTCTTGGTAGATAAAGCCGCCATCGCCAGCTTCACCGATTGCTGTGCCCGCGACGTAATTCCCCAGGGATTATTTCTCTCTTTCACCTCGGCAACGAGAGTCTTCGTCTTACTCTTGATATCTTCCTCGGTATCTCCCAAGAGATATTCTTCTTCTTCATCTTCTTTTTCTACTTCAAGATTCTCCCATGGGCCTTTCTTTTTCTTTTCTTCAGTCTTCTTGGTAGAAGTCTTCCTTTTGGCCACTGATCTTCACCTCCTCGAATTTGCTATCCATACCGTAGCTCTTCGCCGTGAAATAATACGCGATCGTATCTTCCTCTGATCCGAACTTACATTGATAGACATGGATCCCCTTTAATAGATATCTTTCATTCTCAAGCGATTCCAGCGGGCTTAAATAACCAGCCTCGGTCGTCAGTATCCCTGATATCTCGCTCAACGGCTGATCCTCTCCTCGATCGATAATCAGGTCGAACGTAAATTCTCCATCGATCACTACCGCGTTATTCACCAATATCTTAGACATTCTTCAAATCATCCCTTTCTCTTATATACTTATTTCTCTCTTCTACCAATTACCATTACCCCTCTAAAAACTTATCCTTTCCACCCTCATCTACGAAATGTAAAAAGCCTATAGAGAAGCGAAAAATGTAAAAATTCTCCTCGAGTACTAGGTAAGTATGAGGAAATCTTTGAACGAGAATTCGAGCCCCCGGGTAAGGTTCTCGCCGAAATTACCTCGTGCCAATGGCATTCAGTGCCATTTTTTCAATGAAAAAGAGACCGTCTCGCACACGGTCTCTTTTTATGTCAACCATCGTAGGAGGATGATTGCTATGTTTAACTATGTCAACAACTACACTGCCGCTGATTTCGATGACCTCCGCCTTATGAAACTCAAGGAGCTCATCGAAAGTTCCGAAGCAAAAGGCTGGAACGTCTTCGTCAAGAAGACGTCGACGCAGCTTCAGTGGTGGCGCCGCAAGGGCCACCTCGTTCAGATGCTCTGGAAGGAAAATCGCTGACGGTAGAGCACGAGGGCATATACTTGGTGTTTACTAGGTATATGCCCTCTGCTGTGTCGTCAGACACATGGTTGAAACACCTAAAGAATGCTCGAATCGTCACGGAGTGTCTCTCCCGCTCTTGGCTACTCTCCACCCTCTATCTTGAATAGAAGGGAGGTACGAACCATGATGAAGAAGTACAAAGTCTCCGGGATCATTCTTGACAAAAAATGACTTCGGAAGAAGGTTCGAGCGTGTCGTCTTTGCCAGTAACCGCGAGGAAGCTGGCAAGGCCGCGATGAGAACGTTGCGTCTCTATCGTGGAGACATTGTCCGTGACGTTCAAATCACCGAGATCCAGTAACGTGGATCGCTTGAGGTGATTTCAACGTCATGTGCAGATACCGGATGACCCAACGCTCGGTATCTGCTTTATATAATAAATCGGCTTGGCTACGAGGTCAAGTCTTTTTATATTTTTGTTTATTTATTTGATGCCGCCTATCTCGGCGGGGTAGAAATAGAATAGGAGGATTATCATGTTCACACTTATCTCTGCTATCGTTGCTGTTGTTCTCTATGTCGTTATCAACCATGATAACGATAATGTAGCTACTGCTGAGATGACAGTCGCTAATAAGCCGGAGAAAGATCTCTCTGGAGAAGTCGCTCTTAAACTGATGCGCAAGGATGCTCATCGCATCTGGAATGCGTACCAGAAAGGCATTCTTGACGAATCTAGCAACGAGTTCGCTGCTATGATTCGTTTCCATCAGGCATGCCGCACGTGCCGCACGGCTCGCGTTATCGCGTACTGCGTGGCACACTAATCGTCATTTCGTAAAGCTGTCCTAGCCGGCTATACGGGGATATAGGGGGATATCATGAAAAACTATCTTGTTTTTATTCTGTTATGGATTTTTTCTAAAATCGACAAACTTCTTGCTTCTAAAGAAGAAAAGAAACTTTTTCGCAAATGCACTCTTCGCGTCAATGCTTATATTGACGAAGAGTGCAAAAAACTCCATATCAAAAAGCCTCTCGTCGTAATCGGACTCATTAGCAATCCGACGACGAGAGGCGAATGCATTCGCGAAGGCCATGTTATCCGTATCGATCCGTTGAAAGGAGATGAGTATCTTACTACTTTAAGACACGAGCTTCGTCATGTGTGGCAATGGACATACCGTGAAGATATTATCCGTTGGACGCATGAAAATATCGAGAGGAATGACGATGACAGCTATCGTTACAATCCTGTCGAGATTGACGCTCGTCATTATGCCGAGTTTCATGATGATAATGGCATAATGGATATTCCCGTCGCTGTCCTGGAGAAAATGAACGAGAATGGCAAGCTTACTCAAAAGCTGAAAGCTTTGCTTACCGTTTCTCTTGATAATAGCGACGTCTAAAGCGATTGTTTTCTATCCATTTTTGACGATTTTTCAGTATTTCGTCCATCGTGTCGCCAACGAAATCGACCTCGGCATTTTTTTCGAGTTGGAATTCAATATATTCGTTGATCATGTGATAGAAATCTATAATCCATTCTTTTAAAGTCATTTTGTTCACCTCGCCTCTATTTTACTTCTTTTGAATAGGGGCGTCAATTGTCTTCGCTCTCCTTGGGGGAGGCCAGACGTTAAAGAGGCCGTTGAAGTGTTTTTGTATAGACATGAATTCTAAAGGAGGAATATATCATGTCGAACATCAATGAAATCGCCGATGTCCAGGAATCGGCCTACCGCGTTGTTGCGTGGGAGGCGAAGAAGTTCAACAATCCGTCCATCGAGGCGGATTATGAGAAGCTTGCAAAGATGCGCGGCAAGCTCGCTCCAACCACGACGCTCGTCACGAGTGATCAGGTAGAGGAGCTTATTACTCCGTACCTGCTCGCTAACCGTGTCTCCGTGGATACGGATGACGAAGGGCGTGAAATCGTCTCCGATGATGCATCGGATGACGATGCCAAGGCTACGGGCCAGCTCGTAGCCACGAAGCTGTACCTGGATAAAGATGCCCATGTCCAGCGTACGCTGGCTCCTATCCCGTATAACCGTGTATCCCGCTATCTTCCGAAAGAAGAAGCGACGGTTCATACGGGAACAGGCGAGTTCGTTACGCGTGTAAGCAATTACACGCAGTTCTACCTGGTCTTCCAGCTTACGGGAGCTGATGATCAGTATGTGCTCGACCGCGAGATCTACCGTAAGGTAGGCACGGACGAATTCTATTGGGAGAACGAGTTCGATCAGCTCGTTAATATCGTCACGGGGGAGCTCGCGACGATTGACGAGCTGGGAGAATGCCTCGTGTATAACTCCCGTAAGATGCCTGGTCAGGAAAATCTGACGGCAGGCGAGAAGAAGAGCTACACGATTCAGTTCGTGTGCTCGAACTTCGGAAACATCAATGTCCGTGCGTTGAAATACGTGCTGACGTACGGTGCATCCGAGCTTCTGGCCGCGACGCCGAAGACGAGCCAGAAGGATCTGGCTCAGAAGAGCAACCGTTTGGCGCAGTACATGGCTCCGAATACTTCGGGGACATTCTTGCATAACGTTTGCTTTTTCATGGGCAAGATCAAGGACGATGACGGCAACGAGTACCGTGACGGCTTCGCTTTCGTCTTGGACGAAGCGGTGCGCCATTGCTTCGTTGTCTTGAGCAAGGGCATGTTCGCGATCTCTAAGAAAGCTTGCCAGGGCCTGGCCATCCAGATGCGTCCGTGGCTCTGCAAGCTGGAGAGCGAGTCGGTATCCGAGGGATACATGGCTCGCTTCCTGGAACTGCGTCATGCTCTCGAAAATGCCGTGTTCGTGTACAGGGACGCGGTGACGGAAGAACAGCAGGAAGCGTTCAACGAGGCTCTTGAAAGCAAGGGCAAGAAGGGCGCTTTCGCCGGCAAGTTCGTTTTCATCGCTGATCATGAAGGTGATTGGGATGAGAACGAAGTTCCAGAGTTCTTCACGGATATCAATGGCCTGAAGGCAGAGTTCGATCTGAAGATGGGATCTACCTTCAATATCTTGTCGATGAGTCATCATAAGTCGCACAAGAACGGTGCTCACTTGAGCACGCAGCTTGTGCAGTCGATGATGATCTTCGATTACGAAGCCACGAAGAAAGTCGTCGCTCGTCATATGGAGGCGTACGTCGCCGACAAGTTTGGCGAGCTGATGAACGGCACGGGCAAGACGCCGACCGTTCAGGATGTCGAGGGTTCGCTGAAGGGACAGCTTCTCGCGAAGCTCTGCCCGGCGGTAACGACAAAGTACTATTTCCCGCTTCTCCGTTCAATTTCGAACAAGACGATGGAGGGAATGGTGCGTGTCGCCAATAACCTGAGCATCCCGACTGAGGGGGCGTACCAGAAGCTCATGGTGGATCCCGCCATGGACTTCGGCGTACGCATCTTGAACGTCACGAAAGACGCGACGAGCAATGGCATCCTCGAGGTGCTGGCTCCGACCGTCGAAGTGACGTGCCGCGGCATTATCGTTAAGTATCCGAAGCAGCACTTCGGAGAATACGGTAAATGCCATGTCGTCTCCGTCGCTGATTATATCGCTCGTGTCAAAGCGTGCGATGAACTCAGCGAAAATGACAAAGCACTCCTCATCGAGAAGGTTCGTCGCCTCTCGAAGGGAGTGCTTTGCGTGCCGGCAGTCGCCGAAGTCAAAAACATGCTTGCGGGCATGGATTTTGACGGTGACGCGGTCATCCTGTTCCTTGATAGCGGTGTCGTTGCCGTGATGTGGAAAGGCGTTCCCATCGCTGTCTGCATCGACGAGAACGACGCTGGCATGCTCTCGGAAGAAGAGTATGCTGCTTATAAGGAGCAGATCTCGAAGAAGTAATTCTATCGAGATACTGATATGTTAACACTGTTAAGGGGGGGCGTCAAGCCCCCCTATCCATGTTATAAGGAGGAATTTATCATGGATAACGAAAACAAAGAGCTGCTCGGTCTCAACCTCGGTCACGATGACTTCATCAATGCGTTGGTGAATAAAAATCCTGGTCCTGGCCAGGTCATCAATGCTCATCGCATTTTCGCGGCTATTTACGCGATGGCTGACGAGGAACCCAAAGCTGCTAAAATGGCGCTGGATAAGATCTTCGGCATCGGGAAGCGCGGTGAGCATTACGTCTCGCCGATTCCACCGATGGTCGTGCGCGAGAATCTCACGATCAAGAACGTGAGTTTCTCGATGGTCCACGAGGCCGTCGAATCGGCACGCAAGGCTGAATTCTCCTCCGTGGAAGAGATGAAGTCTTGCGCCGATGACTTCACGACATTCGCGAGAATGTTCAGTGAAGCAGTCATTGATGCTGCTAAGAAAGGTGGCATCGTGCCAATCGAGTACATCGATGCGCTCCGTTCAGCTGTCAAGCCGGAAAGCCTTCTTCATACGGAGAAGTCTTTCAATGCCGAGATCAACTGGATGACGGATAAACCCGCTCGTAAGGGCTGGGTCCGTCATCAGGATTCGAAAGCGAAGGGTGCGGTTGATGTCCTCTGCCAGCAGAAAGGTAAGAATCCTTACCGTTTCGTCGCCAAGGAAAACAGCACACAGCTCGTGCTCGAAGATCCTTGGCATGAGCTTAGCGTCGATTGCTTGAATAAGGCAGTTGATGGTTACGCGGCGAAAGTTACGGAACTGGAGCCGCATCTGTTCTCGTATTTCGTAAAGGCGGTCGCTGATCGTCGTGCGGAAGATATGAACTTCGATGCTGTCTGTGTCATCGCGTCCAAGCTCTGGGCACAGATGAACCGCACGATCACGTCCAGCATGACGGCAGAGAAATCCGCCATCGAGACGACGGACAAGGATCAGAAACGCGCCGAGGAACGTGCGATCACGGCTCGCTATCGTGAGACGTATAACGCTCTCGGCAACGAGATTCGCCGTCAGTTCGGCCTTTTGAAGTCGAATGATATGACGGAAATGGCTATGGTTAACGCCGTAGTTAACGCCGCGTATCATGACGAGGAAGGTAAGCTCCTCGACGATGTTTCCGCAACCAACTTCGCGGATAACGTCATCGGCGAAGAGTTCTTCTCCTGGCTGAAGAAGCACCTTCTTCATAAAAAGGAGAATGTCACTGAGGAGGCTGTCGAGCCGCTGATCGGCTGTGACTTCGAAGAAGGATCCGAGATCGTATTCAAAGATTCTTTCGCGGAGAAAGACGGTCATTACGCCATGGCGGAACGTCCGAACGTCAATGGCTCGTATGTCATCAAGAAAGTTGGTGGCAAATGGGCGGCTACGAAGAAGATCGATGATATCGTCGAGTCATCGATTGACTTCGTAGAGAATCAGGTCATGTTCATGACCTCTTCTACGTCGGAAACGGAAGAACGTCTCGTCGCGATGGCGAAGGCGGCTTCCGTGAAAGGCGCGAAAGTCACCTTGGTTCACAATACTAAGGTGAATGGCGTCCGTCAGGCTATCTTCGTTGATGGCAAAGCGTATGGCCGTTATGCCAATGCTTACGCTGATCTTTCCAAGAAGAAGGATCGTGAAGCAGCGAAGAAGCTCGGTCTCGTCATGGACAATGTCTACGATCTCGTTCAGGGTGACCTGAAGGATATCAAGATGATGTCCTATCCGGACGAACATGGCCGTAAGCATGCGAAAGCCGTCGTCGTTCTCGAGAACGTGACGAAGATTGCGTGGAACAAGGTTCCGAAGTTCAATGGTTGGGTTCCGGTCGAAAAGAAAGTAGTTAAAACGGCGAAAACCGTTAAGACGAATTTCTTCGCGGCTAAGAAGCCGGTCGTAAAAGAAGAGCCGAAGAAAGCTGCTAAGAGCGATAAGCTCGTCAGCTTCTTCGCCAAGTATCACTAAGTATTATTATCTCAAGGATGAGAGGGGAAGGGTGCATGGATGCACCCGTACTAATGCAGCCATCGGCGGTCCAAAGCCCGCGTGAGAAATGCAGATGGGTACGTTTATTTTCTACCGTTAAAGAGAGGAATGGTAAAAATGTCGAACAGAAAATATGATCTCAAAGCGCTTGCCGCGCTGAAGTATGCGGCGTTCAAAATCGGGCGCAAGATGGAACCCGTCGAAATTCTTCGGGCATTGATTGCGCCGACCGATCTTCCGTCGGGTGATATTGCGGAAGTTGTCCTGGCGTACATGCTGGGATATCTCACGAAGGTTGTTCGTGGCCTTTACGTCGATATGTCAGCGTATGCGGACATGAAAGGAGTTGACTTTGTGCTCACGCGCTTCGGCTATGAGCACAAACTCCAGCTGAAATTCAATAGAAAGGACCGGCGTGATTACGGCGAAGATATCGTCGTATTCTATGCCGGTCCTTCTAGCAAGTTCATCGGAACTAAGTATTTGGAAGAAGATCGCGGAGATAATATTCTTCTCAATATTCTTCTTAGCATGGATGTTTATGACTTCGATGAAGCCTGCGACATCATCGATGACCATCGCGGACTCAAAGAAGCCTGCATTCGTGCATGGGAGATCATCAAGAATTGAGAATCTCTCGGCACCAATCTTCGGAAAGGAAGTGATCCTCGTTTTCTTCAATATAGTTTATGCGGTTAGGCTTGCCGGTAATCTCGGTAAAAGCTTCTTCAGCTTCTGATTCAGCCGCGAGCATGGCCGCATAAGCTTTTTGGAACTTGGCACTAAAAAAACTATCTAGCTGTAAATTGCGAACGTCGTTACTTGTTTTCATGACTTCGCGAGCTTTCATTTTAAAGCTTTGAATTTGCTCTTCCGTAACCATCTATATCATCCTTTCCGTGCTACCTCTTTCTACATAATGTAGAATAGCACGAAAAGGTCAAAATGTCAATCATATCAGGAGGAATTTAATCATGAAAAACATCAACCTTAACGCAGATCAGAAGAACGCTCTCTCTATCGCTATCGAGGCTCTCTCGAAGGGCGAGCCGGCGGCAATCATCGGTGCTGCTGGCACCGGCAAGAGCACCATGGCAGCAGAAGTCGCCCGTGTGGCAGTGAAAGAATGCGGCATCGCCGATGTCGTGTATATGGCACCGACCAACAAGGCGGCGTTGGTGCTTCAGGAGAAGTGCGGTTCCGGCTACACGATCCACTCCAGCATCTACAAGTATGATGACGAAGGCAATCACTTCGTCAATTACGATAAGGATGCTATCAAAAATAGCCTCCTTATCGTGGACGAGGCATCTATGGTAGGGGAGAAACTCCTCGCCGATCTCCGCAAGTTCGCGGAGTATAATAACGATCGCCTTCTCTTCTTGGGAGACCCCTTCCAGCTTCCGCCGGTCAAGGACGGAGAGGCCGAGATCTTCAACCTCGAATGCCAGGCACATCTCAACCAGATCATGCGTCAGGCGAAAGGGAGCAAAATTCTCGACTACGCTACGTGCCTCCGTAGTGTGAAGAAGCCGTTTATGCCGAAAGACACGAACGGTGACGTCGAAGTTATCGGGGGCAAGGAAGTCTTCCATCGTTACGTTGACGATGTGAAGGCCGGCAAGAACGCCGTTCTCGTCGTCTGGACGAACCCGACGCGTGTTAAGACGAACGGTCTCATTCGTCGTGCTCTTGAATATAAGGATGTCGTCGTCAATGGTGACATTCTTATCAGCATCAGCAATAACAACGCCTGCGCGAACGGCGAGACCTTTGTCGTCGATGGCGTTGAGCATGCGCAGACGATCGAAACCGCCGATGGTAAAGTCGTCACGTTCGAGACGGTGGTTAATGGCAAACGCCGTCCGGTCGCGTTGTATCCGTTCACGACGAAAGCGAGCATTCCGAATTTCAAAGTGAACGCTCGCTCGTTCCCGGAAAACTTCCAGGATCGTAACCGTAAGGACAAGAAAATCGTCCTTTCGAATGATGTCGTCATCGCGACTTACGGTTACGCTATTACGGCTCACAAGAGCCAGGGTAGCCAGTGGGATACGGTGTATATCGGCGAAGTTCAGAAAGCTTTCAAAGAAATCACCGAAGAGAACTGCGCTCGTTGGATCTACACGGCCGTGACGCGCGCAGCCAAGAAAGTCGTTCTTTCTTCTGATCTGAAGCTTCAGAAGAAGGTGTGGAAAGTTATCGATGACGAGGCTGCTAAGTACGTCGTCGATGCTCCGGTCGGGGAAGAGCCGGTCGAAGAGAAACCGTCCTTCGAGGATGTCTTCGGCGATGATACCGAAGTCTTCGAGCAAGCCATCGAAGAACTTCCGGATGAGGAGCCAAAACAGGATAAGGATGAATATACTATTCTTATCAGCCAGGCTTCTGAGCTGATCGCGAAAGCGGCCGAGATCTCCGGAAAGAAAGTCGAAGAAGTTATCACTGATATTCTTCCTGCTTCTGAGAAGGAGCCAGAACCCGAGGTCTATCCCGAGACGGTTCACGTTAGCTGGGATACGATCGAGGACGCCTGGATCGAAATCTTCCAGGCAATGGACGCGGGTTACCGTGTCTTCGGATACTCCGTCGATGCTAACCCGGATACCGAGAAGGAGTTTCTGAACGGCCATGACTTCGAAGGTCGTGTGAACCGTGCGGGAGGCAAGCTCTTCCGTATCCATGATAACGCCCCCGAGAAGAATCACGATAAAAAGGAGGTGGTGGCCTATGACCATGACGATGCCGTTTCTTCTGCTTCTTCTAGCGTCGTCGGCCACGAGTCAGAGAAGCCGGCTGTCAAAGCTAACCATCGTCCGAGCGCCCCTCGCGTCACTTTCTTCGGCGAGGCTGACGGGAGCGACTTCTAACGAGCGCCCCTACGGGGACTCGGTCACCGTTCCATTCCTATCGTCGCATTCTCTCTTCTAAATACTTTTTCCCTTATAAAACTTCATAGAGAGGAATTTTCTCTCCTACGGAGTTTCTTCTTCTCATCTCTATATATAAGAAACGGGAGAACCTCGCGAGTAAATAAATCTATACTCGTAAGGCTCTCCCATCCCCTTATATAACTTGATGAGGAGGAATCCTCTTAGATAAGTTCTCTATTCATGATAAGGAGGAATATATCATGAAAAGATTTTTCTCTCTTCTTCTCGCCGTTATCGTGGTAGGGACGGGGTACGCCCCCGCCGCGATGAATCCCGCGCAGGGAAAGCTGATGGCTCGGAGGGCCGCCCAGGTCGATTGCTTCAAGCAGACGGGCGGTTCTCCCTTCACGATTCTCTCTGAAGCATTCGACGGTCATACGTACCGTATCGAAGCGGAGGTGAGATAAATCATGATTCACAAGTTCATCAAGCATCTTCCCGTAGGGAATATCGTTCGTACGCTGTTCATCTACGTGGAAGAAAAGCCGAAAGAATCCAAGGACTTGAAAGGGGAGGTCGTCGACCCGTGGGATAACTCGGTCTTGTCGAGATTCTCGTGGGACCCCTACGGGGGGTTATTCACCTCGCCCGATACTTCTCCTATCATCCGAGACTCTATTATGAGTTTGTTGGATCGCTATCAAGCCCCCAGGAGCCGCGTCTACTACGCGTAATCCATTCTTTCGAGCTTCTCCCTTCCCCTTATATAACTTGGTGAGGAGAGATAACTACCTCGAAAGGAGTCAATATCTATGAAACGTCACCTGAATCCCGTCATCGTGGAAGCATTCCAGTATATCGGCCTCGGGCTGGTAGGGTACTTCTGCTTCTACGTATTCATGAATGCCCTCCGTCTCTGGTGAGACGGAGCCAGGCAAGAAAGGAAGAAAGAACCATGAAAATGCATATTGAAATGACCGAAAAAGAAGTAAAGGCTATGAGCCCGTTCCTGTATCTTTTCAATCTCCCGGGAGCCCTCGAAGCATCCGAGTGGGCCGGAAAGTACGCCGCCGATTATTCGTACCCGGAAAAGCACATGATCGGACTCTCCGCTCTCTATCACAAATATCAGGAGGCTATCAACTCTTTCGTCTCCGGTGCTCGCGCCATGATCGCCGGATTCAAGAAACTCAACGGAGGATTCTCCGAGGATCTTCAGAAGCTGGTTGTCGACGTCACGCCCGAAATCGAGGTAAAAGAGACTCGAGTCTTCGAAGACGAATGATCGCCCCCTCATAAAACTTGATGAGGAAAAATAACTACCTCGAAAGGAGATATATCTATGAAACTCCGTATCGAAATGTCCGAAAAAGAAATGCGCTACTGCGGTGACCTCGCCTCTATCCTCGGTCTGTCTGGACTCCAGCAGTGCCGGGATTATTTCGGCAACTATAGGGGAACCATGGAATGCCCCGAGAAATATCTCGAGGGGCTCCATGAAATCCTCTATAACAAGTACTACGAGGCAAGCGCCTCGCTGGTGGCCGCCATGAAAGCCGCGTGGAATGCCGTAAAGTCGCTCGCCGGTGTCCGTAAGGATATGAACGCTCTCATGGAAGAAGTCATGCCTCTCGTCAAGTATAGCGAGGAGAATGTCTTCCTCGATATCGATAAGGAGGATTGAGGAGAAGCATCCCCGAGCTCACTTCGTTCGCTTCCCCCTCATAAAACTCAATGAGGAAGAGAAGTTTCTTTCCCTACGGGGAAGGAGGCTTCGAAGTGGGGAGAATAGACGCCTCTCGTCATGAATAGATAGGCACGGGAGGTTCCTCTCTTATCTATTCTCCTTACTTCGAAGCTCTACCGTAAATACGAGCTTCTCCCCTCCCCTTATATAACTAGAAGAGGAGGAAACATCCTACTCAATGATTCACTACCGTCTACAGGCTATCAAGAGCCTAGAAAGGAGCCTTTAAAATGGCTAACGCAACTCTCAACAACTCCCAGGTCCTCTTCTACATCGGTGCTCGCGGCAAGTCGGTCTATCGCGCTTCCGTCCGCCCGCAGAAAGCTGATTCTCTCCGTGTGTTCGGCTTCGATGACGTCGAAGGCGGCGCGGAGACTCTCGCTCTCGCGATGCTCGCCAAGACCATCGAAGACGTTACGAAGCATCCGACGTCGGCCTTCATCACCGCTCCGGACAGCGCTCTCTATCGTGTGTTCGAGGCACGCAAGATCATCAACCAGGACCCGGACGCACCGGTCGAGGATGTTCTCGACGGTCTCGTCAAGCCCTGGATGATGAAGGAAGGCAATGAAGCTATCAAGGAAGCTACCCAGGACATGGGCGCGGCTGTCTACGAGTGGCTCCATTCCGATAGCAACGTCGCCATCGGTTTCCAGCCGACGCATATGACCCGTTCGTTCGAACTGGACGCGGACGCCTGCGACAGCGCTGAAATCCATAACGGCCAGAAGCTGACGTTCGAGAAGGGAGTCAATCAGGACTTCGGCATCACGTCCCGCGACAATTCGATGCTCGATGGCGAGTATGAAGTCCACGTCTCTACGTTCACGACGCGCAACGGCCAGAAGTCTCGCTACTTCGTCGATCGCTACGATATGGAGCATCCGAGTGACAGCCCGCGTGACCGCCGCCTCGAAATCCTGAATAAGGTTCTCGTCCCGGCCGTCGAGGAGAAGCTCCCGCACGATCTGAAAGCTACGGCATTCAAGGTCGCGGCAGGCGGCGAGGAAGATGCTTTTTAATCTCTCTCGTTGATTCAGTAAAGTTCATGATAACCCCCTGATATAACTGTAGAGGAGCTGAAACATGCTCCTCCTCTTCTTAAAGCTTCTAGATTCATACGCTAGAGGCTTTAAGAAGGGTTTTTATCTATCAAAGGAGGAAAAGAAGATGGAACTCACTAACGAAGAAAAAGTCAAGGTGGCCCGTCTCTCGGGAAGCATCATGTCCAAGCTCTGCCTCGGAGGGGTTTACGCGCTGAAAGGTGTCGGATTCACCTCGCACAAGGCAGCTAGCGGCATCCGTGCCGTGGCCAACGGTATCGACTTCATCGGAGATAAGGCCGATCAGGGCGCCGAAAGTCTCGAAGCTAAGGCCGAAGAGTACGATATCCGGGATATCCCCGACGATGCCTTGGCCGCCGCCCTTTCGGAATGATTCAATAAAGGAGAAATGAACCATGATCCACGCTACTATCGTAAAGAATGACTACCATCGTCCGCTGACTACCCGCGATCTCATGCTCTCGGGTACTAAGAGCTCGGATATCATCTATACTCTGCCTAGCGGAGAATGGATGGTGATCCCTCGTGAATACCTGAAGAAGGACGGAACTATGAAGAAGGTAGCTGTCAAGGCTATCGAGAGAATGAAGAAGGCCGCTTAAACTCGGGAATATGCGTTCTTATTCGGGGGGTTACCCCGGATAGGAACGTCTTATTTTCTCGTGTATACGGTGAATTTTATGCGTATAACGTACTTTTTTCCGGGTATCTATGACGATACAGCCTATAACCCGTATTTTCTTCCCGGTGAGGAGATATATGAACCAGGGGCAGGCGGGACTTCAAGAACGCTATTAATCTTTCTTCCGGAGAGCATTCTATCCGAGCGCCCCCGCCGAAACTCCGGGGATAAATCAACAAGTTTCGGTGGAGAGAGCACGCGATACGAAGACCTTTCAGCGGGCCTTCCAGATACTCGTAGCAGGTAGGAACCAGTGATGGATCCTCGATCGTCTTCAACGGGGATTCCAGGTAGTCTAATCCAGACTTTTCATCCAAGAGGACGGGGTTGACCCCGATAGAAGCTAAATCTTTCTTCCGGGAGTGGAACGTACTCACCGAGAAACGCCGGACAATATTATGCTTCGCTTCTTTCAGCGTATCGCTATTTTCATTTACCTCGTAAAGGAACTTGATTACGCGGCGCTTCCTGAGTTTCGTAAGAGAAGATTCTTCGATCTTCCTGACGGCCTCTTCGAGAGAGTAAAAATCTCCCTCTCCTACCATCTTACGATATCTCTCCTTCAGGAACTCTACGGCGATGTCTTCCCTTAAATAACGTAAGATGCTCTTGTTCCGGAACTGGTGGCGGTCACGGATCTTATTCAGTTCGTTATAGAAGCACTGGTGCTCCATACGGATCGTATAACGGCTTCTCTTAAGTAACGCGTTCTTCCGGGGGCCTTCCTGGAAATGTTCTTCTATCTCGTCAGATTTGTCGTAGAATAACGTCTTATACCCCTTGTTTCCTTCAGCAGCCGATTGTTCTTCTAAGTCTATATCTTTGATATATCGGCGAGAGGTACGAGAATAAAGAGAAGACTTATGGACGATCTTATAGAAGGCTTTCTTCTCTTCGATCGTATTGAAACCTAAGTTGGCCGTATAATCTACCCGGCGGGCCTTCCACCCGGAAAGAGAGTTATACTCATAGCCCAATAAACCCGAGATAATGCTCCTAAAACGCTTAACCAGTAAACGAATATTCTTCTTGGAGCATCTGAACAGGTCGATACGATAGATATTGGATGGCTTAATCATATTCAGGGGGTTAATGGCGAGAGTAACGTAATAACGAGCATCCAGTATATCTATGGTTCCATCACCGTTACTGGCGACATTCACCGTTCTTCTGAAAGCTAATTCATCGATACCGTAAATACGTGGATGTAGGCTCTTCTTAGCGAAATAGTTGATTCCCGTATTCATCTTTCGAGCCGGAACCTTGATATATAATTCATCGGCGTATTTCCGGCGGCCGACCCGGGAAACTAACTCTTCTAACTCTTGATAAGTAAGCTCTTTAGAAATCTCTATCGTATGTACCATTCTATTTCTCCTAATCCGGCGGGCATTTATCCCCGTGTTCTCTTCTCTTATAGACTAGTATATTCTCTTATATGGGTAGTAGTCAATAGAGAGTAGATTATAAGTAGGAGAAGGGAAACTATATTTTCAGGAGGCGAAACCGCCGGAATAAATAGAGAAGAAAAACATACTTATCGCTCAAAACGTACTGGTAAGTAGAATATAGAAAACCATGACCTCTCTATAAACATTTAAAAAACATTAACATATTAACCCCTTAGTTCTCTCTATACGATACGCTCTAGACAGATGAATCCCCCTATATATACGGATTCTTCTCTTGTTCCATATATATAGGGGGATGTCACCCAGTTCATATCTGTCTTGTATAGGAGGCGTTTCTATTTATTCATTACCTCTCCCGTTCTCTATTCTATATAGACTATGGAGTATATATAGATATCTACTCTCTATCTACTTATAGAGGATCTACGTTATCTACGTTTTTATGGCTCATATTTACGTTTATATGGTATTTCGATTTATCGACGGGTGATTATACCCCTGAAATCAAAATATGAGCGTTTTAGAAGCATACACGCTCAAGACGAAGGACGTAGTGGTATTTTTATTCTAGATCCATATATTTATTGACTTGAAAACCAGTTTTTCAGGCGAATAAATATATAGATTTACTGCCTCCGGAAGCACCCCTGAAAAAGGGGCTAAGTTTTACATATGTAACTACCCCCCTATATAGGGGAGGAGACCAAATCCCCGTTTTTCTTTTACATATGTATTACTTCGAGGGTTTTTGAGGGGATAGGGGAGGAGGCTGCCGAGAGAGTCGACCGTTTTGGTGCTATGTATCAAAAATGCCCGTAAAAAACTCTTAAAGGTACCTAGAATATTCAAGATCGTTCATTTCACCTGACAAGCGATCGTAGCCAACTTTGCTTGCATATGAAGCGTTAAATGCTATTAAACGGGCATTCTATCCAAGGGCGGTAATTCTGTCCGAGCGCCCCTGCGGGGAATATATTTACGTATTTATATAGATAGAAAAACCGTAGTGGAATAAATAAATATATTCCGGATGAATATCCAGGGAGTTTTTTATTCTAGAAAAACTATTCTTTGAATATATTTATTCCGAAAAAACTCAATAAACGAATAAATACTCGAAAAAAACTATCTACGGAGAGTAAAAATATAATCGACAAAAGAGGGGTAAATGTCGACTAAAATACTCAAAATCACGAGAAGGGTATATAGAGCGTTATTTAGGGGTATAAATCAAAGCGTACGGGTAGGTACCCATGAAGAGATGGAAAATGCTCAGAATCGGTTTTTAAGGCTAAAAACGACGAATAGATGGACCGGAACCTAGTTTATGGTCGTATTTATGGTCGTATTTATGGTCGTATGGAACCTAGTTGAGATATTTATGTATATTTGGGACAAGTTTTTGAGATATTTACGGAGTCGTTTTGGTGGATCTTGGGGTGGAAAGGAGGGGAGTTAGATACGGAGAGGGAGACAGAAATATATATTTTCGGTGGGTAAGAGAGGGGGTATTCAAGAAAAAATATATAAGTAATCCCTCTCCACACTTTCTTCTCTTCCTACTTACTTCGATATAGATAGATACTTTCTCCTCCCCCTCCCCCCTTTTCCCCCCTCATATAACTTGAAGCAGTTCTCTCTCTATCTCTATATACTCAAGTAAAAGGGGAAAGAGATATCCTTCCTAATGAATAACAGTTATTACTTAAAGTATATAAATTTATTCAAGTTAAGGATCATATATCCCGGAGGAGGAGGGGAGGGGGAAAGAAAGGAGAATAAAAAAATGAATGAAGGAATCATGATCTATCAGGGAGAGGAATATATTTCGGGACCGCAGCTGGCCGCCGAATATAATATCGAGAGAACGAAAAATAAAAAGAATAAAGAAAAAGAAGACACTCAGATAACTCCCTATGTTCTCGATACGTTACTGGAAGATAGCGTAAAGAGTCAGACGGTGTATTCTATTAACTCGTTGAATATATACGTAGAAAAGATGCTCGACTTGGATAAGGGGGATATTATTTCTAAGAGACTTGGGAAAGTAATCAAGAAATATAAAGAATCGGGGGAGACGGCGCCGGCCAAAAAGAAAAAAGACAAAGAGCTCCGGGAGGCGCCGAAGAAGAAAATGACGCCGACGGAGAAGATCCGTTCACTGGTGAAACAGATCGAAGAGCGAGAAGAGAGAAATACCCGATTGAATAAACGTGACCGAGAAGCTATCCGGAAAGAACTTAAGAAACTCGACAAGGTCGGGAAGATGAGTCTGGCTGATCTGATCTATTTTCCGGAAGAATAAACTGGATAAATAAAAGCAGGGGAGGAGGCCCGCCGATTATGAACGCGAAAGAGAGAATACTAAGAGAAATGAATGAACGAGGTTTCGTCATCGATCCCGTTAGAGTAGACGAAACGGAAGATCCGTACAAGATCGAGAGAAGGAGTAACGAGTTATTCCGGAACGATGATATGTATTCGTGGGGCGCGGAATTTGATAGCGTTATCCGGTATATCGATAGTCGGGATCCGCAGGAGCAGGGATATATTCTGACGGGTCTCTATACGTCCATGCTAGCCGATTACGATAAAGAGACGAATACGGAGTACTGGCGCGTGACGGAAGTTTTTGTATGGTCGGGAATCACCGACGAAGAAATCGGGGTACTGTTAAGTAAGATAGGTATTCCCGAAGGAAAAGGGAATCACAAAGGGATGCTGTCCAGGAAGGCGGCGTAAAATATAAATGGAACCGGGAAAACGGCGAGCCGGAGAGAAAGATTCCTAAGAAATATCGATAATGATAAGGAGATGCGAGAGAAATGAATAATAACAAAGAAAAAGAAAAAATCTACTGCGCGGGCTTTCTCGTCGCGGAGAGAGACAAACGAGATACGATTATTCAGTCTCTCGTAAATGCGGGCGTAGACAAAGAAGATATCGAACCGATCGAGGATACGATCGAGTTCTGTGCCGAGGATTTCGACGAGAAGAAAGTTCATGAGTGGCTCGATGATAACGAGAAAGATATCAAAGACTACGAGTTCTACTTTACCGACGGAGACCGTCAATGGAGACTCAACCGGGAAGCTGGCCGTGAAAGTCAGATCGGTATCTATCCCTCTACGGCTATCAAACAGCTGCTTCTCGAGGGCTATTCCGCCGAGGAAGCCCGCAAAATCGTGGATATCATCAGCGTTTAAACGAGGAGAGCGGTGAGTATGAATAGCATTAACTTCGAAATCAGATCTCGCGATAAAGATGTCATTGAAAAAGACATAAAGAATCTCGTAGATGTCCTGGATGATATTGGCTCCGAGTTTTCGATTGATGATACGGAGAAAGTCGGCGATAAATATTATGCTTGTTTCGATATGTCGAGCGATCGAGATGTCGACTGGAACGTTATCGAAGAAACGATCCGGCACGTCGCCGAAAGCGAAGTATCCGATTTTATTCACTATAGCGAAGTGCCGTCTTCTCGAATGACATTTGAACTTTCAGAAGGAGAACGTATTCGCTATGCCGCTACGGTTACGAAACTGATTCAACACGTTATCGAGAATGGCGATTCGAAAGATTGCGTAAGGGAACTTATCTACGGCAAAAGGTTACTGGAAAAGCTCGGCGGGAGATACCAGGCTGGAGTCATCCAGAAGAAGCTGAACGAGGTGTTCGCATGATCGATGTATACGACGTAGAGGATGCTATTCGGACGATCCAAAGCTTCTGCGTGCAGTATAGCCGCTGTGTTGACTGTCCTCTCGCTTTCGTATCGAGAACGGTCGTAAAAGAAGAAGACAACTGGCTAGATTGGGATGAAAGAAAAATCGTTTCCCACGCTTTCTGCCCGATCGCGGATGGCACGCTGGTAAATAAGAAATGATAAGGGGGGTACGGGGGATGGCGAATTATGTTAACGTCTTTCGTTCGAGTTATTTTCGCGTAAAAGACGAGGACAAGTGGAAAGACTTATGGGAGAATCACGTCGACGGCGAAGATCTGGAAGATTTCTCGTACAAAGATGATGACGGGAACCGATGGCATGGTTTCGGTGGCTCCGGTATGTACGGTTACTTTAATAACCGAGAAGCGCTGGAAGATGACGACGAGATGCTTGACCCGGATGATTTTTTCGATAAGATCGCTGAATTGATCATCGGGGGCGACGCCTGCGTGATTTACTATGTCGGTCACGAGAAATTGCGTTATATCTCGGGAAGCGTGGTCGTCGTTACCGAAGGAAAAGTTCAATATAATAACTTGGCCGATGTGGCTCATCGTATGATGAAAGCGATCGGCGTCGATCCGAAAACGGTTCGGGAAGAATATTAAGAAATGAATTAAATAACGTATAAGGGGGCGGGGGATATGAATCAGTTCACGTTCATGGGGTATGACGGAGAGATCTTCGAGCATATCAGTAAGTATAAAGCTCGGAAACTTCATGAAGAAGGTCAGGAAGTCTTCGCGTTAGGAGACAATACGAACCCCTGTAGCGTATGGGTAGAACCGGCGACGATGCGGCCCGAAGATAATTTCGACGAGTGGACGAATTCTTTTACGTTCTATCTCCCGAAAAAACTCGGTCGTAGACCGCGCTGGTTTAAGATCGGGGATTCGTCCAGCTGGCATTACGGTGCCTGAATAAATAGAAGGAGGAAGAATCATCATGAAAGTCCGTTATACGCAGTCAATATGGAATACTGAAAATTATCGTTTCTTCCGCCTGAAAACATGGCTGAAAGCGCTGAATCTTTCGGTGAAACCTATGAAAGAGGAAAAGACGGAGAAGAAGGATAAGGGGAGCGCCCGCGAAGCGGCATGATTCGATACTATAAATTTTTATGGCTGGCGGTGGAAACCGCCCCTCTATTATGGGATATATGTTCAAGAATGGATGGCGGTCGAGGCAAGACCGAGAAAGGAACTAAAGAAATGAGCGAGGAAATCAAGGATAAGAATCAGGAAGGCATTCAGCTCTCGAAGGAAGAAGAACTGGCCGCGAGCCGCCTGGCTGGTAGCATCATGGGTAAGCTTTGTTTCGCCGGAGCGAAGGCTTTCAAAGGAACAGGTTTCCTGTTGGAGAAGAGTACGTCGGTGACGGCGACGGGTCTCCGGATGGCGGCCGCCGGAATTGAGACGGGTGGTAAGGTTTCTTCCGATTTCTGCTATAAGCAGGCAGAGAAACTGGAAAACAAGCGAGCCGAGTATGAGGCTGATACGCAGGAAGTGGAAAATGCTCAGAAGAAGCTGAACGATCTTCTCTCGGAGATGAAAGAAAAGGGCATCACGCCGGTTGTCAGCGTGGCCCAGTAAGTATATAATAATAGAATCGGCTTGTAAGAGAAATACAAGAATCATTTTACTGAAGGGATTGGCATGAGTAAACACATGGCAAAGCTACAGGCAGACAAACTTGACCTCATGGGCGATCATGCGATGGAGAATGGGCAGTTGGCGACTGCTGAGCATTGGTATGACAAGGCTGACGCCATTCGCGAGGAATATGGTATCGAGGAAGACATCGGTCCGGGCATGAAGAAAATGCGGGACTTTTTCCGAAACCTTCGATAAAGGTTTGTTTCGTCCATGTGAGAGATAGATACGAAAAATAAGAACATGAAAAGGCCATTTTTGGTTTTTAACAAACTCCCGACGAGTGAGAGGAAAGGGAGAGTGAAAGAGATGTGACGATTTAAATGTGTTCGAAGAAGAATAAATATAAGACAACGGAAGGCTTTTGCCCTCGATGCGGAATGCCGTGGGGATATATGATGGAGGGCGGTATGGCTAGGAATGAATACTCTCTATGCAAGTGTCAGAATCAGGTAGATGAACGCGACTTTACCCGCCAGCATACCGAAAGCTTGGATTACATGGTATTTCAGCTGAATCAGGAATACTGGGCGAGACGAAGTGAGCGGGCGCGATACCGTGAGATGAAGGAAAAAGAAGAGGAAGGAGCGGCATCATGAAACGGAAAGATGAAAGTCTGTTATATTCAATCGTATACCTAGGGTGCTATCTCCTAGGGAAGAGCACCAGGCCGGTGTCGGCGCTCCGGAATTTCATGAATATCTGCCGGTACGCCGAAGAGCCGAAGAAATATAGGAAGAGCGCGAAATGAATAAGTACGATGGATGGCGCGTAGAGCTGGGCGGGGTCGTCAACGGTTATTTCTCCCGCAAGAACTATTTATTCGTGGGAGAGAAGGATTACGATGAGCTGAAGCAGAAGTTCATCGATCTATGTCATAATCGAGATGTCTATCAGTGTGCTTATATCTATAAGAACGATGATTATGACCACTGCGAGATGATTGCCAATCCCTACCTGGATTTCGATACAGAAGATATCGAAGATCCGGCAGAATGGGAAGAGCTGACGAGAGAAGTCAAGTACGTCCTGAATTATATCGAGTCTTCGATGGGCATCCCGCCGGAAGAACTAAGAGTATATTTTTCAGGATCCAAAGGTTTCCACGTTATTATCCCGCATGAGCTGATCGGTCTCGCGCCGTCCACCGTATTGAATCAGTCTCTCCGATATTTTGCGCTAGGTCTAAGTTACGTATTAAACGGCAGAAAAGTTCGTAAGAACTGCATCGACACGGGAATTTATGATCGAAAAAGGCTGATAAGGATTCCGGGAACTATTAATAGCAAGAGCGGGCTCTATAAGATACCTATATCCATTGACCAGCTATACGATTTCTGCTATAATGACGTAAGAGAAGCGGCGAGAGTCCCCCGAGAAGACCCCGCCGCGATTCTTACGTATCGATCCGTAGCCCGCGAAGGCTTTTTAGAGATCGTAGAGCTAGGTAAGAGATATGAGGCTGAGAGCACCGGTCGAAAATACCGTAGGAAAATCAACAAAGAAACTCGTACGGATAAGAAGCTACTCCCTTGCGCAGAAAAATTACTCAAAGAAGGCGCGGAAAGAGGCTCCCGGAATCATTCGTGCTACGCTCTCGCTTCCAGCCTTCTTCAAGCTGGATACGAAAAAGAAGAAATGGAAGAAGTCATCGTTAAATGGAATGATGACTTGGAAGAACCTTTACCCGGTTCAGAGGTCGAAGCTACCATCAAGAGCGCCGAAAAGAATTTCGATAACGGCATGATGGTCGGCTGCGGCAAATACCGAGAACTGGATTTATGTGTCGATACTTGTTCCTTGCTAAAGGAGTAAGATAAATGCGATGTTCGGGACGCATCCTCTAAATAATGTCCCCTTATTATGGTCCTGCTAGGGGTGACTCCTCCCGGCAGGGCCGGGTGTGGATCATTGGTAAGAGGTCGCCTATCTCCTGTGTTCCCTTTCATGGTTCGGGGAATATCCTTTCGGCGGCCTCACCTAACGGGCAGATACTCAAGTGGCTATAAGAGGACAGTCTTGAAAACTGTGAGCTCGTAGTGATACGAGGCGGGGGTTCGAATCCCTCTCTGCCCGCCATTATTTTTTTAGTTCTATTTCCTAGAGCTCTTCCATGGGAGCTCTTAAAAGCCCTCGTAGCTCAGTCGGATAGAGCAACGGCCTTCTAAGCCGTGGGTCAAGAGTTCGAATCTCTTCGAAGGCACCAACGCGGATATAGTGTAGTGGTAACACCTCAGCCCTCCAAGCTGATATCACGGGTTCAAATCCCGCTGTCCGCTCCAAAGAATATAAAAGCGTAAGCTTTTATATAAAGGTTTACCCCCTATATGAGGTTGATACGCGTCGCTTGCTAAGGCGTATCAACCGTCAAGGCTCCGTAGACAAGTCGGTTAAGTCAGCGGGTTTTCATCCCGCGATCGTCGGTTCAAGTCCGGCCGGAGTCACCATTATGCCGGTATAGCACAACGGTAGTGCATCTGACTTGTAATCAGAAGGTTGTAGGTTCAAATCCTATTGCCGGCTCCATTTAAAGCCGAAGTGGTGGAATGGCAGACACGAAACGTTTAGGCCGTTTTGAGCGAGAGCTCGTGCAGGTTCAAGTCCTGTCTTCGGTACCATTTATGCCTGAGTGGTGGAATTGGCATACACATTGGACTTAAAATCCGACGCTCGCTAAGAGCATACGGGTTCAAATCCCGTCTCAGGCACCATGAAAATTTATCGACGTATCAAACATGAAAGCGAGAGAACCTAGTGCATGAACGCGATGCCACGCGTCTAGGAGTATCTGAAGAAACCATACGGATGAGGAGCCTCGGGTGATAGTCCGAGATACTCACGTCAGTTCCTGTTAGGCGAAAGTCGCAGGGCGGCATCTTGAAAGATAGATGTTTCCGATAGGATACGTGCTTCTCGCGAAAGAGGATAATGCTCGTTTTGATCGTACGTCCCACAAGAGTTCTTATGAACCGCCAGATAAGGTCGCGCTTGCCGGCGCGGCATAACTCGCGGCAAAAGGCATCAAGGGATAGGCTATGATGCCGGAGAAATCCGGATATAAGTACGATAGCGGAACGATTAGCGCATAGGCCGTTATAATGGTGCCTGAAAAAGGCGAAAAATATAACAATGCTGAATGGTGCGTGAAAGTTGGGAGTCCTAGTCTCCCTCGGATCACCGTGTTCTTTTAGAACGCGGGGTATAGGAAGCGCGGATTAGCTACCCGTTGCTCAGCCCTATATCGTCCGGTAGCATAATCATCCAGAGTCGTAAGAGGGGTATGGCGAAAGCTGCTCCCGCTTTCATGTTTGATGCGCCGATGAGATTGAAAGAGGTATACAGAAACTCATGCCTATTTACAATATGTTTTCTTTAGGAATTTCCTTCGTCGTATTCTTCTTCCTGGTCTTCGCTATTTCCGTAACGGGATTCATGGCGTATGATCTCGCCTCTTTCGTCGTAGATATTATCAAGGAAAAGAGGCGAGGAAAGAAAGATGAAGAATCGGACATTTATTTTTATGACAGAAGATGAATGGCTCCTGACCGCCTGCGTTATCGCGGCGGCCGCATTCACGTTCTTCTTCGGTGAATAAATATATCGGGGTATCGTCAAGTGGTTAAGACACGGGACTTTGACTCCCGCATCACCGGTTCAAATCCGGTTACCCCCGCCATAGGGATATAGCTCAATTGGTAGAGCAGCGGTCTCCAAAACCGTCGGTTGAATAGGTTCGAATCCTTCTATCCCTGCCATATGGTTCTCGATGGAGTAGTGGCCAGAGAGAACCCGACTTTGGTGTTCGTATCTCCTTGCGATCTCCTCTCTTCTAGGTGAACGGAAGAGAGGAGATATTACCGGTCAGAGAAGGCAATACCTTTGATAGACCGATCACCTACTTTCACCTCTATCGCTTTCAAGGTGAATGAAAGCGCGGCCCGAAGAAGGCGACCTTTCCGGATAGCCTAGGAATAGAAGTCCCCGGAAAGGCTTTATGATTCGAACGAGGCAATACCTCGGAAGAATCTATTTTCAAGTTCATAGACCCAGACGGTCAGATGAACGACGGTTATCTCGATGATCGTAGTTTTTTAGGAGAAGATCCGTCTCCGATATCTGAAACTGATCGAGAGTCCTAGGCATGACATAACTGCCTATTTATCATGCTCCTCTAGCTCAGTTGGTTAGAGCATCCGGCTCATAACCGGCTGGTCCTCAGTTCAAGTCTGAGGGGGAGCACCATTGAAAAATAAATCTGAAGAAGGTGATGCCATTATTTTCGTAGAAGGACTTATTCTAGGTTTATTCCTCGGATCTATCGGCTCAGCTTTGGTAGTATGCTTCTTTATCGGAGCCGGGGCATCACGTCGATAGATAAATTCATATCCGCCGTAAGGCCGGCGGGATAATAAATAGGCACGGGTTCAGAGATCGTCAGAGCCAGCCCCGCCTGGAGGGCCGTTACAAACGAATATCCAGGAGTACCAGCAAAGACGATCCGTCGTCACGGACTAAAGAGGACAACCCCATCCGTGACCTCATTCCTTCCGGTCCTGAGAAAGACTGGATGCTCGACTTACCGAGGACCCACCTATCGCTCCGGCGGTATGGTCTGGTTGATCCTCGATAGAAGAGCTTTCCTTTTTGCGGATAGGAGAGGGTTAAAAATCCGCCGTCGAAGAAAATAATGTCTTCGGGATGACATCCGAAAGACGCCCCGAAAGTCAAACGGGTACCGTCAGCGTAAATGACGGATCATGGAGAGTTCTCCAAGTTTCTTCGCTCCATGATTAACTTTAATAGCTACGCCGCCTGAATAAGGCTCGCGGACGCGCGAAATAGACAGTACGATCCTCGAGGGAGAGATCGGGCGTGCTCGTCATGATGGAAAATGCAGGTAGTGCAGTCGGTAACGATACTTCTTCGGAAGGGCCACGGAAACGCAAGTAGGATTATCGGAAGTGGATGCATGATGACGAGAAATAATCATCCGGACGCCTGACCCGTCAAAGCCAGGAAAGAACCTTGCACTTCTCGAACAAGTAAAATAATCGAGGCAAGCCGTACCGCTACGGATGAAAAACAAGCGGCGCAGAAACTAGATAAGGCGGGTAGAATTTGCCCGCCAGCCTATAGTATAGGTACCTCCGACGCGAAAGATGCGAGGAAGACGCGGAGTTGCAGGTGTTCGCCGCGTCTATGCTCTGATATAGATGTCTATCCCCTGAAATATAAATGGGCATCCAAATGATCGTATCAAGAGCATTCCTTAAGCAGACGATTCTCTTCCGACGGTGACGTCGGATATATCGTACCGATATTCTATTGAGTCAGTGTAGGGGCAAGAGATAGGATATACGATACGTGATGGAGCATTTCTCTTATGTTTGGATACAAGAGGAATGGGTGGGTAAAATCGTCGCCGGGTGGCGAGAACGTAATATCTCGATATATCGTACGTGACTTTTATGCTTTTAAATCGTACGATGAATTAAAAGAAGCATACGTCGAAGCATCTGCCGCCGGGAAAGGCGGGAAAGCGATTATGACGCAGGTCGGTAAACAATATACGACCACCCTTATACGTGAATAAGGGGAGCCACGGAGTTAGCCGTCGACGGCGATGAACGTCGATGGCGAGATGAGGTCGCCGTGCCTAATAAAAAACGTATATAAAACGTTTTTTATTCTGTTTCGGACTCTAGCCAATGAGTGGATTGAAGACATAACGCGGACGAAGAGTGAGACTCTCGGAGACCGCTCATTGATATGATAATTCGCTCAATCGTGGAAGAAAGAGCGAGAAAAGATAGCGTTGATGATATTCAGTCAACGCTATTCTTATAAAGAGGGCAAGAGCCTTCTCTGTAGAGTAATATATAATCAGCAAAAGACTTCTAACGAGATATTCTCCGTGGAAGTTAATTCGTGAATATCAAAAGAGGAGGCTTTTTATTTGGCTAGTAAGAATAAGCTCGTTAGCCTGTATAATTTAAAGCGTTTCCTGGATTACCTTCGCACGGGATTCACGGCCCCAAAGTCAAAATGCGATGCACTAGGAAATGTTATCGATACAACCTACCTTCAGAAGAAGGATGTCATGGGAGATGAATCTTCCGATTCTTCCTCCGGAGGAAAATTTCTTCGCGTCGGTGACGATGGTGTCCTGAATGTCGGTCAGGAGATCGATCTTCATATTGACATCGAGGGCGTAGACAAGGCGACGACGAAGACGAAAACCATCAAGCTGAAATTTGATGGCGATTGTCTCGTCAGCGATGTTCCGATTAAGGCCGAGATTTATAACACCGCTGAGCCTACGAGAAAAGATATTAGCGTCGCAGACGAAGCGAAGTCGGTTCACTGGAAAAATATCAAAGATAAGCCAGACGGTTATCCGCCACTGATGCATACTCATGATGACTACGTGAAGAAGTCTGAACTGAGCATGAAGGAAGGCGATGTTACCCTCGACGTTCTCGGTATTCGAGTACAGAATACGATGATCGTGCCTACGACGGATAGTGGCGTAGGAAATTTCTGGATTTCGTAAAGAAAGGAAGCTTTTATGTCTGGTAAAATCAAACGTCACGTTCGGCCGACAAGCTTCCCTCTTCCGAGGCCCATTCGAGAATACAGAGTAGATGGTAAAAGTAATCGAAGCTTCGTTATCTTTCTGAGTGGTGACGGACGTGTTTATGGATACGGAAATAATTCATACGGACAATTAAATATCAGCGATATCAGAGATGCCTGCGATATTGCCGTTTCCTGCCGCACATCTTTCTTCGTCAGAATGGATGGAACGGTCGTTGGACGAGGAGTTTATGCGAATGTAGCGAATAGCTGGAAGAATATCGTTCGTATTACTGGTGGATACGACGGCATCGTCGGTTTAAAAGAAGACGGCACTCTCGTTTCTGCCGGCACGGCGGGCCCTGCGATCGATGTTTCCGGGTTAAAAGATATTGTCCAGATTTCTAGCTGCGGTTATTCGCTATTGGCTTTGGCTTCCGATGGTACTGTATATTATCGGAAGAACCCCCATATGCCAGGCTATGTTCGGCAGAATGGTAATGGCGAGAACTGGGACGGAATTAAAGCCGTAGAGGTTCAGTCCACCGTTTATCTATCCAGCGTCCTTCTACCAGATGGTTCCGTAATTTCTAGGGGCTATCCGACGAGTGGATATAACTTCGTTCAGGGGCGCAAAGATGTCGCATCTCATAGAATCAGTGCTCGCGAGGGTATCGCGCTGCTGGATGATGGTACGCTGGTTCAGAGAGGCATCGGCGGTTTTACGAATCAAACGAATGTCGTAGCTCTCTGCGATCTTCCGACGACCGAGAGTGGCGATTCCGATCATTTGACTTTCGCTGTCATCAAAGATACGGGAGAAGTCGTAAGCTTTTACGGAAATCGATATGGCAACGGACTCAAACTAGCCATCCCGAATGGATTTAAGTGGCGCGACTATCATGATATCGCGCTTCTTCATATGAATGGAAGTCTCGTAAATGATGCCAAGAAGACGGCTATATTCACGAGAGATTCCGGAGAAGCTAACTTTGATACGGTTTCAAAGTTCTATCATACATCACTGCATTTTAAGAGCGGAGATTCTATCGCCTGCGGATGCGATGATGACGGAATTACTCTTGGCAATAAGTTCACGATTGATTTCTGGGCGAAATGCGAGAACTGGAAAAACTATCTGGCTTTCTTCTCAATCGGGAAGAAGAATTCCGCGTTCGGATTATTTACTCAGAACTGGAACAATGAATCTGCTGAGATTTGCCTCGGAAAATACAATGATACGAATGCATCATTCCATATGAATATGGATAATGAATGGCATCATTACGCTGTTACGTATGATGGCAAGGCATTCAACCTGTATATCGATGGCAAGAAGAAGATTGATAACTTCATCTTCGAACTTACCGTCAAGAAAGATGACGTAATCCGTTTCGGCGGGTTGTCGACGGCGAGCAAAGATTTCTGGTTCAGCGGATATATCGATGAAATTCGAATTTCCGACTGTGTTAGAGATGATTCCGAGTTCAATCCGCCGGAAGCTCCGTATATCGCTTCCGGTAATTATACGACAGAGTCTCTGAAAGACTCGTATTACTACTCTCTTCATCGGAGAGACAAGAAAATTGATTCTGATATCGCTACGCCAAACGCTATCGAGTATCTTCCAGAATGGAGCAAGCATAAGATAAATTTCTGGATTGAGCGCCCGGAAGTTTATTCATGGATTCCGTGCCAGGAAACTGGCGACGAGATGCTGGGCCATAAATGGAATAAGATCGGGGACATCAAATTCGATAATGATGCCACGAAGAACAAGGGCGATATCGGATATGGCTATCTCCGCGTTGACAATACGCAGGGGAAGAACAGTTATCTTGTTCGAGAAACGGATGTCACGTCAGATTATGGTTTCAGCTGCTGGTTCCGTCTGGCATCGACGAGTGGGCAATTCTCGATTATCGGATCCAGCGGATTTAATATAACGGCTACTATTATTGGCGGTGGAAGAGCTCGGATACAGCTTGGATTCAATGTTAATAACGCGAAGATGAAGACCGTCGCTGGTTTCAATCGTACGATCGGAGATTACGAGTTAAACGTATGGCATCATGCGTTCGTGTATAGCGTCAGCGGAAGATTCCGCGTAGCTATCGATGGTAAGTGGGCCGGAGAAGAGTCCATTGTTCCCGAAGACGAAGCTCCGGTTGAAACTCTCGGTGGATGGAATAATCCTACGGTCGGTGCCAACAAGAGTATCATTGATTACTGCGAGATTTATACGGTCAAATCGAAGACTCCTTTATGGGAAGGAATGTCGGAGAATGGTTTCCGCCCGCCGATGACGACGTATCCATTCGCGGTGCGAGGCGGAAGATTATATGAGCATCGTTTCGCTCCGCTGATTCAGGATATCGTAAATCCTAAGATTGGATGCCGCATCGAAGATTCCGTTTATGGCAGAGATCCGTTCGTAGATATCGAGAACTGCGATAAAGAGCATCAGATTATCCATATAACTAACGTAAATAACACGCCGAAAGATATCACGGGAAGAACCATTTGGAACATGACCAACGTATATCCTAAAGATATCTATGCGTTAGCCCCGCTGGATTTCCATCACGGGAACACCTGGGGAAATCTCGTAAAGAATAACAGCGATGGGCACGATATCATTCTTGGAACATCGAATTTTACGTTCCTCATCGATCTTTGCTTGCAAGGTTCCAAGGAAGGACTTACTTCAGGAGTCAACAATCAATCGAGTTATATCGTTGACGGAGAAAGATTCGCCCTTCATATGGCGATTTCTCCGGACTTAAGGAATATCGTATTAGATTGCTCGACGCAGAATCGATATATATACATCAAAGATGTAAATTTCCAGATAGGAAAAGAATATCGCGTCATCCTCCAGAGACGAGACGGAGTCCTGAGCGCCTGGGTTAACGGCATGAACGTATTGAAAGATACTCCATGCGCTTATAACTTAAGCGGCAGAATCTTGTATCTCTGTGGAAATAATACGGGAAACGTAAATACGACGCTGAATGGATCCATTAGAAATATCGTTATCTGGGATAAGGCGCTGGTCGATGTTCAGCAGACGGTAAAAGAAATAGAGAATATCTTCTCTATTCAGAAAAAGTGGCAACTTGATAGCGAAAAAGCAATTTTCCATGGAGATCTGAAGAAAGGAGCAAATAGATGGCAATTCAGTTTCCAGTGATAGATAGCCATACGATTGCCCAGATCGATTGGACAGACGGCTCTTTTAAGGATCGAGTCGGTAAGGTCTCGTGGAACATAAACGGAAACCCTACGATAGAGAAAGATGACTCTTATGACTATGGTTTTCGTGGAAACGGAAGCAGCAGTTATGCTGCGAACGTGAATATACATGGAGACTGGACGCTCGAAGTTTTGGTGCAGGTTGTCTCGACACCTTCTTCAGAATCCAATCTATTCGGCTTCGCGAATAGCCCGGCCGGAGGCAACGGAAGCGGAAATATCTTCTCTTTCTCTACTGGCACAGTAAATCGCATCCTCGCCGCCGGAGGAGTAAAAGTCGCGTGGGAAGGAGTCCCTAGCGGCCTGAAGCATTTCGCGCTGGTCGTGAGTTCGGGTAAGATGCATTTCTATACGGATGGATCCGATGCGGGAAATACGATCGGAAATTCGTTGATGTCATCTCCTACGAACTACGCGATGTTTGGCGGCAGCGGCCTTGATACCGGCCGCATGTCGAGTAACTTCAGACTAATCTGGGGAAGAGTTTCCAACGTCGCACGTTACACTTCGAATTTCAACGTATTTAATGTACTTCCGGCTCCTAAACCATCGACACCCCCTACGCCACCTTCTGATTCAGGCTCAGGTTCGGGTTCTTCGACGACACCTCCGTCATCAGGCGGCACTACGACACCGGGAGAGACGAAACCAACTGTCGCGAAGAGAAAGGGGTATATTCAGTCAACGGAGCCAATTGATCTTACAAGCTTGGTTGATTTCAAAGACGGTTTCGCGATTGATGGAAACGAGCCTGCAAATACTCGCCGGAGAGTAATCTTCGGTATCGAGGATGTATGGTATAAGTTCCTTGTCAATGAGTACGGAGTTGCTTCCCTTCAAAAATGCTCGACACAGAACATTACGGAAGATTCTGTTCTGGAAGAAGGAAATACAATTGAAGAGCTTCTAAGTATCAAAGATATGACTGTCGTCGCGGGATACAAAGCCTATCCATTAATAGCGATGGGAGTATATGATGGCGCGACTACGACCCCAACGATTCATATGGGATGTTCCTGGTGGGAGCGTCAGGATGGTCAGTCAATGAAGTGGTCGAAGAATGCTTACGGCATCGTCCTCGACTTCGCTGGCAACACCACCGGTATTTGGAAACGTGTTGACGCTACTGGTAACGACCTTGATAAGTATCTTCGAGAAGAAGACGAGAAAAAGCTTCCGAAGAACGCGAAATCGATCGGTATCTGTTATGCTGATTCAAGCAGCGCTATCGGTACATGGAGACGTGTCAACGAAGACGGCAGTGACTTTGACAAGAGTCTCCAGGAAGAGCAGGATGCTAAACTTCAGAATCCGACCGATGCTATCGCATCCGTTCTTATGAATGGTGCCGGTAT